AGAACAAGGAAGACCTGACTGAAAAGGGGTTCTTAACCGATCTGTTTGATTGATGCAACGTTTTGAACAAAAAACTTTTTATCCATATTCAAGCCAAGAATCGGTAATGTATGGACGTAAGAAAAAAGTTTGAGAAAAGCGTTGACGTGATTCGGGGTTATGGAGTATAGTATCTGTGTTGCGTGAATTGGTTTGAAAAACAGGAGTAGATGAAGTGAAGCAGTTATTGTCAGTCAGTCTCTTTAATGTAAGTTGCTATTCCAATAGCAATTACTGGAGGGGTCTGCTCTGATCTGATTCACAGGATGAGTCGAAAAAGAAGCCCCTCTCCCGGAAAAGGAGACGGGGCTTTTTGTTTATACGGGCATTGCGTAGGTTTGGTAATTACACTGGTTTGAAAAACCTGAGAACTCGGTTCGATCCCGAGAGTGCCCACCAGAGTATAATAGAGATGACGCTCGAATGGTGGAATGGCAGACACGCCAGTTTCAGGTACTGGTGGGGAGAAATCCCTTGGAGGTTCAAGTCCTCTTTCGAGCACCAGAGACGGGTAGGGCACCTTCGGGTGGCCTCGGGGGTTCAAATCCCTCCTTGTCCTTCGGGACGAGTGGCAGAGCACGGTTGAATGCGCCCGTCGTATGGAAGGATGGCAGAGCGGCTTATAGCATCGGTCTTGAAAACCGAAACCCCGAAAGGGGTCGGGGGTTCAAATCCCTCTCCTTCCGCCAATGAGGACGTTAATCCGGACATTTCGTCTGGATATTTGTCCGAGTTCATTGAAAACTGAATATTGAAGTTTCAGGTGGGTGACACGGGTCACTCACCCATGGGCGGTTAGCTCAATTGGCTAGAGCATCTGGTCTACACCCAGAATGTTGGGAGTTCGAGTCTCTCACCGCCCACCAAAAAAAAATGTAAGGTCTGTTTTTCGTATTCTGTCAGTCATTGTAGTAGAAGCTCACTCATCGTGGGTAGAGAGGATTTAGAAAATGGCACATGTTCGTAAAGATACGTTGGTTGGAAGGATTCGGTATGCTTCGTGGTGGAAGCATCTGCGTCCAGTTGCCAAGCGCAGCGCAGCCAAGGCTGAGCGTCGGGCATCAAAGGATGAGATAGCCGACGAAGAGGCGAGTGATCTGTCAAGTGGTCGGTCCAAGGGGACTGCACAACGACCAGGAGAAGATGCGGTGGATGAAGGAGTATGCAGGTGAGAATGTAATCCCCGCCGGTATCTACTGCTGCGATTTTATCAATGATAAGGCGACTGGCATGATGGTATTGGGGAGCTCTGGAATCAAGTAAAAATGTGGTGTGAAATCAGATTTTAATGCCAGGGTGTTGGAATTGGAATACAAAACGGTCTTAAAAACCGTTGCCGAAAGGATTGAGGGTTCGAATCCCTTCTCTGGCACCAAAAATTCTTTTTTCGTATTATCGGACAGGATCGGTAATGTGGAGTTATGGAAAAGAAAACTGAATCAGCTTCTTCGGGGACCAATCTCGGCAATGCGCTTCAATTGGCGATTCCGCTCTGGATTGAGAGGATCAAGGCTAAGGGTGGACCAGATGCAGAGGATCGGAAGAAGGCTCAGGAGACATCTCAAATCCTCGGAGAGCGTGGAGACATCCTGTTGTTCGGCGGCGGCAAGAAGGGCGAATGTGCCGATCAGTTCAATCGGACGGCTCATGCGGTTGCGGTTCTGGCCTTTGTGCCGGGAGGGATTGACATCTTTGGTTCGCATTTTGAGGAGAAGGTATGACGCGGCATGAACTCAAGATGATTCGGGAATCTGTCGGGCTGACACAGAATCAGTTCGCCAAGGCTTTGAATGTGGCGTTTGCGACAGTGAATCGTTGGGAGCGGGGACATTGTGCGATTCATCGGAAGTACGAGGATGCGATTCGCGGGATGATATGCCGGAAAAAGCCGCAGGCGACTTTCAAGCCGATGCAGCTTGTGATCGGGAAGGCAACGGAGAAGAAGTGGCGGTATCCGTGGAAGGCGGGAGAGTCGCTCCTGTATCTGGGAGAGATCAAGCAGATGCCGGGACATGTGGCGGTGGTGGATCGAAAGGGAAGGGTTCATTGGGGTTATCACGATGACAACTTCAGGGAGCCGAAAGAGAGCGAGGTATAGGAAGGATGGCAGAGTTTGGTTTATCGCACTCGATTCGAGATCGAGAGTCGTTCGAAAAAGCGACCGGGGGTTCAAATCCCTCTCCTTCCGCCAGTCGGGAAGTTTGGCATACGACGCAGAATGAGTTGAATCTGAGGAAGGTGCTCAATTACAACGTCGTGATTGTGGATGGAGTGATCGTGAAGAATCGTTACGGACCTACGGGTGCGAATGTCGGTAGTGCGATTTTCGTGTGGGATGATGAGAAGATTGCTGGGTAGAACAACTGGTAGTTCGCTTGACTGTTAATCAAGACGTTGCAGGTTCGAGTCCTGTCCCAGCAGCCAAAAAAGGAAAGGAAGAGGCTATGCCTCATATACATGAAGATTACCTGACAGCAGTTCAGGATTTGGTTCGTAGGTATCAACCCAAGAGAATCCTGAAAACCGATTGCTGGAACGAAGCTGATGGGGATACGCCTATCGCCAATGTCATTGGAGCGGAGTGTGTTGAGATTGATTCCGATTGTGTTCGGAGGGCTCAATCCAAGTTTCCTGGTCTTGTTGCAACAGTCGGGGATATAAGGGCGATGCCTTACGAGAACAAGATATTCGACATGCTGGTTGATCTGAGCACCATCGATCATATGTTCGACTATCAGGTAGCACTAGATGAGTATGTCCGGGTGACGAAGGATGGGGGCGTCGTGTACATCGTTGTGTGGGTGAGTGCTGATCCATGCGATTACGAGAGGGAGGATGGAAGTCATTTCGATCCGACGGGGCAGTACCGACAATACTACTTCTCAGAGGCGAAGTTCTTGGGATCGTTGAACCGGACGTTCCGAAATGTGGTTCATGGAGTCTTCCCTCATTTCAAGGGTGTCAGGACGCTTCATTGGTTCGAGTGTGTGGTATGACAGATTACTGGAAACATCTCAATGAACTCAGTGACGGCAGGGGCAGACTCTATGCGGCTGTCATCGGGAATGACGCATTAGGTGCTCATGTTCTTGATCTCAACTGCGGCAAGGCTCCGGTGTTTGAATACCTTGAAGGGTACGCTTTCTATTACGGGAATGATGTTCAGCCGGACTTCATAGAGGAGTTGCAGGCAAAGAGACTCGGACGGAAGGCACTCTTTGAGTTGAAGGATGACAAGGACGTAAGGGTGGATCGGGTGGATGTCCTGATGTTCATTGGGGCTTGTGGAGCGGTGATTCATTGGGGGCCAAACCCGGAATCCTGTACGGACATCAAGACGTTCATGCGGATTATCGGGGAGCATCATCCAAGGGTGGTTCTCTTTGAGGCGGCTCAGGAGATTTGCGAGAAGGCGAGGACGACAGAGATCGAGGATGGTATTCGGAAGGCTGGATACGATCTGGACATGAAGATGGATGTTACTTTCGGGAGTGGTAGTTACAGGCGCAGGTTTTTGTGGAAGTGGAGAAAGCAAGTATGACAAAAGAACAAGAGGCTCTGTGGCAGGAGATGGCAGACCTGACAAATGCAAAGTGTCAGGATGTCTGTCGTCAGGTTGGGCAATGCTGCTCGACGGAATATTGTCAGATTGCCGCAGATGCGATGACTGAGGCAGGTTATCCATTTCCGAAGATGCCATTCGGGAAGACATTCGTGGTTGACGGCAAGTGTATCGTGCCTCCACACTTCAGGCAGCTTTGCGTTTTACAGCAGTGCAAGATCAGTGGATGGGGGTTCGATCCCAAAGACCCGGAATGGACGAAGAAATATTTCAAGATCCGGAAGAAGTTGAATGAAGGGATTCCGAAACGAGCAAGTTCATCGAAAATCGACGAAGATTAAGAACGGATGCACTAGGACGAAGAGGAGTTCTGGTAACATCGGTTCTGCGACTGCCAAGCAGAATGCTCGGTGTCGGGCGAAGTAAGAATCTTTGAGGAGTTGGCTGAGTTGGTCAAGGCGGCGGATTGCAAACCCGCATTTCATCGGTTCGAGTCCGATACTCCTCTCCAGAAATCTGTTTAAGGGTCGGTATGCCTAGAGGCGAAGGCAGGAGTCTGTATCTTTATGTGAGCATAGACCGCTAAGATAGGCGGGCGAGACTGTAAATCTCGCATCTTTGGATCCGAGTGGGTTTAATTCCCTCTGCTCACACCATTTTGACAGGAAGGGAGGTAGAATATGTTGACTGGTCACAAGAATACGAAGAAGCAGGGTGATGTTGGTCTGGCGATAGGGTGGTTTACATCGCAAGGGCATACGGTATGTGTCCATTTGACGGATAGTCAAGACTACGATTTGGTTGTTGAAATTGACTGAATACTTAGGAAAGTTCAAGACAACAACGTTCAAGGAGGATTAATGGTCAAAGCGTTCAAGTTGTTGAGGATGCGGCGTAATGGAACGATTGGACCATTATTCATCAATCGTAAGCAGGTCATCCAACTAGGAGTCTGGATGGATGCAGAGGATCATCATCGGAAGGGCTATGCTCATCGTCCGGGATGGCATGTCACCCTGACTGCATGTGCTCCACACCTTTCGATGAAGGGTCGAGTGTGGATGAGAGTAGAGGTGGAAGACTTTGTTGAGTTGAAGAGACCAGCGTCTCAGGGAGGTGTCTGGTTGCTCGCTCAGAAAATGAAGGTGGTTGGATTCTTGTAGATTTCTGGAAGCGTGTCCCGAATGGTAAGGGTACGGTTTGCTAAACCGTCGTCCGAAAGGATATGGAGGTTCGACCCCTCTCGCTTCCGCCAAAATGTGCCGGGGATGGCTACCCCGATATGGTGGAGAGCCAAGTGCAATCTCATATCGTCTGCCAAGGGGGCACAGAAAGCTCACGAGTTGTAGTGCGAGACTCGTGGGAAGAAAGCGGTAAAAGCCCGAATCGAACGCCATTTTTTAAAAGAGTATGAAAGGATCAAGATGAAGATCGGTTGTGAAGATACGTGTTGCCACCAGTGCGAGCGATCTGTTAAAGCCTGTGCCAAATTGGAGAATTCCCTTGGCAGATGAAATCGGGTCTTTGGCAGTCCTAACTGCAAAGATGATAGGTTGTCTGGGGCGAAGTGCTCTGAGTTTGCGACAAAAGAAAATGATTCTGAATCCGATTGGGTAATGTATAAACATGAATGTAACTGTTGAAAAACAATTTGACCGGATCGTGAGCATCTACTCGAAGATTCCGATGGACGGCTCCATATCCATGCTGACGGGTAGCAATGGCTCTGGAAAGAGCTTGATCCGACAGCAACTCAACTTTCGAAAAGAGGTGGAGAAGCTCGGCAAGAGGGTGGTTCATATTTCGATGAGTCTGAGAACACAGGATCATGGGGTTGCGAGCATCTTTACCAGAGATACGGACTGGGACCCTACTAGCGTCAATACGATCAACTTTCTCAATTGTGCATCCAATGCCGTCTATGGCAGCTATCTGGTTCTGGACGAGATCGAGGTGGGGTGCTCTGAGGAAACCATCATGGGTGTCGTGACGTGGGTGAATGAGCATCTCCGGGAGAGGATCAAGGGGACTCTGGGGTGTCTGGTCATCACGCACAGTCCTTATGTCGTTCGGAGTCTCAAATTCGATCACTGGTTCAATCTTGATGGCTATAAGACGCCGAAGGCATGGCTGGACAGGAAGGTTGTGCCCATGGACTTGGAGAAGCTCAGGAAGGATTCACATGATCTATTCCTGTTTGTGACAAAACAAAAGAAGAAATAATCCTTATTTCAATCGTCTTTCGGTAATGTATGGGTGTAAACAAGGAGGTTGACAGTGACGAATGAAGCGAAGCGGAATGAGGATACGGTCGGACCTCTGGTAAGGCCAACACGACAAGGGTACTGGTGGTGGCTTCCGAAATGCTTTCTCGATGAAGGCAAGACGGACGGTAGGTACTGGTCCGTAATGCTTGAGGGGCCACAGACAGACAAGGTTGGCCTGTTCGTCGGTCCGCTTGTGCCTCCGTCATTGCCGAACGCCGCCCGTGAGGGGTCTCGGCGAGAAAGCGAGGCATGACATGGGCAACGACGCGGATCGAGCCGTGCCCTCGACGGGCTTGTTGGCGTGCCCGTTCTGTGGGGCCGTCCCTGAGTTCTACAACGGAAACTACCGGGTGAAGCATACCACACTCTGCTACCTCTATGACGGGCAGGAATATCATTGGATCGTCGGCGTCCCTGCTCAGGTTTCTGCGTGGGATTACCGTCACGGCACAACCGCTCACTGAAGCGCATGGTTCGGCGCTGAATGAACCAGAAAGGCAACATGACAACAGCCAAATCCAAAGACAAAGAAGAAGCAATCACAAAGGCGGCGCAATGCGCTGACATGCTCGCCATCGACATCCGACAGGCACACAAAGCGGCCTGTGTTGACGACCCCGTGCTCGAAATCATGCTGCGGGAACTGCTCTCTGAAGCGGCAAAGCTCGCAACGAAACTGCGGGAACTCGATGGATGCTTTCGCTAGAATAATTTCAAGGGGATTCGTTTAAACGGTCAACTCAGGTCGGCGAGAAGGTTGGAGAGCATCCGAGTTGGGTGTATCTCCGGGTGCTGTCGAAGTTCTGGAAGTGAGGAAACATGCACACATATTGTTTATTGAAGGATGGGCGGAAGATGGTTGTGTGGTCTGACAACACTCAAGAAGAGACGATGAATGTTTACCCGGTCAAGGACTTGTGGGCATATCAGAACGGTCTCGGGGTCGTGACAGTGACTGTTCGGTATGACGAGGTTGCTTGTGTTGATTCCAACCGAGTGGTGGCCTTCGGAGACGAGCAATGAAGATCGACGCCGGTCAGCCTCGGCTGGTTGGAAAGGAAAACATGAAGACTGTTGTTGACCAGCAGCCCCTTGTTGGGTCTTGGCGCGAGTTCGACCCGAGCGTCGAGCTGCCGCAATGGCTCGACGAATACAAATGGCACCGCGACGACAGCCAATGGTGCCAGACAGGACGAGATGCGACCCCCGCTGATGTGGCTTATCCGTTCTACCCGCCAGTGTGGCGGACACGTAGGCCAAAACAGCCAGCCGAACCAGCCAAGCCACCCGCCTCCTATGGTTCGGCTGATCGAGTACCAGAAGCCGACCGGAAGATGATCTTCCATGTCTGTCAGAAACTTGCCGTCGTCCTCGGTCTGAACATCCAGGAACAGGCGTGGCTTGAATCGCTAGGGGCGACGTTCCCCAAGGCTGAACAGCCCGACCCTCCAATAAAAGAGGGGCCATGAGAACAACGAAGAATAACCAGAAACCGTCGCGGGCCAGCCGTAGGGCTGCACAGGCTTGTTGGGCAGTGTTCCACGGACGCGGTGGATACCCTGCAGAGAACATGCGCGCCAGAAGCACGCTTGAACTCGGCAAGCGGTATCGCGTCACTGGAGGGAGTTCGAGCCAGTGCATGACATCGCTCAAACTCTCTGGCGTGCGTGGCCTGTGGAACAGCGTCATGTTCCGAGTAACCGGCAAGTTGCCAATCGAGAATCTGTATCTGCCCAACGAGAAAGTTGAGGCTCCGAAATGAGTGAGCGAAGCGAGCGGATGAAGGTAGCCTCGGATGCCTTGTTGGCGTGCCCATTCTGCGGCGCGTCGGCAAGGCTTGTCGGGCGTGCAAGGTCGGCCAGCGTCTATTGTACGGGGTGTTCTGCACGCATGAAAGTCAATGCATGCGACTTCCTGATCCGCGAACCGGCGACGGCAATTGTTTCCGCGAGGTGGAACCGCCGTCACCCCAAACAACAGCCGCGTCAGATTGCGGAGCGAATCGGAACTAGTCTGGACGCGGTTGATGGTGCGTCCGAATTGAAGGGGGAATGACAATGGACGAAACAAAATGCAAGGCATTGGTCTCTAGCGGTCCCTGGTCAAGGCAAAGCCAGTGCAACCGCAAGGAATGGAAAGATGGATGGTGCAAGCAACACCACCCAGACAGCGTGAAGGCTCGCCGTGAATTATCAGACCAACGGTATGAAGAGAGAAAGAAACACCAGCCGTGGTACAAGCTGCAAGAAGCGATGAAGCGGATTGCCGAATTGGAGGCCGAAGTCGCGGCATTGCGTATCACCAACGAACAGGTCAGGCACGACGAAAGGAGAATACCGTGAAGGAGATTGTTCTGTTTCTTGTCGGCCTTGCGGCAGGCGCAGTCTTGTACCACTACGCGATTCTGCCACGCACGATTGACCGCCGTGCAGGTGATCTAGGGATGATGCGATACAGTCACGCGGCTGGAGGAATGATCCCTACGGACGAAATGAAGTGGATGCTGCACTATCTCAAGCGAGGGACGATGCAATGAGTAAACAGAACGCCGCCGGTCAGACTCCGGCGGACCACAAAGGAGACCGTATGAATCAGGACAACGTGGGCCGCGTGTGAACCGCTTGCAGCACTTATCGAGGTGATCCGAGGGAATGACGGCATCAATGACAAGGCACGGCTGGCCAGAGTCGAGGCGGACACGTTCGGCCTGACGAAGGATCGATCCGTTTACTACTGCGCCGACTATGCAATCAGATAGGAGAGAAAATGGACGTTAATTTAAAACTTTTGGAAGACGCAGTATGTCATACGGAATATGATCCAGAGGTCCGTCTTAATCTCGTCAGGCAGTCTGGGTTCATGCTTTATGAGTATGTCGGAGGTAGTCATTGTTATGGCACCAATTTGCCAACAAGTGATCGTGATGTTCGTTCTATTTTTTGTCTTCCCATGTCACATTATTTGTCAATCAGAGCTCCCATTGAGCAAATATCGGATCAAAGGGAGACTGTAGAGAAAAAGAAAAACGACGACATTGCATACACCCTGCATAGATTTTTTGACCTGTTGAAAGTGGCCGCTCCCAATGTTCTTGAATCTCTTTGGGTCCCAGAGGACTGTGTTGTTAGCTCGTCACCAGAGTTTCAGGAGGTTATTGCCAATCGAGATATTTTTATCTCCAAGGAGTGTATAACGAGACATTGTGGTTATGCCATTGGTCAGTTCAAGCGTGCTGATAGCACTACGAGGAAATCTAACCATCCAGAACCAGTAGAACGTCCAAAAAAGCTAGACTTCTGCAGGATTATTCCGTGCATTCCAGGAGCCGAAGCGTGGACTCATCCAGATATGCCTTCTCCAAGGATGCCATTTCGACCAATCCTAATTAAGGACATGCCTTGGATCAACCTCAAAGACTACCATGTGGCGGCTGTTGAGCACATGCAAAACGCCTATCGTCTGTATTGCTACTTGGGAGACCCTCAATGCAAGGGTGTCTTTCGAGGCGACGATATGCTTGTCTGCGAGTCAATCCCAATAGACGACGAACACACCAGATTCGCTGGAATCTTGATTTATGACGAGCATGAGTATGAAAGAGCTGTCAAGCTGTGGCAGTCTTACTGGACATGGTTTCGGGAGCGTAATCAGGAGCGGTATGCCGGACATGAAGACGGAAAACGCCACATCAATGCCAAAAATATGGCTCATTGTATGAGGCTGCTTTTGTCTGGACTCCATCTGGCAAAGTATGGAGAGCCAATGGTTCGGCTTTCTGGAAAATCGCTAGAACAGGTCATGGACATCCGAACGGGCAAGACCACAGACTATGAAAGATTGGTTTCAATGGCGGAAGAGAAGATGAAGGAATTGCGTGAGGTAGAGAAGTCGTGCAAACTGCCGGAGAAGATTAGTCTGGAAAAGGTGGAGGCTCTTTACCGAAAAGTTTCGGAAATGGCTTGGAATAGGCTTTGTAAACAGGGTTGATTGAGTCAGGAGGCTAGATAAAGAAGGTCGTTTGAAGGATATGCGTGGGATGGAAAAGAAACTCGAAAGGTTGTAGAAGTTCAAGTTTTGATTTTTGGAGGTATGGTGGAATTGCCAGACACGCTTCCCTCAAAAGGAAGTGTCGAAAGACGTGGGGGTTGAAATCCCTCTACCTCTACCAAAGGACATGTGGCGGAATTAGACGCAGGCAGAGTCAGTTGGAAGCGACTGATGGAATCCTGAACGGCGAAGTTGCCTTTGGTTGTTGAAACAGTCCAGAGTTAAACATCGGTGGATTTAGACGGGGAACCGTGAGACTGAGATGCCCGTTCAACTCTGTGATGAACACGGCATGTCCGACTATTTCAGTTGTCCAGAGGAGCGGATAAGCCGTTAGTGGCGGGAGATCATACAACGGTGCCGCATGAGAACACGTAAGAGAAGGTCGCAGCCCGCCATGCGGAATGATTAGGCTGATGTTTTAGTCGGAGTGGTGAAATTGGCAAACACGCAGCGCCGAGAGCGCTGTTTCTCCGCAAGGGGATTGTGGGTTCAAATCCCACCTCTGGCACCATTAATATTTCACAAACAGTTGACTCCGATGCCTCACTTTGAATATAATGATGGCGTAAAAAGGAGCCAGCATGAAGATTGTTATTAAGAAATTGACGGATGAGTCTCTGATGAGACGAGCTTGTGAGATGACATGGAGGGGGAATGGCAAACCTTCCAAGATGACGTTGAAAGAAATCTATGATTGCGAACACAGTCCTTGTAGGACCCAAGTTTTTTGGATTGAGATGACTGGGATTCCCTCGTTTGTAAGCACACATTTCGTTCGGCATAAGATTGGTGCTGAACATTTTATTCAGACCAATAGGGATGATCGTGGTGGTACAGGGGATGTGAATCGGAAAACTCCTGTGGATCATGGAATGTTGGTCAATGCTCAGACGCTTATCAATATGGCTCGGAAGAGACTTTGTTCCAAGTCTCACAAGGAGACTCGGGATGTCATGTTGGCAATCAAGGATGAAATGAAGTGGGTTGATTCTGATTTGGTGATGTTTCTGGTTCCAGAGTGCGAGTATAGGGGAGGTTTCTGTCACGAGATGAAATCATGTGGAATGTGTGTTAAAAGGAGTATCATATGAAGAATACTGATCGAGTCGTAGTGCAGGTTTCGAGCGGGCGTTGGCTATTAACAATCATTGCTGGAACATGTTTGCTTTTGATGACTCTGCTGGATTTTCAAGCATATATGAAATATCCAGACAAACCTCTCCCTGTGAGTGTGGAGGCTATCTTTGCTGTCATCACAATGGTATTTATGTCATACTTCCACAAGTCGAAGGATGACAATGGACAGCCTATTGAGCCAGAAGTGAAGAATCCTCCGGTGGTTGGACCACAAGGCGGGATTCAGGGACCACAAGGCGGGATTCAGGGACCGCAGGGCTAAAATAGATTCCGGGAGAGTGGTGGAATTGGCAGACACGCAAGCCTTAGGAGCTTGTGCCCGAAAGGGTGTGAGGGTTCGAGTCCCTCTTTTCCCACCAAAAAATGGAACTTCAATATTCAGTTGGGAAGGCATGGACGGTCTATCTCCTTGAGTGCAGAGGTGGAGAACTTTACTGTGGTTGCACAACCAATCTGGATAGGCGTTTAAGACAGCACCAGATGGGCAAGGGTTCACGGTATGTCAGGTCTCGGCTTCCAGTCAGATTGATCGCTCAAAAGGGCGGCATGGGGCACGGAGAGGCTCTACGGCTCGAATATTCAATCAAGCAACTCCCGAAAAATCAGAAGCGTTCGATCCTAGCATGAAAAAGCCGTATGAAATTGTTCATGCGTAGGTAGACATTGCAGAAATCGCAAAAATCTTCAGTATCGTCATGGAAGTTGAATCGTGATAATTGTTTGATATTCCCTTCCTGTGTAGAAGAGTGTTTTTTTGTTGATATTTTATCGATAAGGTGTAGTCGATAGTGTAGGAACAAAAATGCGAGAGTAGATTGGTTTGATGTCTCGCTCTTAACGGGGCTGGAATTAAAACAAACAGGATAATAGATGATAGTCTATCGGTGTAAATCACGTTTTCTTTGCTCGGCTTTAGGTCGATATATTCCGGTCGGTGCGACCATTGCCCGATACGAGAATGCGATTCGTCTTGTCGTAAATTATGACCCAAATGGTGCCGTTACTCTCGACATCATTCTTAGAGATGGCATAGTGTACGAAGACCCCCAGTTGGTGAAGTGGTTTTATGGAGTGGAGCCTCCTCCGACGGGTTCTTTTACCGGGGACATATTCGAGAAAATATCAACAGTGCCAGAGGATGAATACGGCAATGTTATTATCAACAGTCCGGCAATTACGATAACCAGCATATCGAATTTGACTAGTAATGGATTGGTTACGACATCTGGAGGAAATGGAACTCTTGGAGTATTGACCAATATACCGTTTCTAAACGATCTCGGTAATAATAATGTAAGACAGAAGGCTGATGGGACGATACAGTTTTGGGATTATGGAGACAATTTATGGCATACTCCGGTGTTGTCGAATGGTGTATTGGGTTGGTCAGCCGGGGAGGCATGAGTATGAGAAAATTTTTCATAACATTGATGATGATCTCGGCGTGGACAGTTTATTCTGCTCCTACTAGTCCAGTGCCTCCAATTGCTACTTCGGCAGTGACAGTCAGTAATACTACGAAGAAGTTGGTCTACCCACCAGTTGCGGTTTTTGCCAGTAGCAATGGACTCGCTCTGGTAAGTGACTTAATTAATGCCACTAACGGTCTTGCCAAGACAAGCGACTTAGTTAAGGCCACTAACGGTCTCGTCAAGACAAGTGACTTAATTAGTGCTACTAATGGTCTCGTCAAGACAAGTGAGTTGGTTAGTGCCACTAATGGTCTTGCCAAGACAAGTGACTTAGTTAAGGCTACTAATGGTCTCGTCAAGACAAGTGAGTTGGTTAGTGCTACTAATGGTCTCGTCAAGACAAGTGAGTTGGTTAGTGCTACTAATGGTCTCGTCAAGACAAGCGACTTAATTAGTGCCACTAATGGTCTTGCCAAGACAAGTGACTTAGTTAAGGCTACTAATGGTCTCGTCAAGACAAGTGACTTAATTAGTGCTACTAATGGTCTCGTCAAGACAAGCGACTTAATTAGTGCCACTAATGGTCTTGCCAAGACAAGTGACTTAGTTAAGGCTACTAATGGTCTCGCCTCTACGAGCTACGTGAACTCGCTGTACGCAGCCAGTCATATCCTCTATGTGGATAATCAACGTACGGACTCCTTCACGTCAGACGGAACAATCATGCGTCCTTTCCGGACAGTGTCAGCGGCCATGTCTGCTATTGGTGACGAGACATCTGTGAATGACTGGAGAAACAGCAACTCCGAACGATATTACACAGTAAAAGTGATGCCAGGCGTGTATCCAGAGAATGTGGTTATTCCGTGGCGTCCTTACCTGACTATCGAACTTTCATCAGCGTTGATTGCAGGTAATCTTGTTAGGACTAACGCCTTCAACATGATACCTGATGGTGGTGGAGATCCAAGGTGCACCACTGTAGTAATAAAGGGAGACTCTCTGCGGTCCGGGTATGCGGACGGTAATCACAGCTACGTTGGCGTGTCCGGTAAAGTAACTTTCCAACTCGTTGAAGGCTCGGACATGCCCCCGTTCAACGAGCTCCACGTCATCCAGGCTGGTATTCGTGGAGGGGTGACCTATCAAGGCCAAGCGTCACTGCAATCGACTTCTACAATTCATTTGGCGCACATTTTCCTGCGTGATGCGATGGTCGGGCCTATTGTTGCGACCAACGACTGGACAGCGTATCTTTTTGCCTACGGATGGGGTGGTGGTCATCAAGGCGGTGGGCCTGCTGGCAGTGGGATAGGACCGTTGATCGGCAGCGTGTGTCCGTACAATCTCCAGTCCACGATGATCAGCGGAGGCTTAAACCTGAAACCGGTCAGTACCTCGACCCTTCTTCGAGCACGCTGGCACAATGTCTTGTTCGAGACTGGGTTTGCCTATAACACAACAAACACCAACTACTCTATTGATCTGGACACAGCTTCATACAATTCTTGGATTGGCGCATCCACATCAGCAGAGCGCGCCAAATGGAAAACAGGTGTAGGAGGTTATATGTATCTGACCGATATTGACATTCTACCGACCACGACGTATCCTCTTCCGAGCGGTGCTCTCTGGAACTCTAACGGAGTCCCACTCATTGTTCCTTGATGTTTCAAAAACAGTTTGGGTTTCTGGGCAGAACCCGACTGAAACTAAACGGCCCGAAGGAGTATCAGATGAAAAAGTTGGTTATCGTCTCACTTATCTCAATGGTTGTCGGTATCGCTTCGGCTGATCCGGCGACCCGCATCGCTGCAGCAAGCGGCGTGAAGGGTTCAATGAGTAATGTCATCAACCGGCTTGTCGCTGCTGGTTTCAGCGATGATGCGGTCATCGCCGAGGTGGGGGAAGCATCGCAAGACGCCGTACCGCTCCTGTCATGGGTTGCTCGGGTCGATGGCGGTATGAGCGAGTCGTTCGCTACGAAATGGCTTGCCTCTGTTAGCGACAAACCAGCATTGGCGTTTCACACAGCACACTTAGCACCAATGCCAGTTCGAGCACAGTTTTTGGCCGGGTGCTTACAAGCTGCAAAAGAGTTTATCCCGCCTAAGCGCGCTTCTATTCTCGTGCGGCTGGCAATATCGAACGAGAGTTCTTCGTCCGTTGCATACCGTGTGATTACGGTCCCTCCGTCCGCGTTGCTGCAAAACGCTACTGTCAGCGATCTGGTAGCTTTGAGGCTTGCGCCCGAGTTGCGTGTCTTCGACGAAGCGCCTATGATCCTGGAGAAGGCGACGGCTGAGGCCAAGAAGAAGCTGCGGTCCGAAGGTAAGAGCTTCGTTGTCAAGGATGGGGTCAATCCATTAACACCGCTACTCAGTCCCGTCGTTGATGCGTTGAACGCACCGCTGATGGTTGGTCTTGAGAGTGCGCTGGCTGGGTGCGGGATCACAATCCCCAATCAGAACAGTGCTCGTGAATCAATGGAGGCTGTGTCTACTGGATGGAAGAATGTCATCTTGGACGGTGATGTTGCACCCGAAAAGCAAGCTCCTTACCTAGCTGCACTGAAGGTATCACTGGGTGTGGTTGAATACAACTTGATGATAAAGCAGTACAACGGGGAGAACTGAAAATGAGGATCGCCCTGCTGACAGTTATCTTGCTGGCTGGCGTCGCTCGGTCTGATATTCCACAGGCAGATCCGGTTATGATACCGGACTGCCCGGCTCTCAGTGCGGCAAACCCACTTGTGATCCCGAGTTGTGCACCATTGCAACTTATAGCCTATGCGCCGGTCTTTCAGTTTTTCACGGCGTTACGGACTGTTGTGCTACTCGGTTCCACGACTCCTGAGTATAAGACGACCGAAGCAGGAAAGCAAGTAGCTACATCGGCACCGGATTACGCTAAAACCGAAGCCGGAAAGCAAGTAGCTACATCGGCACCGGATTACGCTAAAACCGAAGCCGGAAAGCAAGTAGCTACAGCAGCGCCGGATTACGCTAAAACCGAAGCCGGAAAGCAAGTAGCGACAGCAGCGCCGGATTACATGAGGACTTCGGTAGGCGATCACCTGGTGACATCCGTACCGGATTACATGAGGACTTCGGTAGGCGATCACCTGGTGACATCCGTACCGGACTACATGAGGACTTCGGTAGGCGATCACCTGGTGACATCCGTACCGGATTACGCGAGGACTGCGTTCGCGTCTGGTTATGGCAACTCAAGGCAGCTTGTCACTTTACGGCCGACACACGGACTGGATTTCGTAACGGATGTGGTTCGGCCTACTGGTCTGGCTGCTGCTTTCTACGACAGTGCTATGAGAGCGAAAGCGGCTGGTGATACTGCTGGGCAGTTACATTGGGAAGCTCTCTATCTACAAGAACTGGAGACTCAGGAATTGAGAAACAGCTTTCGAAAGGAGTAGACATGCTAGATGCGTGGATAACATACAAGGATTTTCATCATTATTGGCAAAACTTCCTTATATTTCTTACGGCCATATTATTCGTATTTTTTTTTAAGCGTTTTTGGCCTCGTATTCTTTTCAGTATTACCCATCCACCGATCAGGATTGAAGCTGAAAAGAATAGGGGAATCTACAACGAAATTGTTGAATTGAGAGCAGTAACCGAATCTGATCGGGCATATGTTTTCAGATTTCATAATGGAATGGAGTTTTTGCCTAGTCAACCGGCATGGAAGCTCTCTTGCACTCACGAGGTAGTTAGGCATGGTGTCACATTCGAGTCTCCAAAACTTCAGGGATTGTTAGTGTCTCTGATTCCTGATATTATCTCACCCGTGTTGACTGGACAATCTTCTGTTCCAGGAATAGTTGTTAAGGATTGTCCAGTATGTCCATTCAAGACCAAGTGCATAAAAGAGGGGAAGCATGTTGTTGTCCTGAATGTTGAAGATATGGAGTCAGGGTATTGTCGGTTTCACTTGGAGTCACAGAATAATAAGACAAGTGTCATCTGCGGAATAGCACAAGGCGGTAGCGTTTTTGGGATTGTTGGTGTTGATTTTTGTGGTATTCGACCGAGTGATGATCGCATTCTGGAGGTAGCTCAAAAGGTATGTCGGTATACAGACAAGATTCAGTATCTACTTAATTATAAAAAGTCTTCCTATGGAAATGCTTATATTCGATAAGCCAATCACGAATCGAATAAAATAAATTTGATGTAAATTGTCAAATGTTTTTCGTGATGGCGTATAATAGGACATGGCAGCGATAAAATGGATTGATTTCCGTGGTCAGAAGTTCACGTCAGATGAAGCTCGTGAGGCATCCGACTTTCATGAGATCGTAATCAATTTTGACATTGAACCTAGATTGATATTCGACATATTTGCTGATGAATCAATGAGTGTGGCGAAGAGGTTGGTTGCTGCCGAGATGGTCCCATTGGATTGCGCATCAAACATGTTGATGAAAGAACCTGACTTTAGAATCCGGGCGGTTATTCAAGATAGGATTCGGGAGAGTAAACATCTATGATGGATAATTCTATAGATGTGGATCGAGAGGTGATTAAGGGTATTGTTGATATTGCTCGTAACAAGGAGTTTTATGGGCATATTATTCAGCAATTCGAAAGAGTCTTTGTCGGAGATGATCATCCGGTAGAGACTGCGGCGGTTGGACGCATTCCTGGTGATCGTTTTATCAAGATGTATTTGAATCGTAAGTTATTTCATAATCTCTTCAAGGAACATGGGAAGCAGAAGGGATGGACTTATATGCTTGGCGTCCTGGAGCACGAAATATTGCATATCGTTCTAGGACATTTATTTATCAAATTCCAAGACAAAACTCGTGGTAATGTGGCGATGGATTTATCAGTGAATTGTATTATTCCTGATGGCGGATTGCCTGGTAAATATCTCACTCCAGAGATGTATGGTTTTGAAAGGAAAAAATCTTCGTTTTGGTATTACACTCATCTGCAGAATAATGATACATATCAAAAGCAATGTGCGAATGGAGAGTTTGGAGTGGGTGGTGTATTGTCTCATGTTATGTCATCACATAAGATGTGGGATGATGTATCTGATGATGTTGTGGCAAAGGAGTTTGCCAAAGATATTATTCGGAAGGCTAAGGAGTTGTGTAATAAAAACTTTGGGAATATACCTGGTGAGGTGTTGGCTCAGATTGAAGAGTTGCTTAAGGGGGAGAAAGCCATTGTTCCTTGGGCAAAGGTCTTGAGGATGTTCGTCGCCTCTTGTGCGGAGAGTGCCTTAGATTACACCGTGAAGCGGGTTAGTAGAAGGTTTGGGACTCGTCCAGGAACTCGCAAGGAAGACGTTCTAAGGGTTGCTGTGGCAATTGATACGAGCGGGTCCATAAGCGATGAACAGATTAAAACATTCTTCAATGAAGTCAGGTGGATTTGGAAGAATGGTGTTCAAGTCGTTGTCTATGAGGCTGACTGTCAGGTTTGTGCGGTGTATCCATTCAAGGGTAAGTTCACTGGAAAGGTGCATGGGCGTGGTGGTACTGATTTAGAACCAGTGCTTAAAGAAGTTGAGAATGAAAAGTTTGATGCTTTGATTTATTTTACAGATTTTTATGCTCCAAAGATTGAGAAACGGTATAGAATACCTACGTTATGGGTATTGCACTCCGATATGGATAGGGCTCAATATCCTGTGAAGTGGGGTAGATACATCAAGATTGACAGTGGGAAGGCAGTTGCGGCATAGTGTTGTAACTGGTAGTATGAAAGGAGACAACATGAAGAGTATGATAGTGGTTTCTGAAAGTTCGATTGACAAACATGTCGGAGAGGAGTACGACATCATCGTCGAAGTTCCTTATGAGCCTACAACTAATAATATTCAGGAGTGTGCTGACAAGGTGATGTCTGGAATCAAGGGGTTGTGGAAGGAGCAAGATGGGAGTCAAGATCGGAAGATCGTTGTGCATCTGGATGCGGCAACGCCGTTCGGAGTTATGTTGGAGAATCTGAAGATTATTCTGAAGGAAGAGTCTGGAATCGTTCTCGATCTTCCGTGGTGTAAGCCAACGAATATCGAGGCTCTGGATTCAGAATCCAAAGCAGTTTTGAGTAAACTGGATGGTCGGCAATAACAAAAGAAGGAGCAAGATAAATGGCTAAGTTCGTTGATTTCTACTCGGATCGTGAAGTTCAGGATATTATGGAAGCGTATCTCGAACGTTTCCCTACAATGTTTGAGGGATTTGACCCTTCAAAGATCGGGTTTGTCACCACTAAGATGAAGGGCAAGAAGGTTTCTGGTCCTGCCGTGAAGTTACACAAGGTCCGCTATCCGAATAATGTGTGGTTGTCGAAGGTGTATATTGTAGAGTCTTTTGACGTTGTGTGGAAGCGACTCGATCAGAAGCGGAAGAATCTTAGCGTATTTCGTACTATGTGTGCGATTCCGCAAGGAGGGTTTGACGAGCAGAGTAAGGCATACGGCAAGGTCAAGAAGCCAGACATTCAGATGTTCACATTGGAGTTTGCGGCTAGTGGCGGGGTTCCGAATTGGGAAGAGAATCCTGCGGCGAAGGACCCGATGGATCAGACACCAGATCAGGTCGTTAATGCTATCCCGGTTGTTGAGGCCATCCCTCCATCCGAAGGAAAATCCAACTAGACTGTTAAGAATTAGTCGTTTGGAGAGGCTATGTTGAAGGCGGAAGACATCCTGCCTACATCGAAGGCTGAACGTGCTCGGCTTCGTCTGAGGAAACGCTTTAGAAAGTACAAAAAGAGGCATCCAAGGACGAAGCTGTCTCCTGATGAGATGTTGCAGTATTTAAGGGATCATGGTATTCGTTCGTGTGTTGTTCTCGAAAGGACTCGTGAGCCAGACGATCCTAACACCAATGACTTCAAGAGGGTATTTGGTAAATGGACGGAGGCTGTTAGACAGGCATTCGGATCGGAGATCGCAGTGGATGTCAATTCGGAGTATCTAATAAAGGCAGTTCAGGAACTTAATCTATGGTCCCAGAAGAGATTCAGAGAGGTTCGCAAGCAATATCCTGATGTTGTGCCTTCATGGTTCGTAGTGAAAAAGAAGTTTGGTTCATATCGGAATTTGATAGAGTCAGCAAGAAGAAGGAATCTTAGGATGCTTCTCGTGGAGTATAAGAAACTGATGAGGAGGTTTGGAAGACCTCCTACCTTGGCTGAGGTCAGGGACTCGAATCTTCGCATGGATGAGGCGATAGCATTCTACGGGGGAAAGAAACAAATGGACGATTTTGTTATGTCCATGAAAGGTTAATATGAAAGATAGACAAGACGTATTGGAGAAGTTTCGAGAGTTGAGGGATAGGTATCTTGCAGAAAGGAAAGATCAATATCTCGGTAGAAGACCAATCAATTGTAGTCATAATATCCGTCTGCGTGTGAAGGGTAAGGGGCATCTAGGTTTTTGTCAAAATTCGCTGATTTTGGCTAAGTGTGGATCACATAAGATGTTTATTTGTAACGACGACGATACTGCGGCAAGATGCCGCGTATTTTCTTGTCGAAGTACAAACGAGACTGTTGAGCGAGACTTCAATGATGTTTTGGCTTCACCATCACGTTGTGGAAATGATTATCCCAAATTGGCTATGTTGATTTGGTTCCTTCAGGATGTAGAATTACATAGTCGGTTCTCTCGATTTGGACAATTAGTAAAGATGTCTGTAAGTGCTATCTGGAAGATCATTACTTTTAGGTGGTGGTAGATGGATACGGTCTGGGTCGGATTCATGGTTAGCAGGACTCTACCTTACAATGATGTTAAGGCCATATCTCGTGAGCTGAAGATCATTTTTGGTGATGATTTAATTGGACAAAAAATAGCTTGCAATGATCAAATGTCGGCATCTGGCGAATATTTTATTTTTGTTCACTGTCGTAATTATTGGAATCACATAGAAGCTATCAATAAGTGTCATTTCATAACGAGTGTAATACCATCCAGAGATTCTCCTTATCATTTTTCAACAAAAGAAGTCAATGATTTTGTGTCATCCGCAGGGCACAAAGAATCAAAAGAGAGTGCTTTTAAAAACGGAGATGTGGTTTTAGTCAAGGATGGATATCTAAAAGGATTGTATGGGATAGTCATAAAGGAACTGTCATGTAAAAAGTTAAAAGTTTTCTTCAGTTTTTACGTTAGGCAATTTTCCACTGATTTGAGCGTGACAGTTCTCGAATTTATTGGTAAAGTATCTGGGTATGAAATCCCTGATCGTGTTGGGAAGCCAGTAATAATAGGGGCACACATTGTTCACCACGGTAAGTTACATAGGGGATCGAGTTGAAAATGTCAGGACAGGTAGTGGCATAGAAGATAGGGTATTGCCATATTTCAGTGTCGAGCAAGTTCTGGCTTTTCGTTCGATTTTCGGTTTTCTAAACGATAAGGACAGGGACATCCTGTACCTGATTTTCGTTTCTCGTAAAAAGCAGAAGGATGTTCAGAGGATACTGAACCGATCTCAGCCTTCTCTTTGTTACGATATTAAGCGGATTCGGCGTCGACTTCGGTATATCTTCTATATTCATTCCGTTTTCGATATTTTTGTTCGGTTCGTCGAGGAAAAGTCTGGGTATTTCACACCGGATGAAATGGAGATATTAACTCTAATGTTTTATACGTCTAGTTTCACTATGACGGCAGAGATGATGGGTTTTTCTCAGGTTAGAACCCGGTATGCTTATAATAAATGTTTGAGGCGTATGGGATTTCTTGCACAATCATTTATGGCAGATGGTCGAAAGAAGGAAGAGGATGAGATGTGGGAGATTCGAGAGATTTTCATGTCTATTCGTGACAATTTAAATTCTATTCGGAGAGTTTATAAGGGTTCTTGTGGATTGACAGACATTTCAATACTGTAAGTTTTTTCTGATATTTTGTCTATTGGGTAGGAGGACAGATTTATGAGCCAAGATATTTTTGAGGGTTTTTGCTGGCATAGTTCCATTGGGATAGACTCTAGTTTGGAGGGTAATAAGGCTTTTGTTACTAAGATTCCAGCAAGCAGAGCAGCTATGGGAATGTTTATCGCTGCTGGTAATAACAGGCTGATTCATAAGACGACTAGGTGTTTATGGGAATTATCTGCTGATAAGAAGAGTATTGTGCCATCTTTTAGTTCAGATGTTCTGTCTGTCGAAGATGTGAAGGCAGCAATGGAGGGAGTAGTTCAATGAGTATGGATTTGACATCTATTTTAAAGCGTGATGCCGCAGTGGAAGATCACTCGCTCGTGGATCATTCATGGATGAGGGATACAGGATTGGCTCGTATAGACGACCCGATTCTTGACATCGAGTCCATGCGAAATCCGAACAACGTCAAGCCTCAACTTGAGTTGGAATGGAGTTTGGGTGGTCCAGATGTCGATCTTGATGAGCCAGCAGGGATGGTTAAGAGAAATATCCCGGAAGAGAATCTAGGGGACGCAGATGCGGTCATTCTATTTGCTCGTGATCTTATGAATCGTGGTTTACGTGGTAGACAGGTTGCGGCTGCGCTTCGTGGGAAGTATCCTCCAGTATTGATTGCTAAGGCTCAGAAGGGTCTACGTGCCATGTTCGCCCTTGAGGGCTTGGTAGGTAGGATCATGGTTGATGCAAGGGGATATAAGAGTTGTCAGGCGGCTATGAAGGCAGCATCCAATTCTCCTTATAAGAGGTTTATCAAGTATGTCTATGGATGTAATTGTGGTGACCCCCATAATTTGCCGATGAATGATATGGGGTTGTTCGACAATGTACAGGCATCTTCTGGAAACGGTTTTGATGACTTTTTGGCAGGTGAAAAGAGCACAGCTAAAATAGTTTCTCATTGTCGTTCGACGATGATGCCTATTTTGGGTGCCGGAGATTTGGATAAGTCAATGCTCGACAGTACGTTTATCGAGATGATGAATTTAACTCCGGTTCCACAGAGTGTCGTCAATCAGGTTACGGCGATGTCCATCAGTAATCTTGGTAAGGCTCGTGCTGCATTTCGTTGGCTGGATAAGAAGATTGATGCGGCAGAAGATGCAAGGTATGCTGGAGGCGTGGATTCGAGTGAGTTCAAGATTCTCATGGCAGATAATGAGATTGATCTTATGGGGACACCTCAGTCGGAATTGTTTGTGGATGGAACAAACCCTTCACTTTCAACAGATATAGAGACGGAAGGTTTCGCTCCGACGAATTTTGATGGTCCACAGGCATTGCCGGGTATTTTGGATGATGTCGAACTGATGGGTCCTGTAGATCAGGATCAGATTCCAGTTGAGATGATGGATGGTGAAAATCTATCAGAACTTGAGTTGAGAGATGATGTTCACGCACCTGGACAGCTTGATCTGGACGAGAGGTCTGGAGAGATCGAGGTGGAATTGTTTGACTCCCCGCAGCTTGATGTTGAGATGAGCCAATTCAAGGAGCCGGAATTCGAGGGTACGGACGTGATTGACCTCGAACAGCCTGGATGTGTTCTAGACGATTTGGATGTGGATATGACTCAAAATCAGGACATTGAACTGTGAGCATTGACGACGAATTCAACAAAGCCGATAGTGAAGCTGGCGTAGTTAATGGCATGGAGGTTCTAGCTCCATCCAAGAGCAATTCTTTGTCTCTACCTCCAACTACTGATTTGTTGAAGTTTAGGAAACAACTTGTTGAACAATATCATCAAGGTGCTCCAAGTCTGATAGCTCGATTAAAGTCGGCTGGCAAAGAGGATTTGGAGTCTCAGATCGTTGCTATGGTCGACGAAATACTTTCCGAGACAGACAATCTACTTGGAAATCAGTTGGTTGCGACGCATAACGGTGATTTGAGAGATGCATCCGTCATATCATTCAAGAGGGCTGAGGTATTAGAGAAGGCTCTCAAGGCAGTTCAGACAAGACAGCAATTCGAGAAACAGAGTGGTATTGATCTGGATTCGCCTTCTATGATTATTGTTTTTCGGTATTTCATGGCGAAGGCGAGAGATACTTTCACAAGAATGGGAGTAGGTCCAGAAATCAACGATTTGTTTTTCAGGGTGTTTGGCGAAGTTACAAATGAATGGAAGAAGGAATTGAGGGATAGTTTTGATGCAACGAGGACTCCGAGGTGAGGATTAAATGCCAACAAACCTTCTTTCTGAGATTTCAAAGGAATTTGTTACTGGGACTGCAGAGACTGCGGACATCATCACGTTTGTAGAATCACCATGGGGACTTAGTGTTTCACTAACCCCTACTCAGAAGTTTACACTTAAATGCCTTTATGGTCTTCATCTCGATACGGAATACAAAACCATAGAAGTTCCTGATCTCGTTAATGAGCGTATACTTTATCGGTTTACGGAAAAAGAGTTTCTTCGTTGGTTGTATGCCGAGAAGCGGTGTAATGTAGAGGAAACAGAAGGAAAGGTTTGGCAGAACCTAATTCTCGCATGGGGGCGGCGCAGCGGGAAGTCGCTCCTGGCAGCTTGTATTTCAAACTATGAGATGTATCGTTTATTGAGGCAACCTGACCCGGCGAAGTTTTACAATCAGAGTCCCGGATCAACTATCTCTATTTTGAATGTAGCTCCAACAGATGATCAGGCTGGAGACTTATTCGATACGGCTCAGACACTGGCGATGAAATGTCCATATATCAAGGATAGAGTCATGCGGTCAACAATGACTTATTTTGATATTCAGACCGATGCGGACATTAAATTGCAGGGTCGAAAAAGAGCGAGCTTGGTGTCATTGTCTGGTGGTTGTGCTTCAAACTCTCTTCGTGGTAAGAACGCTATTGTAATCATCATGGACGAGATGGCGTTCTTTATCGATAATAGTGGTAGGTTTTCAGGATCGGAAGTTTACAACGCTCTTGAACCTTCTCGAATGACTTTTAGGCGTGATGGTAAAGTTATCTGCATTTCTTCTCCATATGCCAAGTTCGGCAAGTTTTATGAGTTATGGCAGGACTCTTTTCAGAACCCAGAAATCACGCTGGCATTCAAAATGTATTCGACAATGGTGAATGCCCCACGGTGCGAACCAGCAATTCTAAAGGCGGCACGTAAGGCTAATCGCACAAAATTCATGTGTGAATACGGTGGTGAGTTCTCGGATACGATTACGGCATGGATTGATGATGAGGAGGAATTTAAACGGTGTGTCTTAAATGTGCCAGCTCCTAATCGTGGCGTTCATGATGTTCAGTATTACTATGGCATCGATCTTGGATTCAAGAAAGACGGAAGTTCTGTGGCTATCGTTCATAAAGATCAAGATACTAATAAAATCGTCCTTGATCATGCTAGTGTGTGGTATTCAGGGTCTTCGGATGTATGGGAGATTGATGGTAGCATCTATCAGTGTTGTAATAAGTATGCTAATCTTGATTTGCTGAGGATGTCAGACATTGTTGACGAGATCAAAGAATTGGTGAAATGGTTCCCGGCTAAAAGTGGGGTTTTCGATCAGAGTAATGGCTATGGTCTGGCGGAACTGTTTAAATCAGAACATCTTCCTCAGTTTGAAATGCAGACATTTACAGATATTCTGAACAGCGAGGTGTATCAGGTTGTCAAAAGGCTTTATGCCGAACAATTGCTGGAACTTTACGATCATCCGGTGTTGATTAAAGAGATGTTGACGTTGGAGGCAGAAAAGAGGACGGGAAAGTCTAATCCAGACAGCGAGGGATATAATGGTAAGACGATAGTTCGTGCCCCTGCTCGTCGAGGTGCTCACGACGATTTATCTGATGCATACTGCAGAGCCGTTTGGAGCTGTTATAATGGTTTCAAGGAAAGACCAGCTAATGTCGCTACCGGAGCAGGTGGTGGAATAGTATCTTCTCATGGAATGGGGAGAGCAGACACACAAGCATCTTTTATCGTGAACAGGATTAAAAAGCATGGGGATCATCCTCGTGGGCTGTATAACATAGGCAGGCGTCGGCCTATGATGGTAAGGTAACTCCAATTGGAGGGCAATATGAAAAACAAGGAGAAGTTCAAGTGAGTGCCAAAATAGCAAAGAAATTGGGTGTGAGTGGAAGTATGCTTTCGGCAGCTAAGGATGCAGAGGCTTCACTGGCAAGGGAAGAGGCTCGCAGTATTGAACAGGGACTTCCTGAAGGTCATCCTCTGAGGAATGAGGCTGAGAAACAGAAGGCTATGTTAGGGGACCTGAGTGGGCTACCTCCTGGACATCCTCTTTTGAGAGCGATGCAAGCTGCTAAAGAACGGTATGAACAGCAGCAGATTCAAAAAGATATTGAACAGAAAAAGGCTTCAGTAGTTCGTAGGGCTCATAGGGTTGATGCTGACGTGGCTAGGAGAGAAGCCAGACGAGCCGAAGACGAGAGGAATGAAAGGTTAAATGAGGCGGCAGATCAAGTGAATTCTGGTCTGGCAGGAGCGTTGGGTGAGATCAAGAACCTCTACAAGATAATGTCTGACAATGAAGGAATCTTGAATATTGATCCTATATGTAGAACGAAGGTTGGAAGATTGAAGAGGTTGCTTTTTGCGGCTGAGAGGGGTTTGTCTGAGAGTCGGCTGTCAAAGGCGAGGGCATAATTTATGGCAAATGCTAAGAAAATTAAGACGGCTTCCAGTGCCGGGTTGTCTCGTCCAGACGTTACAGTCGGTCCAGCAGACCCTGTTCGGGCTAGGATTGCGAGAAAAGCGATAGGAACAGGGGGATTTGACAGTCGGAATCGTGAAGCTGGTATGTTGGTTGATACCTCTCAGGTTTCGGCTCCCTATAGTACAGGATACAAGTTAGAGGCATATCGTAGTTCTTATGCCTATGGCCTGAGTGATCGCACGGGCGCATACGACATCCCAACTTATTTTGTTCAGATGAATGAGCAGAATGGCGGAATGCTGTATTGGCCCGTCACCCTGCATGAGAAGTATTCGTGGTATCGATATTGGGCTCGTTGTTTCACTAATCCGAATGTATTGATAACGAAAGCAGACGGGACAGAAGCTCCTTTGTGGTCGTTTAAGCCCGGAGATTTGGTTATCAATGCCAAGGGGCAGAACACGGAGATAGAACAAGTAACGACACAGCATTACGAAGGAGCTGTTATTCGTTTTGATGTGGAGGCGAACAGGTGGAATGATTTGGAAGTAACACCCGAACATCCATTTCTTGTATTGAGATCAGAGCATATTTGCCGTCATCACAACAGAGTGAAAGATGAAAATGGTAAAGAACACAGGCAAACATCTGTTGATGTTGACTTTGCGCCCGAATGGTTGGAGGCAAAAGACATTCGTGAGGGCGATTGTCTGATTGTTCCGAAGACACAGAATAGATTCGGACTTGTCTTTTCAACAGAACGTGCTCGTCTCGTTGGATACTACGTCTCCGAAGGGAATGTAAATTTTGACAAGAAAGGTTATCCAGAGGCGGTTACTTGGTCTCTAGGATCACATGAAACTGAAATTATCCGTGAAATCAAAGACCTGTGTGTGAGGGAATTCGGAAAAGAGCCTTCTGAATACAACTATCCAGATCGTCCATCGGGTACGTCTTTGAGACTGTGGAATCGAGAGTTTGCTACATGGGTTTCTGATAACTGTGGAACTGGTTCTCACACCAAGAAGTTTTCCAGTGGTGTTTTTCAGGCCGATGATGAGCTTGTAAAACACATTATTGGAACGTGGCTGAATGGGGATGGAAACCGAGACCATGATGAGGCGGAAGGGCAGTTCGACGGAACAACGGTTTCAGCAGATATGGCTCACCAGTTTTACCTGATGATGGTTCGTGTTGGGCTTACCCCGTCAAAAAGAAAGATCACAGTATATGGGTTTGGAGATTCCAAAACTCCTATAGGAGAAGGATGGAGGATATTCTTACCTCCTTTGTCTGCCAATAGTATTGTTGCATATACCAAGTGGGACTCATCTGACAAAGAATTCAGACACAGGAAGTACAACCATATCGGGAACCTATTGCTCCCTGTAAGAAAAATCACGCATAGGATGTTTAGTGGACTGATTTGGAATTTCCAGACCAAGGGCGAAAAATACGAAGACAGAACGTTCCTTGTTTATGGAATGGCTACTCACAATACGGATGCGTACATTGGCCGGGCATTGGAGCTTCTCTCAGACCTGCCAATGTCGAAACTCACCCTGAATATGCCCAAGGCTGGTGGAAAACTGACAAAGAAGCTGAGTGAGGAGATTTTAGCATTTTGCACCTATCAACTTGAAACTATCAATGCCTTCGAGATGTGTCAATCCACATTGTGGGAATTGAACATGATAGGTAATGTTTACTGGTTCCTGGAGTGGGATGACGAGAAGAAGATGTGGAGTCGCGCGGTCATGCTTCCGCCAGAGGAAGTCTATATATTCCAGTATCCATTCTCGGAAAACAAGCGGGTCGAGTATCGTCCTCAGAGGTTGATTTCGCTAATCAAGTCTCAGGGTGAGGGTGAAACGGCAAGTGAGACTCCAAAGGGAGACTATGATCGTTCGGCAATGAATGAGAAGATCGTAGAGGGTGTGCCGAAAGAGATGAAGGAAATGGTCTTGAAGGAGGGTTGTATCGTTATGGATACGGACCCAATGACGGGTTCATTCGTCCATCATATCGCCCGTAGGCGTTCGCCCTATATGGACCTTGGAGCGTCTGTATTGGAGAGGGTGCTGGTTCCCATGCTTCAGAAGGAGCATTATCGGTATACGCAGCTCAGTCTGGCTAGTCGAAACATGACTCCAAAGAATCTTATCACGGCTCCTGGACTCATGCCTGACGAACTTGACAATCTGCGGACTCAGGTCGATTTGTCGTATATGGACCCGGAATACTCTGTTATCACCAACTACGAGGTGACATGGCAACAGATTGGCGTTCAGGAACGGATGCTTGATTACAGCCGGGAATACGAACAGATCGAAAATCAGGTCTTTGCCGCTTTGGGTGTCACAAGGGAGCTTTTGACTGGTGAGGGGGCATTCTCAGGAACAAAGATTACTGTTGAAATCCTGAATACGATGTTTCTGCTGACTCGTGAGGTTATGAGAAACTTCATCGAGAAGCAGATTTTCATTCCGGTGTGTGAGGCTCACGGATGGTTCGAGGAGGATCAGAACGGGGCGAGGAAGTATTGGTATCCTTCGATTGGCTTCAATCGGCTTACGATCCGGGATAATGCCGAAGTATTTGATTCGTTGTTCCAGCTTTACAGCAAGGGCAGTTTGCCTATTGAAGTCATATATGAGTTGTTCAACCTTAATGTCGATGAGATGCATTCGAAATTATTGTCTGGTTTGTTTACAGCCAATGATTCAACATTCAATCGGATGACTGAAGAAGTCAACACGGAGGTTGGTCGAGCGGTTGTTCAGCAGACAGACGTTGTTGAGAAAGTATCGAAGTATCTTGGACTCAAATTCCGTGGTCCTCCTCAAGAAGGCGGAGGAGAAGGCGGAGGAGATGAGTTACAACAGGGAGAAGAGACGCCTCAGACTGATGGTGGAGTGGCTCCAGAGGGCGAAGGCGGGGGGCAAGAAGCGGATCAGGGTCAAGATCAGGGGGTTGAGACAGAGGGCTCCCAGCCCGATCCTGAAGCCGTTGCGAAGGAAGTGGCAGATAGTCTGCCCCCGGACGCTTCGCCTCAAGACATAGATGAGGCGTTACAGGCGGTAGCTGATGAAGCAGGAGGATAGGCATGAGTAAAATGGTTCTACGGAGGGCACAGCTTGACGAAAAGGTCAAGAAGCAGATCAGGGATAGGGTCAAAAAACTCCTGCAACAGAAGAATTCTGACACCGAGCAGTCGGATTCCGCCGATGAACAGTCAGAAGATGACAACAAGGATGGAACTGTCTACCTCTTTGATGCCTCAGATCATTCCCGTAGTATGGTTGCTGAAATGGAGATGACCCGTAATGAGTTGGAGAAGTATAAGCAGACAGTGGATATGAGGCCTACAACCAGGGTTAAAATCTTGGATGATGGAAAGGGTAAAAGCAAGAAGGATGACGGCAAGAAGCGTGGTCCTGACAAGGACGAAGACAATTCAAAGGTTCCATCAAATAAGCCGGATGAGAAAAAGGGGAAGCCTCAAAAGGTAGAGAAGGGAACTCCTCCGGTAAAGGCTCCCGACAAACAAAAAGATGTGAAGAAGCCTGATGACAAGAATGTGTCTGAGGACAAGAAGGAGAAGCGTGAGCCGGGAGAACCTCTTGAGCATTCTCATCCTGCCCGTGTTCCAGCAGGACCGAGTCGTCAGGTTGCCATTAAAGATCGGTTGATTGATGAGTTTGGAACTGATGCAAAGGACTGGAAGGTTCACAAACTGGACAAGTCGCAACTTACGCAAGGTGTGACAATCAAGTTCCCTGACGGGACTGCAAAGAAGTATGGTCAACTTTCTCCAGACGAGAAGGGTCGAGTTGACAGGGCCGTTTCGGAAGGTTTGGCTGCTTCCAAGGGATTGCTTGATTATACCACTGTCTCTCCGGCTACCCTGCAATACAATATGAAGGCAAGTTTGGATATTTATGATAATCAAGATGTGGAAGAATCGAAAAATGATAGCGAAGATGTCATCTCCAAGGGAAATATGGGAGAGTTTACTTCTAGATTGAGGGAGAATGGAAGGACTGTTTTAAAGAAGTATGGGAAGGTTATGAGTTCGGTTTCTCGTCCGATGGCAGAAAAGCTTGTAGACAGCATTTCGGATTCCATTGCCGAGGCAGTTCGTGATGGTTCCATGGGAAATGTCAAGCAGAGGGACTTGGACGAGTTCGTTCGTGAGAGTATCAAGAGGGTCTTACATCAGGAGCTTGAAGCTCGACGTAGGTCGTTGGGGGATCATGGTATCCGGCATGTCGCTGGAAACTGCCAAAGCATAATGAATATGCTCAAAGAACTTCAAGGCAGTGGAATGAAGATCACAGGTAAGCAGAAGCTAATGGCTTTGGCAGCGATGGTGGATCACGACATTGGCTATACAGTTGGAGAGGTAGGAACAAACATCTCAATTGGCAAGAAGCATAAGGAGAATTCTGTTAATCTGGTCGGTCAGGAGAAGGAACGCATGGATACGATCTTCGGAAGAGAAGATGGTGACAAGATTCGTGCTATGATTGCCACACATGATGATCAGAATTACGAATGGGAGAGTGATCCCGTCTCTTCGGCGGTTAGGCTTGCAGACAATACTTCTCTCTTTGGTAATGACAAGGTGCAGGATTTGTTCTTGAGAAGTCCAAAGGCCACTGAATTGGCGTGCAAGTTACATTTGGCCGCTCAAACCAAGCCGGACGACAAAAAATTGCAAGATGACATCAAGGATCAGATGCACGAAGTAGTTGACGGGGATGAGTTCGACGAGGCTGATAGGGAGTCGCTTCATGCGCAAATCGACGAGATGAGCGAAGGTAAGTTCAGCACGACAACTGACATCTTGAGTCGCTTCAGTGGTAAGTTGGATGGCTTCAAATACGATGCCGACAAGAAGATGATGATTGTCCACATGAGATATTCGTCTGAGGGACAGATGGTGGATCAGTTGTTTGGGGATGAAGTGGCATGCAGGCAGTTCGATAAGATGGCAGACGGGCTGGACGGACAACCCGTTCGAGGGAAGAGGGGGAATACCATATTCAAGAGCAAGGATACTGGAAAACCCGCATTTCAATTAAACATCGACGGTTTCGCCGAGGAGGACGATCCTCAGACGGCAGCAATGCGTGACTTTGCAAATAAGACGGCCAGAACGGAATTGCGTCGTGCCTCTATGCTTATGTATCCGCCTCCCCCGGCTAGTGAGAAGGACATATCAAAGGCCAAAAAGGCGATTGAGCCAGCTAAGGAGAAGTTCTCCAAAGAGGAGTGGAAGAAACTTATGAAGGCATTCGATGATGGTGCCGGTGATCCGGGGGCATTGGCAAAACAACTAGGAATGTGGCCTTTACTTCAATCGGAGATGTCATTCCTGACTGGTAAGACGGCATCTTCAAGGATCGTTCGTAGACTGGTTATTGCGGCATTGGCAGATAAGATAGCCAAAGCATTTCTCGGAGATACTACGCTACAGGAAGATGTCTGTGTGGATCGGGAGTTCAATGAGAGAGATGTTACGGCGGCAAGGGGACAACAGACCCGGAGGAAGGACAAGGATTTGATGACAGATACTGGTGGAGTATCTAAGGGAAGACGGCGTGAGCCAGAACAGAAGCCCTCTCGTTCTGATTCCATTGATCGGTATCGGACGAAGGACAAGACTCCCGAAGAACGTGACCCTGATATAGATGTTAAGGCTTCTATGCCGGAAGTGCATCCATTGGACTTTAATGTGCCGGGTATGTTCGGACTCATGCTCCCAGAGGAAAACTATCATCGTCAGGTCTTACACAGTTTGGTGAATATTATGGCGGACATCCAGAAAGTATCTGAAAAGAACTTTGTTGGTATGGAAGAATTGCAAAAATCGGCAGATCAACTGATTCGTATGCCAAAGGGAGAAGAGATGATTCAGACATTCATTGATGTCGGGGCAAGACCAGAGATGTGTGCCGAGGGACTTTACTTCGAGATGGTGGTGAAGGGGAAGACGGCTAGTTTCGTGTCTATGGCTAAGTCTGAACTGGCAAGGTCTCCTAGAACGCTCCGAGAAGCTATGAGTAGGAGCTGAAATGGATTTGCAAAGATTGACAAATATAGTGAGCATTGGATGATGCAAAAGATTGTACCGAACAGATTGATTCCGGTTAAAGTAGAGGTGTGAGATGAACATCATCGCAGAGATTATGTCTATGGCAAAGGAACTTCGGGCATCTAACGCCGAGAAGGAAGTAGAGCGTCTTCTTAAGATCATTCTTCGTGGAACTCCATTTTCAAATAAAGTGCATGGGGTCGGAGGATATGTTCGTGATGAGCTTTTAGGATTGGACGCTAAGGACCTAGACGTAGTTGTTGAAATGAAGGGTGGTGCCGAGAAATTGACGGCTTGGATTCATCGGATATTCCCGAATGAGACGACGAATCCTCATCAGTTGGGTGCTGGTTATCCGATTTGGCAAATTACGTTCAAAGAAGACATTGAGTATGATGGGGATCAATTTGCTACAAGTGGGGCTGTGATCGAATTTGCAGACACGCAGAAGGAAATGTTTCCTGATCCAGATAGTCGGCAACGCACAGTGGAATACGGAACACTCGAAGAAGACGTCGAGCGTCGAGACTTTACCGTCAATATGCTTCTCAAGGATTTGACAACCGGAGAGATACTGGACTTGACAGGCACAAGCGTGAAAGACTTGAAGAATGGTGTTCTCCGGGGGCATCCCGGTGTGGATTTTGACAAGATATTGAGAGATGACCCACTTCGGATGATTCGGCTGATTCGTTTTCAGGCAAAGTATGGATGGAACATCCCAATGGAAGTATTGAAGGCGGTTCGCAGAAATGCTTCGAGGATCAACATTGTTTCAGCGGAGAGGATTCGGGGAGAGCTGGTTAAGATAATGGAGATCGGCAAACTAGCTCAGGCTATTAAGTTGATGAAGGCTGTTGGGTTGTTGCAGTATGTGTTCCCGGAGATTCAGGCCATGCAGGGAGTGGAGCATGAGTATTCTCGTGGAAAACATCAAGAGGGCTCTGTTCTACGTCATACTTTATTGGTTCTTCAGAATGCCAAGCCGGGAGTTGATAATCAGCTTGCGGCTCTATTGCATGATGTGGGCAAGCCAGAGTCTCAGGAAGTCATAGATGGTCTAATTCGGTTCATAGGGCATGAGAAGGTGGGTGGGGAGATAGCCGAGGGAATCATGCGACGTTTGAAGTTTGATTCGGCTACAGTGATGCGGGTGAGGAAAATAGTTGAAAATCATATGCGGCCTCACATGTTGACTCGGAATGAGAAAGTCGGACCTTCTGCTTTACGAAGGTTCATTCGAGAAGTTGGGGGCGAACTGGTAGATGCGGTGCTGGATTTGGCAGAGGCAGATGAGTTAGGTAATTATCCGGTTCAAAACATGGTCCCTGACCTGAGAAAAGCTATTGAAGCCTTGAAAGTTCATGTTGAGAAGGCAGAGGAATTGCCGGTGGATGGGTTGGATATACAGAGGATTTTGGGTATCAAGCCTGGCAAGCAAGTAGGAGAGGCCATGAAGTTCTTGAGGGATAAAAAGTTTGATATTGAGCAGGTAGGTGGAGAGATGACAGAAAAGGATGCCGAGCAATTACTCCGGGAGAAGTTTTCATGAATGATAGAAGGATAGCTAAAATGACTGATAATGTGGCGGCTGAGATGACAGGCGATTCGGTTTCACATGTTAGGACGGCAGTGGTTTCTCCAGATGAGGATGTGGCTCTGGCGAATGTAGATCAGGCACTAGATACCTTCATAGCGGCTGTGGCAGTTATTGATGAAAATTTGCCACAGATTAAGGCGGCAAGTGTGCCAGAACAGGCTGGTGTGGATGCAGTGAAAGACTTGATGGAGACTGCTATTAAGCCTTACCTAGCAGATATTCTCAAGGTGATGCAGGTTTTTGGAAAATGAAGGAGGATTGATTATGGCAACGAATGATAGAGTAGCAATAGTTTCTGGTGATATTTCTGTAGGGCAACTTGCTCCGTCACAGGCTTCTAGAGTCAATTTTACGCCGGGCAAGGCGACTGGATTAGCGGGTGACATGAACTGGCCCAAGGATCATCGCATCCCCACAGGAACGCCCGCCTTTGATGGCGAGGCGGCTGGTCCAGTGAAGATGGATCGTACTCGTGTTGTAAAACTGGGCAGGAATATCATATCAGATCAGACTGTTATTGCTCCGGTAGTGACTGGAACGAGGGTCGAGACTCGGACGGAAGAGGGTGTTTCTGGTGCTAATAGCACACAGGATACTGTCAATCCTGTCAATCTTGCCAATCGTGAGCGTCAGGCTGGAAATGACAATATCGAAGGGGCATAATCATGAGAGTATTTGTTGTTACAAACGAGTTCTCCAGTCCAGTGCTTGGAATTAGACTTCATGTGTCTGATACGGTAGGGAAGATCGAATCTAGGACGAGTGTTCTGATTGATGGTGTCCAGTATTCAAACCAAGCATTTTGGGATTGGGTAGAATCGGTGGATGGAGAGGCATATCTTCAATTTGTTGGGATTATCACTGATCCATCTATTCCAGGTGTGTCGAATATTCAAGGCGGATCGATGGCGATCACTTCTGGCAATAATTATGTGAATGTTTCTGCATCATGGGGATTTGTTCCAACCAAGATTGCAGTAGTCGTCACGAAACCTGACGGGGGAGATAATCTGTTTGCAACGGTAAGAGAATCAACTATCACAGCAAGTGGATTTGCGGCTGACTTATCAGCTCCGGCATCAAGTTCGGGATATAAATTATGGTTCATAGCGGTGGAGTAAAGAGTATGAGAAATAAAATTGTATTGGCTGTATCGTTTTTGATGGGGTGTGTCGTTTCAGTTCTTGGAGCAGGGTCTACTCCTATCCAAAGTCTGAAATTGATTGGTGATGCTGATGGAAACAGATCAAGTTTCACAAATCTTGTTTCGGTCACAGCATCTAATTTCTTAATGACGGGTTCGTCCACGAGTTCGGCTTCGGCTGTGACGATTGGATATATTGGAGATACGACTCCCGGATCGGAAGGCATTCGCAAGATAGGAGCTTTAGGAGGATACACATTAGAGGAGTTTATCGAGGATACAGCGGATCGTGGTCTGGCTCGTGATTTGCCTGTGTTTTCATATAACTCGACAAATCTGACAGTATCATATTCAAATGGTGATGTATATGAGCCGATTCGAGGGTATTTTCATCTTGATCCCGGAACACACGGCTTGACGGATAATGCGGTGAACTATGCTTATTGGTCTACTAATGATACCACACTTGTTCAATGGACGACAGGGTCAAGACCAAGAGCAGAAGGCAATATCTATCTGGCAACATTTGTGACATCATTAGGCAGGATTATTCATGTTGGAACCGCTATGCCGGTTGGAGACGAATCACTTTCAGGAGATGTTGCGTTTGCCAATATTATGCCGTCGATAATTACGGAAGGTTTGTTGGTATATCCGACTGGCACAAATCTAACAAATATCGTGTCTGATTCTGGTATCGAATATCATAACATGGCTGATAGATTGGATCATACAAGAATTGATTTTTCAGTATCGAATTCCATGTCGTATTATGGACATGTCGGAGGTGTGTGGACTAGGATTGTGACAAATAAATTTCCTGTGGGCAGATGGGATAATGGTACAAATATTGTGCCGTGCAATACTTCAAGTTGGTATCGTGGAGTATTTGTATCAATTGCTGGCTCTGGACAATTGACGTGGATAACTCCAGATCGTAGCTACACGAATGACACACAAGCAATTGCCGGCAATGACCCTGATCTGCCTCCTGGTTTTACGCCTTATATCCCATTGACGACTGCTTATGTATTCAAGGGAAATGATACGTCGCTTAGGACTAATTCGACATACTGGCTAGATCGAAGGTTTATGATTCGTAGAGGAGCAATCACATCAGGAGGTGTAGGTGGTGGTAATACGCCTACGCTTTCTCAAGTTTTGTTGGCTGGTGCAGGGACAGGAGGCATACTCCCGTCAGGAATGGGAAACCCGGTTACAGATGATCAGGGTGCAAGCAAGGGCTATGTAGATTCGATAAGGAACAAGGCAAGCACCGGGACGGCCTATGTTGATCCTGTGAATGGCGATGATGTAACCGGAAGGATCGAGAAGGGAAGTCTGCCATTCAAGACAATTCAGGCTGCGATCAACGCTTGTGCCGTCGTAGCATCTGATACAAGACGTTTCTTGGTTCTTTGTAGTATCGGAACTTACAAAGAGAACGTGACAATGAAGCCTTTTATCTCTTTACGTGGTCTGGATATAGAGGCAACAATTATCGAAGGTCAGGTTTCTTGGCCAGCCACATACGTTGATACCAAAGGTACGGAACTTCAGATCATTACGGTTACAATGACCAATGCGCCTGCATGTGTGATAAATGCTGGCTCAGATGCGTCTTATATTGGATTACGTTCTTGTGCCTTGTACTCCACTTATACAGTTGATGTTGCTGTCAAGAGTGTAGTTCAGATTAGCCGTGGAAACGCAGAGCTGTACGCAAGCTGTTGGATTGAGTTGATTTCAGCGGATATTGCATCCCAGAAGCCATCTTGTTTGTATTATCTTACAACCGATGGAGCTAATGTGGGCAAGTACCTCATTAACGCCTTCTCATCAAGCCATGTAATGCGTATTGCTGACTTGAATGATACGGTGATGATGGTTTACTGTAACGCCACAACTGAAAGCTTCTTTGCTTCCAAGAACGATGCTACCATTATGCATTTGGCTGACAGCACAAACCATGTGAACAAGATTATTACTGTGGCCCACAAGCAAGCATCGTCCGAGTCATACATCGATTCAAGTGTTATTGACGTGAATCTTTCAGCCACAAACGATTGTGAAGTTATCGCTGTCAGCTCTACTGGAAGTGTTTCAACCTCTCATGTTAATTTACACAGCAGCACTATTATCGTTCCTAATATTAAAGTTGACCATCTATACTATGGTTCATCGGCAACAGCTTCTGACAAGGCTGATGTAGTGAATTCGCAGTTGGGTAAATTCGCTACGGCTTATCCACAGCGCTATACGAGTGATGGCTCTGCTGGTGTTTTGGGTTATGTGATTCAACACGCATCTGGTGATCTTCTACTTGGTGGTGGACTTGACTTGTCTGCGGTTGACACAGGTGTTAATCCTCAATCTGGACATGTCAAGATATACGCTAGTCCCTATGCCGGACTAGAACAACCTTACTTCAAGGACTCAAGCGGCAACAAGTTGCGTATTGGCAGAGACTCAGTGTTTAATGGATACAACAGTAGCGGAACTACAATGCCTGTTGGAACACCTGTTTACCGTATGTCTGGACTATCTCCTATGGCTACTCCTATAGTCGGAAGGTGTAATGCAAGTGACCCAGCCAAGATGCCTTGTTCGGGTATCGTTGTCCAACAGGGAGGAATCACAAACGGCGGTGTTGGTCGTGTCATGTTCTACGGACGTACAGAATCCTATTTCAATACAGCCCCATTCGCTTCTGGCGACAATCTGTATGTGAGTGCGGTATCTGATGGCGTGCTTACTAACGTCGCCCCTACGACAGGGATTAAACAGCTTGTTGGTTGGGTTCATACGTCATCTACTAACGGATTGTTGAGCATACAGATATGGGAAGCTGACTTCCTTTCATCGTCAACCGTTGCATGGTCATCAAGCAACACCAATACCGTTAATGCCCTTACCGTTGGTGGACTTACAAAGGAACAGCTTGTCGCACAGACTATTACCTACTACGTTTGGGGAAGCCTTACTGGACCTTACACTAACCCAATCTCCCGTTTAGCTCAGATTGCCAGCCCTTCGGCTGAGTCCGTAAGAACCAACACCTACCTTAGTGTTACGAATGGTCAGTTCCTTGGTGGGTTAAGCGTTTCCACCAATGAGAGTCCAAGAACATTGACAAAGGGTATGGTTTATATCCACAACAACCTAGAGACGACAAGCACAAACGACTGCGTTATCCAAGGAACACTTTACATCTATGAGAGTGACCAGACAACTCTTGTTCAGAGATTTGATGGTGAGTTAGTTCATATCATGAGAGATCGGTCTATCCACTCATACGATCTTGGTATTTCTGTTACCAATGATGTTATGATAAATGATGAAAATAGAATCATGTTATTTCGTACCCGTCTTATTTCTGGTTGGGCAGGAGACACAATCAGGGCTCTTTCTCAGGATGGCTACTTAACTCGTATTGTACTTACTGGACCTTTGACAGGAGTTTATGCATCATCAACTGAGCTCAGAACAGAGATTTCCAATAGGGTTGCAGGTGATACCAACCTCCAAGCACAAGTCATATCTGAAACTAATAGGGCAATCGTGGCTGAAGGTGTATTGACTTCCAACTTGAACACAGTGAACACAAATCTTGGTTCTCGTATCACGGCTGAAACTAATAGGGCAATCGTGGCAGAGGCAACCATTGTCATCAATCAGAACATCATCAACACAAATGTTCAGACTCAGATCAATTTATCCACCAACAGGATTAAAGGACTTGAGGACAGGTCAAACGTATGGAACACAGCATCGACTCCTAGTCGAAAGTTCTTGGCGAATGTTGGTGTAACAGCCAATCAAACTTTTGGAAGCGCCACAGCACAAGTTCTGTATACTAATGTCGTATTCAATTTCGGAGGAACATACTCTAACTCATCCACTATTGCAAGATGGATACCCGGCGTTTCAAACGTCATGGTAAGGATTGATGGTGCTATGAGCGTGAATGGTGCGAGCCAGCCAGTGCTTTTCCAGATCAAACTGTATAAGAACGGGAGTTTGAAGAGCACAATGGCAACCAGATATGTATCCAGCAACAACGATGACTGGGCAATGCCGTACAACTATGTAGATATGACAACGACCGCTTCTGATTTTTATGAGGTATTTGTAACATCGGATAAAGCCGGACAAGTCATGCTAGGGAGTGGTGCGGATAACTGGTGGTCTGGACGAATTGTTGATTAGTCAAAAGAGGTAAGATGTGGCTTTCTCATTTTCGTATCCATCAATGGGTGCTGTTAAAAGACCAGTAGGTCAGGGATGTAAATCTTGTGTTCATCGCACCTATTGTCCTGGAATGTATTGGCTTGCAAGATATGGAGTCGAGGCTAGGACGATTGACGATCATAATGGAATTCAGTGTGCTTCATGGTCTAATAACATGGCAGATCAAGTCAAGACCACACCAACTGAAGACGATTTGGACGAGGCAGACTATATTTATATCCACGGAACCGGCTCTGAGGCAGATAGATGTGGATTAACGGATGCGGTGACGGCATCAAACAGGGAGCCATAAAATGCCACTTTCTTTTGCAGAAGCACTAAAGAATGATATTAGTCGGCTGACTTTTATCTCCGAACAGGAAAAGAAGGCACCCAAAAGGAAACCTAAGAGGGTCGGGAAGACTCCCGCTTATGGGACTCTGTATGCCTTGAGAAATACTCGGATGGCGATTCGAGAGGCAGCATTGAGGGTGGTTCAGATCATCATCATCTACAAGAAGGAAACAACCGGGGAAACGAAGAGGTATATTGTTTGCCCCTATAGTCTGAGATATAGAAGGTTGAAGTCTGGAATTAAGAAGCTGCTTTTTGCCTATGATATGGATGACAAACACATCAAGGGTTTTGTCATAGGGAACATCAAGAAGGTCGCTTTGACTGATAGGCGATTTAGACCTATGTGGCCTATAGAATTCTAAGACGATTCAGATGGTAGTTATTGTGATTTTTTCTTTATATTATGTACACAAGTGGAGGGCTCGATATGAAAAGCAGACGTAGTAGTCTTTTGAATGGCACGATTTACGGTGATGCGATTCTGATGTATAAGCCAGGCGACGTGGTCAAGCCAGTAGTGGTTACAGACCAAATGTTTACTGGCGTTGTCAGGGACGTTGATACCAAGACGAATAAGATTACAGTTGCGTGGGGTGGTGGTCCAGAAAGCCAACACGATCCCGACGAGATCATGCCTATGCCGTTTTTCGGTGGGAACAAAGATGCTGCCAAAACATCATCATTTATGCCTATCAAAACAGAATCTCAGAAGCGTGAAGAAGAGAGGCGCAGAAAGCTGCAAGAAGGCGTTGGAGTTCGTAAGAGCGGTTCTGATCTAGGTCGTCGTATGCGGGCAGACGTTTCTGACATCGTTGATGTGCCAGAAATCGGCGTCGAAGTAGTGGAAGAGTCGGCTGACTCAGCAGCCCAGACCGATTTTGTTCCAGAGGACATGGAAGTTTTGTTGAATCGGCAGGTCGGAGCAGAGTTCTATTCGTCATATCTTTACTACATGATTGCCGCAATCTGTCAGAGCAAGGGTCTTGTGGGGTTCCAGAACTGGTTTGAGAGTCAGGGAGATGACGAGATTGACCATGCCATGAAGGTCTATAACTATCTCGTGGACACGGGTTCAACGCTTGTGCTGCCAACTATTCCCGGACCTGTTCTGGATGCTGGAATGGAAATCATCGATCTGACACGTCTTGTGTTGGATCATGAGATGGGCGTGACTCAGGACTGGAATAGAATTGGACAGTTGGCAAAGCAACAGGATAACCCGGCGACTAGTAAGCTGGTTATGGACTTCCTGAGCGAGCAGATCGAGGAAGAGGATGCTGCTCTGACTCTGCATCAGAAGGTGCAACTGGCAGACACCGGAAGTGGCTTGCTGATGATCGATACCGACTTGCGGGATCGGAGTCCTATTGCCAAGACGGCTAGTGGTGGGAAAGAATTGAAGAGGAAAGGATATAAAGAGACATCGGCAAGAATGGCAACGAATCCTCCTATGGATCAGTTTTGTGGGGAGCCGGATACGCATGGGTTGTATGTTCCTGTATCTGGTGGAACATCTGTGATGAAGGACTTGGCGTATCAACTGTATGATGAGGCCAATGAATTCGCTGATGTGAATCCTCGTGTTGCAAGCATCAAGGCTGGATTGAAGGAGCTTGCCTTTGAGTCGAGCACTTCTAGTTGCCCAGAGTGTGAAATGAATCTGTTTTTGAGGAAGGCAACTTCTGGCAATGAGCCTTCTGCACAGAGAACTGTCGAGGAAGAAATTGAAAAAATTTCTTCAGTTTCTCGCACGGCATTGAATTCTGATTTGGTAAAGAAGATCATGCAGTATGAGGATGGAGGGATGGATCAGAACGAGATCGTCGAGTTCTTTCAGGAGTTGATTGATTCAGGGACTATTCATCATCTGCAGGGCAGTTATGGTCGGGTAGCCGAGCAACTGATTCGGCGGGGATTGTGTCATCGTAGGGGGCAGAGTGCTTCTTCTATCAAGGCGACTGGCGAGATGAGCATGAGTGACATTCAGCGGTCACGCAGGTCGATGTATTGGTGCGCCCCTGATAGAACCTTTAGGCTGACGCAGCAAGAGCAAGAGAGTGGCTCTGCGACCTGTCCTAAGTGCCGTGTAGAGATGAACAAGGAGAAGTTCACTCGCTCAGACAAGCTTTTGACTTGCCCGACCTGCGGATTCAAGGTTCCGACTAGCAAGGCTGTCACCAAAATCGAAGTCAAGGTTCCCGATGGCGTCGAGGTGGACGTAACCACAAAGAACGAATCTGGTCAGGAAGCGCAAGGTGAGGCAGTTATAGCGAGTGGTCAGAAATACAAGGGCTATACCATCGAAAAGTCTGGCGACAACTTCTTTGTTAAAGATTCGTCTGGACATCGGGCGTTTGGAGAAGTGCCAGCCAGTGTTGAAATGGCGAAGAAGTGGATTGATCAGGCAGAAAGTGGAAAAAGGAAAGCAGGTGATGTTATGTTGACTCGGCGTGGCAGATTCGCTTATGTTGACTCGAAGGATTTGGCAGACCTTCCCAGAATGACGTTGAGTCAGATCGCTTCTCTAATCTACACAGATTGGAAGAACGTCAATTATGGAGCCAAGCCATATCTGGAGGCCATGTCATCGTTGCAGAACGTGAGTGATATGTATGGACAGGATTCTGGAATATCCGTCGTCGCATATTTCTTGTCCAACGCAGCCGCGTATAAGGGCGAGACGGCAAAGGCGATCAAGAAAGAGCTTCAGAGAAGGATCAGGAGAGGTTAAGTAATCAGTTTGCAACTTAGAAAAGGAGACGCATTATGATAGGTATCAACAACTGGGAATACGCACAATGGGTAATTTCAATCGCACGTTCGCTTCGTCTCAATCCGGCGGTGAATCCTTCTGCTGAGTTGACGGCATGTGAACTGTTCTACACCTACGTGTATTCTCGCAGACCGTGGCTCAAGAACAACTTCTTGGGCAACTCTGAGGAGATGCAAGGATTGGTCACTAGTGACAATCCTCAAGTTCTTGGAAGGCAGATCGAGGTCATCGGTCGGGACATGATGAAGATTCAGGTGCAGGATAACGGCGAGAGACTTGCGATTGAAGCCCTTGTAACGGCAACGAATAATAGAAGGTTTGGATCGCAAGGTGCGAGATCGTCATCTGATGTGACGGTGGTATAAGGAAACAAAAATCTTCCAACTTTGGAAGAAAAAGGAGGGTAGGAAGATGGTATATTCGAAGGCATATCAGACAGTTACGGCTGGTCGAGTTCGTGAGGACGAGGCAATCACGTTCCTTGGGAAGAACAAGGTTGCGACTCCGGCTCGGGTTACGAACTTCAACTCTGTTGGCGGGCAGAAGCAGCCGACAGTGGTGGAAGACACGAACGAGTTCGTCGGCAAGAATGTTGCCCTTGGTGGGGTGACAAGCACGAAGCGCAACAAGGGTGCTTATCGTCCGCCAACCGTCAATCATTCGTAAGATCGGTTCCCGAGGGCTGGTTTCCGAGGGCGATCACCGTCGCCCGCCAGCCCTTCATCATACAAGGGATATAAGAACGATGAACGAGAAGCGTATTGCCGAACGAGTGGCGCGAAGATTCGTGGCGGGCGAGGACTGGTTTCTTTCCGACGACATCAAGAAACTCATTCCGCAGGTTGTTCGAGAGATCAGTAGGCGGGGTGGGCGGGCTGTGGCGTCTGGTGGAAGAATCAGGGCTCCGAAATTCGTTTTGGACATGCTTCATTCGATTCCATTGGAAATCGAACTTTACGAGGGGAGTTACTACCCCGGCAAGGTTCTGGTGGATGCTCACTTCGGGCCTGCCCGACATCCAGTCCCGGTTCAGGATCGGCAGCCATTCGACGCGAAGGCCATTGTGGATTCGATAGCGAATGCTTTCATATCCTTGGTGAATTACCGTGAAGCATCAGTGAGGACAACTATGAATACGAGCAAGATAGCTTCACAGTTGCTTTTTCTTGCTAAGGAAGTCCTCGGTATGGACTTCCCTACCCAAGACGCTTTTGACAAGTACATGAAAGAGCATCCTGACGCTAACAGGAGCCATCACAAAGTTGTGAAGACTAATTCTGGCAAGCCTGAGACTCATCCGATGAATTTGATGCAGCGGCGCAAGAATAAGCAGAAGATGAAGGAGATAGGGAAGCACTACAAGAAAGACCCGAATGATTTGACGAACGATGAGATTGTCAAATTCAATCAGATGAATGATGCTCCCAAGCAAACGTCAATTCCAAAATCAGAGCATACTCACAGTTTCGGGAAGATGTCCAAAGGCGACAAGGATGATACCAAGATCAGGGTTTACGATGGTGGTGGAGATACTTTGGATAGGTATGCGGTTGTCGTAGAGGGCAAAGATTGGGAATCGTCTGTGAGCAAGGGTTCGGTTCCAATGCTGACTTTAAGTGAGGGTGGGCGTGGAGTTTCTCAATGGGGTGAGGGCAAAGAGGGGAGTCATCTTGGCAAGCCAGTCAAGTGGAACTCGTTAAGCCCGGAGACTCGGAAGCACATCGAGGATCGTTTGAAGAGTAGCGGCAGCTAATTCAGGAAATTGGAGAAGTCATGGCAGAAAGTCATCAAAACATCATGAAGCAGTTCTTTGGGCTGGCAAATCGTCTAAGCCCAGAGAATTTGCATTGTGATGGAGAAATCTCCAAAGCACAGGTTCAGATGCGTTACCGTCAGATCATGCGGGAATGGGCGACTCTGGAGCGTAAGGTTGGACGGAAGGTGTCTCTTGAAGAAGTAGAGATCGAACAGTTCAAGAAGTGGAGAAGTGGAATGGACAACAGCAAATTAGCAAAAGAGTTGCTTTTTCTTGCTAAGGAAGTCCTCGGTATGGACTTCCCTACCCAAGACGCTTTTGACAAGTACATGAAAGAGCATCCTGACGCAAATCGATCTAATCATAAGGTTGTGAAGACTGATAAGAAAGATTCTCCTGCCAAGAAATATGAGACAAAGAAGAGTGATGAGTTGAAGGCTCCCGATAGTATCGGAGGCAAGCCGACTAACGAGAAGGCTTGGGGAGCCTGTGTTGAGATGGCCAAGGCTCAGAAGGCATGGGGACAGAAGACTGTCAAGGACAAGAAGTGGATGGATGAAGCGAGCGAGACATCGAGACAAATGGCTCGTGAGTACGCGGATAAGCCTATACGTGAGATGGCCGAGTATTCGTATTCGTACCATCAGATGAGACATGAAATGGGGGTGAAGAGCACTCATCCGGGAGCTTTCGGAGCGGATATTGAGAAGTGGAAGCAGATGACGGAGAATGGCACTCACCCCGACTTAAAGGCATTCAAGAAATGAACAGAAGATGCACGGGCGATAGTTGTTTGGCGGCGGCGGGAGCACGATCAGTGTCTCTCGATATGCCTATTGCCACTGTCCTGATGAACCCTCGTCAGGAGTGGAGTCGTCTTGCATCTGGTTGTGGGCGGATGCGAGTCGCTAGGAACTTGGAAGTAGACTGGAGTAAGTTCTCCGCAGACAAGTATTTATTTACTCATGTTACCATTGTCGCCTCGGTAGAGACAGAAGATAATGGTTATCTCATCAAGCCGGCATGTAATGAATTGGTGAATAATAATGGTAATGCTTGGACCAATGAAGTATTGCTGGCTACGTTCAGAACTTTTGTCGGTGGTGAAAACTATCTCGAACACGTTCAGGTTCCTGAGTTATCCAAGGGCAAGTTGTTGGATGCGGTGCTTCGTCCACTGACTTATATCGACAAGGAAGGTCGGACGGCGAATATCTTCTATTGCGACATCCTTGTCGCAACGGATCGCAAGCATGACCGGCTCGTCAAGAAGATTGCCAGTGGCGAACTGACAACAATGAGCATGGGCTGCTTGGCGGACTGGGTGACATGCTCCCGTTGCGGCAAGGTCATGGGGGACAATACCCCGAATTGTCGTCACCTTGACCATGAGTTGTTGGCGAAGTTCATAGACAAACAGGGTGTTGAACGTGTTGTAGCAGAGTTATGCGGACGCACGATTGTTGATAAGTATGGGAAGAGGGTTGGGGATCCCAAGTCGGTGAAGTTCATCGAGGCGTCATGGGTTGAGCGTCCCGCCTTCTACGGAGCAGTTCTAAATCATTACGTGAGCGAACTTCCTAAGTTTGCATCCAACATCTTGGAATTCCCGACTGAGAAGCTGCATATTGCGATGGAAGACATTTTTAAGTTGCGCGTGGCAGACAAGAGCGGGATGATTGTATTGAGGGTGGCTCAGGCTGAGATTGCCCGGCGCATGCGCGAAGATCGTTTGTGGAAAATTGCAGGGAGATTGGTATGAATGAATCACTCATAATTGATAGAATCATCTCTCGTATGGTTTCGGCAGCAGGCGATCCTGGACTTGTCTCAAAGGCGAAGAGAGATGTTATCTCTCGTTTGTCCAAGGCTGGAATCAAATACCAGTCTCTTTCTGCCAAGACGATTGGATTTGGTGGATTAGGTTACGGAGATGCTGTCTTTGTCTACATACATGGTGCCGAGTTTCCTGTTGGGTGGAAGGATAAATTCTTCAAGGACGTTCCGAAGCCTTCAGAAGGAGGCTATGTCGTGACGTCCGGAAGAAAATGCTTCATCATTACAGATGAAGGGATTCGTCATCCGATTGTGGCATCAGAGGATAAGACGGCGGCTGATGTTGATCTTGAGGTAGTTGCGGGTGTTGTGAGAAACAACAGCTTCTTGTCATTGCGTCATCCATTGGAGAGGATGAATATCGGCAAGGTGACTCTAGATGATAGTGGCGACTACATGTGTTGGATGATTAAGACTCGTAATGGTAAGACCATCGCCATTGTAAATAAAAAGGGTGCGACTCATGGATCGGGCGATATTGTAGTTCGAGACTTGGTGATTGGGTATCTATGAATATAGCCAGAGAATTGATTTCTATCGCTTCATGGATCAAATGTGATAACAGTGTTTAGTTGGCAATCAATGCAGGGGCAGGGAGTCGAGGCGGCTGGTTGGATGGAAGTTAGTTGGGCTAAGATCGAGAAGTTCGCAAAGGAAAATGGTTCAGTGTGAAAAAGGGGAATCGATGAATCCACTTAATGAGATGAGAATTGCTGAGAGGGTCGTAGCCGGTTTTGGACTTGCGGCTCCTGGAGGACCTAAGCCGAAGTTTAAGCATGGAGATAAGGTAGTTGTTGAAGGTCTTCCGGGCTATACAGATGTTTGGGCTATCGGAGATTATGATGATTATCTTGGAGATAGGCGGTATGTGGTTATAAATCCTAAGACTCGTCACAGGCTGAATACGAACGAGAAGGGCATGAAGAAGGCATATGAAAGGCAAGCAGCGGCTGGTATGCCTCAATCAGAGTTCTTGTCGAAGGTTCGCCGGATCATGCAGAAGGTTGCTGCTAGATATGGTGGGAGAGCAAAAGGGCAAGTTGCCAGTGGTGTAACAAATGGTGTTGTTTGGTCTGCTACAATCACTCGGACGACTGCTAGTAATGGAGAGACTTTCGGAAGGCTCGATATTACGGCGAATGGGAAGTTATTTTCTGGTTACACAGATTGGGATGATTTATTTGCGAAAGCAGGAATCAACTTAATGAATCCTGCTGTTCACATATAGAGTCTCGCTCCCTTAAAAGGGGGCGAGTGTTAAAACAACGGCGGTTATAAACCGCAGAAAGAAGGATGAAGAAATGAGCAGAGACAGAATGACAAGTAGGGATGATACCGTCGTTGCTGGAGTTCTCGCAGCCGTTGAAGGCTTAGAGAAGTCTGTGAAGGCAATTGATGATGCTGGTCTGGTTAGCGAGGCGGACAAGGCGGCAAAGGAAGATAAGGAGACGGTGAATGAGAGCCGTCCTGCTGGCGCTGCTGATCTCAAAGATCAGGGCGATCAGAATGCCAAGGCGAATAACAATTGGCCGGTTTCCGAGGCGGACAAGGTGAAGGTTGCGAAGAAGCTCGTAACACTCGCCCGTGAACTTCTCGGCGAATAATTAACAACTCAAACTGTAATAATTTCTTTATATTTTGTATATGGTTGTAAGCAGTGTGCTGCTTCCATATTCGGAAGTGAAGAAAAAACGGAGGAATTTGAATGAGCATAGACATGACAAACTTGGCACGGAGAGTTGCCGCACTTGAGAGTCGTTTCGCTGCTGACAAGGATGATTCGGCAGATGAAGCCGACAAGAAGGAAGCGAGCGAGCGTCAGGTTCTTGCGGCTCAGATCGAAGCGCTTGAGTTGAAGCTCAAAGCTGCTGATGATTCTGATGACGAGGAGATTGACGAGAAGGTTGACGAGAAGGACGAGAAGAAGGCGTCCTTGGTTGACCCGGATGGCGTGGAGGAACAGATCACGCAGAAATCTCTTACCGAAGTTGAGGACCTCGAACACGGAACGGAACTGACAACCGACGATTCAATGTTGGATGCAGCTCCGACGGGTTATGTGGCTCGGCTGAAGAGTGCGTCTGCCCGGTTGGATGCTGTGGCGGAATATCTTGAGAAGTCTGGACGGACGGCAATGGCTCTGCGTATCGACAGGATCGCCGATTCGATTGACGCTCGTGTGGCTAAGTTCGAATCAAAATCATAAGAAGTATCACACAAGGAGGATAGAAAACATGAATAGAGTTAGACTTACATCCCGTGTCCGGTCAGCGGCAGATCAAACCCCTTATCCCGGCAATGTCAACCAGCCTGACCGCAGGGACCCAAGTTGGGATCAGTATCACACTTTCAAGCAGCAGGTGAATCACGAACTTCCTGACATGCGCCATCAGTGGCAGGATGACAGCCGTGATGATATTGGTTTTGGCGTGCCAGAGGTGTGGGGTCGGTCCCCGACTGTCGCTTCTGTGCGTGTCGCTGCCAATAAAGCAGTTCGTGTGGCTATGTTGTTGCTCGGCGAGAAGGTCGACGACGATGTAGTTGAGGCACAGGCTCATGACTTTATGGCTATGGGTCCTCAGGCAATGGATCGCACACTTCAGCGTTTCGCCGATACGCAGAAGCTTTATGCCGAAGATGAGAAGGTCGACGAAAAGGACGAGGATGCGGCTGATGAGAAGAAGGCGGCTGATGAGAAGGTAGAAGATAAGAAGGTAGCAGCCGACGAAAAGGTTGAGGAGAAGGATGATAAGAAGGCAGCAGCCGATGAAAAGGTTGAGGAGAAGGTAGAAGATAAGAAGGCAGCAGCCGATGAAAAGGTTGAGGAGAAGGATGATGGCAAGGATATGAAGGCGATGATTGCCGCTATCGTCTCTGAAGCTATCAAAGCCGCTCTCCCCGACTTCATCCAGAAGAAGGTAGACGAGAAGGACGAGAAGAAAGAGAAGAAAGCAGCAGATGAGAAGGTCGAAGACAAGGTCGAAAAGACCGAAGAGAAGAAGGCTGCTACCGAGTCTCAACTCAAGCCTGTTATCGAAAAGCCTGGTTCAGATGAGCAGCCCAAGGTTGCCGCTGATGGCGAGAAGATTGACGAGAAGGTCGGCGATAAGGTCGACGAGAAGAAAGCTTCTGCAACGAGGAAGGGAATGAATGAGTTCGACATCGAGCTTAGCGCTGCGATGGAGGATGAGGTTGCTCCTGACCCTGAAGCAGACGAACGGTTGGCTTCTGTGCTGTTCTCCGAAGGGATGACAGCGGTGACCTCAGACCGCAAGGTCGAGGCTTCACAGAAGAAGGCCGGCATATCGAAACTCGGCGGGCAGCCGAGAGTCGCCTCCGCTGGTGCGGAAGGCGTCGACATTAGCTCCATCTGGCAGTCGGCTCCAGATGTCAGCGAAGCGTTCAAGTAATGAATGCCTCACGCCCCTCACGGGGCGTGAGTTTGAAACAAGTAATAGCCGTTTGTTGAATCAAAAAAGGAAAGAGGGAATTAAGAATGTCACTGACTATCCTAATTCGTGGGCAACTTAACTCTATTCCTGTTCTGTCGGACGCTTGCTTTACCAAAAGCAACTACGGCGTGAACACGAATACGACGTTGAGTGTCAATACTCCTCGGGGCGTATTGGGTGGTTCTGTTGCAGCGGTCAGCGCTGGACTGGATTACACAGTTGTTCCGATGACGACCGCTCTGCAACCTGTTGGATTGTTCGTCAATGACGCTGCGGGCGCAGCGTTCGAGAACAGCCCGGCGGTAGCTAGTGGTAAAGTAGCCGTTATGAAGGCTCATGCATCGGTGGAAGTCGACGTGTATGAGACTAGGAATGCGGCCGCAAACGCAGACTTGGTTTATGCTGTTGGCGATCTCCTGTACGGTTCGGCCCAGGGCTTCCTGACGAAGGAAACCACGGCGTCGTCTGTGTTGATCGGGGTAGTCACCAAGGCCCCATCAACCTCAAGCCCTACCTTGGGATTGGACATGAGGCTATAAGGAGGATATCACCATGGCTGTAGACAATCAAATGAAGCAAGACATCATCTCTCAGTACATTCGCACCGCCGCAGGGCGTCAGCGTTTGGCAGCGAGCATGATCCAGCCTCTCCGTCGCCGGAGAGACTACATGTCGGTTGGTCGTAAGGGGTTCTTCGTGGAAGCTCTCCCCGATGGCGCACTGCCGATCTACGACAAGGACCCGAACGTCACGGCATACGTCGTTGGCGAAGAGGGCGAAAACATCGTGGCGGTTGCAAAGCCGAAGCGTGTGCTGTTCCCTCTGTTCGAGATCGCCTCGAACCCGGAAATCCAGCTCACGGAGATCAAGCAACGTCGGTTCGACCTGATCGAACGTTCGGTTGACTTGGGTAAGGCGGAGATTCAGGCTGAGGAGGACCGCAAGGTTTTCGCAGTCATGGACGCTCTGGCTGCTGACCCGACGAATCCGAATCCTGTCATTCCGGTGACTGGCAACCTGACCGCAAACGCATTGGCTGACGCCTTCGCAAACGTGGAGCGTACCGACATTCGTGTCGCTACCGTGTTCCTGAATGCCAAGGACTATGCCGACCTGCGTAAGTGGGATCGGGACACGCTGGACATCGAGACTCAGGCGATTCTGTTGAAGACGGGTCTGATGGCGACGCTCTGGGGAGCAAAGCTCATCGTGTCACGTATCGTGCCGGAAGGTACGGTCTACGTGTGCGGCGAAGCAGAGTTCTTCGGTCGTATCCCGGTTCGCACGGAGTTGACGGTCCTGTCCGCCGACGATCCTAAGAACCGTCTGATCGGATTCTCGATCTTCGAGCAAATAGGCATTGGGGCGTATAATCCCTTTGCACTCCAAGTACTTTCCATCACTCGCGTCTAACCACGCGGTTCGATAGAAAGCAAGGAAGCCTCGGGAGTGATGAACTCCCGAGGCTTTTCTTTTTGAGAAGGGTGTATATCAGGCGGTTCAAGACTGGATAGAAGAGCAGAATATCGGGAAGGCAGCAAATGTTTCATAGATAAAGCTGAAAATCGTACTCGATAAGAGATATTAGCTGTTTGCGGATAAGAATCCGTTTCCGGGCGTATAATAGAGATTAGAAAGGATCAGATGTGAAACCATATAAAGCGAGTGTAGTGGCGGAGAAGGTTGCGACGCCAAGAGGCTATCATGGGCTTGTATTCGGATGTGCTGGATGTGCGTATTAACCATTGGTCAGATGGAGAACAATCAAATGGGTTCGATATTGGAACGCTATAGAAAGATCAAGTCCGCCATGGAGCAATCTCCTGTGGTGGAGTCAGTAGTCAAAGAAATCCCTGTAGTCGATTCTCACGCATGTATGACGGCTAAGGAGGCACTTGCTGTTTTTGGATATACTTCCTTTAGGAAGGGGCAGGAAGAAGTTCTACAGGCGGTCATGGATGGCAAGGACGGAGTTCTGGCAGTCTTTCCGACAGGCTACGGCAAGAGTATTATTTTCCAAATTCCTTCTTTAATCACGGGCAAACTCACGATTGTTGTCAGTCCCTTGATTTCCTTGATGAGGGATCAGGTGAGTCGTCTTCAAAGTCTTGGAATCAATGCGGTCTTCATTAATTCTACGGTTCCGATGAGTGATGTAAAGATGGCGTTGTTGGAGGTACAAACTGGAGGAGTGAAGATTTTATATGTGGCTCCGGAAAGATTTTCCAATGACGAGTTCATGAAGGCGATTTCCGGGATTCAAGTTGATGTCTTTGCAGTGGATGAGTGTCATTGCATCAGTCGGTGGGGACATGATTTTCGTCCGTCTTATGCCGAATTGGGTGGTGTCATCGAGAAAATCAATCCGAGACAGGTTGTGGCGTTGACAGCTACAGCAACTCCGAAGGTTCAGGATGACATCTGCAAGATACTAGGGATTGGAAAAGCCAAGAGGTTCGTTAGTGGGGTGCATCGCTCAAATTTGAAGTTGCTGATGTTTGAGGGTTATGGAAATCATAAATTCTTAGAGATGTCGAAGCTCGTCAAAAAGTTTGTGACAGAAGGCAAGAAGACAGGGATCGTCTATTCACCTACTAGAAAAGAGTCTGATGAGATTTGCGGTTATTTCAAGAGAAGTGGAATCCCATCGACTCTGTATCATGCTGGATTGAAGGACTCTGAGCGTGCATCTATTCAAGATGCGTGGGCTAAGGATGGAGGAGTGATCGTTGCCACATGTGCCTTTGGAATGGGTATTGATCGTCCTGATGTCCGGTTTGTCATTCATTCCGGGTTGTCTCAAAGTATTGAGGATTATTATCAGGAAATTGGTCGAGCAGGTCGAGATGGACAGGATTCGTTCTGCGTCACTTTCTGGGACTTTGCCATCGACTATCGAACACAGATGTTTTTGATTGATCTTACATCTCCGAGTGCCAAGGATATTGATGATTTCTGGACTTGGATTCGGCAGACGGCATTAAGCCAAGTCGTTCCGGGAAGTAAGACCGCCAAATTGAACATGACGCAGAAGGCGATGGCGGATATGTCGAGGTGCCAGAATGTTGGCGGATGCATCGCTGCGCTTAAGAACGAGCATCTCGTATCGACTCTAGGTCGTGGAAAATACGCGGTCTACTTAAACAAGGATCGTGTTCAAAGAAGATCCCCATTTGAGTTGATTCGTAATGATAAAATTGATAAGCTTAATCAAGTTGTGTCTTTTTATAAGAGCAAGGATTGTAGGGCATCATATCTCAGTGGGTATTTTGGAGACATTACATTTGATGGAAAGTGTGGCGGGTGCGATAATTGCACGAGATAGGAGAAATAGAATGCTTATAGTTATGGCGGTGTTTGATACGGTTGAGAATAAGCGCACTGAGATGACTCGAAGAACATTGGAGTCTATCTCTAAGCGGGTCAATATGGATAGGCACAGGATCGTCGTTTCGGACAATGGCTCATGTGACGAGACTCAAAAGGTGTATGAGGAAATGGGAGAATTGTTCCCACTTGCCGTTATCAAGAATGGAGAAAATCTTGGAACGGCAAGGGCAGTCAATATAGGATGGAGTCTTCGTAATCCGGGAGAGCATACGGTCAAGATGGACAATGATGTCGTGATAAATCACTCGCATTGGGCTGACGAGATGGAAAGAGTATTTGAATGTGATTCATCCATAGGAATAGTGGGTCTTAAAAGACCTGATCTTGCTCAACATCCAGATAATACAAATCCTTGGTATAAGAGCACTTTAAGGATGTTGCCTCACAACCATGGAGAAAGATGGGTTGTTGTTGAAGAAGCAACAGATATTATGGGAACATGCACGGCGTTTAATAGTGCGATGTTGGATGTGTTTGGCGGTCTTTATCAGATGCAGGATGAGGGAAATCTCTATGGCTATGATGATGGATTGGCTTGTGTGCGTGCTCATATTCTTGGATTCAAGACTGTGTTTCTTCCTCATATCCCAATCGATCATATTGATCATGGAGGAACGGCGCATACGACTGAAAAGGCTGAGTCGGCTGGAAGGTGGATGTCGAGATTCAACCAGGTTAGGTTTGAATTGGTTTCAGGGCAAAGGTCTCCATTTTGGAGAGATCAGATTAATAGCGAGAAGGATGTAAAATGAGTAGAATCACAGCGACTATGAATCAGAATGATATTGGCAGCATGTTGTGGGTGTGTGATCGGACAGATTATCTGTGCGAACTATATCGGCGATTTGCATCGGACTTGATCAAGGTTAGAGAGGAGCAAAAGCAACTTCGAAATCAGATGCAGGGTTATCTCTTCTTCGACGATGTGGAGGCGGAGGTGATGTACTTGATTGTTCGCGACCTTCGTCCTGATGTTTCGTGTGAGATTTCTAGTGGTAGTGGATGGAGCACATCATGGACATTGAGGGCACTCAGGGATAATGGGTTCGGCATACTGACTTCTTACGATGTCGTGGATACGGCAAAGAGAAACTTGCCTCATGATTTGACGGACGGGAGGTGGATGTTCTTTCAAGGGGATATTCACGAACGTTTGAATGACGTTCCTTCAAAAATTGATTTTCTTCTGATGGATTCGGAACATACGGATAGTTTTTGTGATTGGTTTGTTCCGCTGTTTTTCCCGAAGGTGCGTAATGGTGGAAAGATCGCTATTCACGACATCTTCATGATTAGGACTCCTGCACATGGCGATGCTATTTCTCTGTTTAGATACTTGGATCAGAATGGATTGTTGGTTTATACGCCATCGATGCCTTATGAGGAAACTTATTCCAAGATTGCCGCAGTTCGCAGGGAGATAGGAATAAAGGATGGGGATATCGTTCAAAACTTGGGCATCAATTCTTTATGTGTTTTGGATATTCCATAAGAAGGCAAGGCGCATTTTTAATTGCTTGGTATGCAATAAAGAATTTTGGAGAAAGCCATACGCTATTTAAAAAGGTCGAATCTAACGGAATTTGAAAAAGGAGGTTCTATGCATCTTGGTGTTATTATGATTGCATCGAATAAGCAGGACCCTAGACTGCCTGTTGTTAGAAACATTTTGAATGAGAGAGGGCTTTCTTATCATGAGTTCGAAAGATGGAGAGGATTTGGAGAGAAATTGGTTGTGGCTTACGAATCAGCCAAGTCAATGACTCAATATACTCATATCATGCTCATTGATGCCTATGATGTTGTAGTCATGGCATCTGAGGAGGAGTTGCTTGAACGCTTTGTTGGATTTGGTCATCCATTCGTTTGTCAATCGGAGGTGAATTGTTGGCCGGATGCTGAGAAGGCTGATAGGTATCCTGCGTGTGACACTCCTTGGAGATTTCTCAATTCGGGGGCTTATCTTGCAGAGAGAGAATACCTCAAGGATTTTTTCGAGAAGCATGGACCTCTTGACCCGACGGTTTATGATCAGAGATGGTTCACGGATGTTTATCTTAAGGATACTTCAGCGATACGATTGGATACTCAGTGTGTGATGTTTCAGTCCTTGTTAGGGAGTTGGCAACATCTATCGGTTGAAAATAAGAAGTTGTCAAATACTTTAACTGGAACTAAACCAATTGTGGCGCATCATCATGGCGGAGCGGATATTCGTGATGAGAATGCCAGGAGATTGTGGCAATGAATAGGAAGATAAGAGAATGGGAAGCAGTATACTGTGATGCGGAAAAAGCACACCGTCATGTGGTCGATACTTTTACGAATTTTGTCAATCAGACGCCGTGGTTGAAGGAACACAGAGACTTTGTTGAAAAGCATTGTTATGGATTTGGGGATCGTTCCTTTCAATGGATGTGGAAATTATTGATTGATGATATGCCTGCGAATTTTCGGTTCTTGGAGATCGGAGTCTTCAAGGGACAGATTGTTTCGCTTGTCAGAATGCTGGCTGATAGGCTCAATAAGCCTTGTAGTATCACGGGTGTCACTCCACTTAGTTCATTTTCTGGTGTCACCAACAAATTTGACAAGTTTCCGGATGAGGACTACATGCAACACATCAAGAACTTGCATGCTCATTTCTGTCTTCCGTTTTCAGAAGATCAGATCGTGCGTGGAGATTCTAACTCCCCGGATACTTGGACTCGGGTATTGCCTAAAGGACCGTTCGATATAGTTTACGTGGATGGATGTCACGAATATGATTTTGCTGTCAAGGATTTAGATGTTTATGGGAACATGGTGAGGCGAGGAGGCTATCTCGTTGTGGATGATGCCAGCAACTTTCTGAATATGTATTGGGGATCATTCCCCGGTATTGAGGATGTATCTCGTGCGGTAAAGGACAGAATCGAAGGAAAGCCAGACTGGAAGGAAGTTATGGCAGTTATGCATAATCGAATTTTTAGGAAAATCTCTTGATTACTCCCTTATTCTAGCTCCATTTCGGTAATGTATGGGTGAAGGGGATGATATGGAAAATCTTATTGATGTGTGGTATTTCCTTAACGGAATCAAGGAACAGGCTGTCAAGGTTATCCCGGAAGATCAGTGGTTTGATGTGAAGGCCGCTTGTGACGATCTGTTTCGACAGGCTTCGGGAGGAAAGTATGAGATTTGTCCTGCGTGGTGGATCATTGGATTTTATCGGTAAAGAATGGGTGACACTATGATGAACGACATTCAAAAACTGATTGATGCGAATGATAAATCTACTCCCCCTACCGGGGTCAAGATGACAGAACCCAAGCTCCTGAGTGAGTGTGGGACGCTGTTGGTCGTGGACGGCACTCCTGGCGAGCAGTATCAGATCGAGATTGCTCCGGGAGACTATCTGATCGTTCGGGCTGGGGCGACTGTCAACAAGCCGTCGGCTCGGTTTAGCCATCCGAATGTGGCTGCTTCCGGCAAGGTGGTCCATGAGTTCAAACACTATCGCTGTAGTGGGAGTAAGTTCTGGACGGCGAAAGCTGGTATGGATTTCTACTTCGTGATTCCTCGGACTGCTATCAAGATGCTTCCTGAAAAGGGATACTCCTACATCCCTGCAGAGATCAACGGCGTCAAGGTGACGTTCAATGTGAGTGGTGGAACGGCGAATGGTTGGACGGACTGGCTGAATATCAATACGACGATTGCGGTCAACCACAATTTGTCTGACCTCAAGAAGATCGCTGAGGTTGCTGTTCGCAACTCGCCGTTTGAGCCGATGGTAGTGCAGCCGCTGGGAGATGAAACTCGCTGGAATCAGTTGGCGGCTCGTGCGTCGAAGGGTCTGGTTGAGAAAATCGCCAAGTTGGCCGAAGATGGCAAGTGCCCGGTTGTGAAGTTTCTTCCTGGTTTTGAAGAGAAAGAGGGCAATGTCGTCAGCGTCAATCGTCGCTCTAAGAGGACCATGCTGCCTCATGGCGATGAGTGTCTGAAGAAGTGGAGCACGGATTACACCGGGGCTGTCAAGAGTTTAGTTCTGGCGGTAGCCGGCAATTATTGCCGTGTCCTGGCTAAGGTCGGACAAATTGATTGGTATGAAACAGCCAAAGCGAATGGAATTGCAGCATGAAGGCAGCATATTAACAGATCGGTCCTAATGATGGTCTTGACAGGGATTCGAAACTCGTCATGGCAGTTGCCCGCACTTGTCGTGAAGCTCTGATTCTGGCATCCAAACGGGCAACATCGTTCAACAGAGAAGGTTCCGCCGGATCACTTCAAGAAGTGCGGACCCAAGGGTAGATGATTACCGCAAGATCATAATCTGCGCTAATTGTCATTTTTTATTGATATTTCTTCCCTTAATGGAGGAGATCATAAGAATGGACAATGCTCGAATTCTAAGATTGGCTGATTCCGTTGCCTCTGTGGAATATCCTCGTCTCGAATTGAAGGATACTGCTAAAGCACAGGATACGGAAATCAAGGTATGGGTCGTGGATGGCGAATATATTCGCACCTACATCGATGAGGAATTCACCAATTTTGGTCAGCACTATCGTTTCCCGTTTATTCCTGAGACAGAGTTTTGGCTGGACAAGGAAAGCTCAAATGATGAGTCCAGTTATTACATCGAGCATCTCAAAATAGAATGGTCTTTGATGCGCAATGGAAAATCCTATGCGGAAGCCATTGTAGAGGCAGATCAGGTCGAGAAGAATATTCGTCGGAAGGATGGGGATATTAAACAAGTGATTGATCCCATTCGGAAAATAGTTGATCCTAAGTTATTCAGAATAAAACTCATCAAGACGCTGGAAAGCGGAGTCAAGGTATGGGTTGTCAATGGACGACTTGTTCGCAGTGTTTTGCATATAGATTTTACTCAAGGCGGTCACGAGTATGTTTATGAGTATATCCCGCCTATGGATGTGTGGATTGATAACGATTTGAATTGGCAAGAACGTGGATTCGTAATCCTACATGAAATTCACGAGAGGAATCTCATGGAACAAGGTGTTCCCTACTCTAAGGCTCATGCTGAGTCAAGTGCGTTAGAACTGAGATGTCGGCAACAGATTGATGATTTACATGATGCTTTAGCGATAGATGGATGGTCATGAGAATGAAAGGTGAATAACTATTATGTGGAATACATTAGAAACTGTTGCGAAGAATCATAGATTCAATGTGGATGATTTTGTGGAATACGCATTGGACAATCGTGAGAAGTATCATCTTGATCCACACAATATGGTTAATACTTGGTATGTTGATGATTTGATTAAGGATTTTAAGGCTTCAAGAACTGCGGCTATTTCATCTAGGATTGTCGAGAGCTTTTTAGCTGATCGAGTGGCTAGGGTATTTGTTGGTATCGATTTCCCAACACAGGACGCTCTTAATAAATATCAAAGAGAGCATGATGTTAGGAAAGACACGAAACTGAAAGTGGTGAATCGCAAGGCTCCTCCAGAGGGGAAATCTCCTGACGCACAACAAAATAAGTCTAAAGTGACGATGCCAACGAAGAAGGATGAGACGGCTGATCCTAAGCCAAAGAAGAGAATTCAATACAAGGCGTATATTCCGTTAAGCAAGCCGAAGCTAGTAGATACTCTCACAAAGGGTCATTTCACGCTTATTTCTGCTGGCAGAAACAAGAATTTTCCAAAGGAAGCAGGTATGGCACCTGATGATGAGTTTTTCCACAAGAGACATGAAAAACTTAGAATTGATTTAGAGAGGGCTGGTCTTCCATACACCGAGGTTGTAGGTCATTATGGTGGTCCAGAGAGCACGTTCCTAGTGTTTCATGACGATACCGAGCTAACGCCAAAAACACAAAAGTCCTTGATGGTTCATCACAAGGATGGTGATGAAAGCAAGAGTCGCCGGAAAATGCTTGAAGAACTCGGAAATAAGTACAATCAGGACAGTGTGCTTCATGTTGGAGCGGGCAGGAATGATCTCGTCTTTACAACGGGTAAACAGGTTGGAGAGACTTGTGGAGGGAATGGATGGAAAGAATCTCCAAAGGCTAAGGACAATTACACAGACATTGAGCTGGAAGATCGAAAGCATACGAAGTTCAAGCTTGATATTCATGAGTGTTTTGAACGTGGCATGATGAATTGAAGAAATGGAAGGAGGGCAATATGACTGTGAAAAATATGATGTCTTCATTATCTTGTGCTATGTCGGGAGTAAAATTGTGTTGGGTTCGGAATGAAGATGAGGCTAAGGTATATGTATTAGCAATCATTCCTGAATCTGCAAAGACGGCTTTGAATGTTTCTCGGTCTAATAAGTTGGCAGATCGAGCGAGTACATTTGCTCGCAGGGAAGCTGGTCGTATGGGCAACGTCATATCATCTGGTGTGTTTATGGGAGGAAATGGAGACGGTTCCGTGTTTGCAACAGGAATTGCCGATCTTCCAATGACACCAGAGATCGAAAGACGGCTTACTGAAAGCGGAATATCTCAACTCCGATAAAATATATGGTCGGATAAGAGGACCGCAAAAAGAGTGGTAGATTTTTATTTCAAAATATTTTGCCTTCCGCGTATAATGTTCGTGTTGGTTGATATAGTCAATCTCGAACGAATTATCTAGGAGGATGGCAATATGGGTCAGACAAGAGTAGAGCGTAAGAGGTGGCAGAAAAAGCAAGCTCGTGCCAATGCGATTCGGAAGAAGCGAAACATTCAGAGAAACAATCCTGATAAGAGGTATCGTCTGGATGTCCTGATTGATGGGGAATGGAAGGAAGGGGTTCGTAATTGGTCTTACAGGCATCAGATCGAAGCTCATAAGATAGACACGGAGAAGCGGCGTCAGGATGGCGAGGAGATCGTTCCGGGTCGTGTGATCGATACAAAGCTTGGAGAGCTGATTTTGAATATCGCAGGATCGAAGCCGAAGGGCACAGCTCCAGACAAGATCGAAGATGGTGTGAAGGCGGCAGACCTAGAGATTGAGCCTACTGTGGAGTCTGAACGGGGACCGGACAATGTCGTCACCATCGACGAGAACGTCGAAGAGACTCAAAAGAAAAAAACATTTTTTTCCCGTATTCTGAAAAAGAATCGGTAATGTATGGATGTGAGGATGTTCTACTGAGGATTTTGGCGTTGCCATAGCAAACCGAGTCATTGGCTTAGCGGTCAACAAGACAGGAGAGTGAGGCGATGGAGAAGGGTTTAGCGGCCATCCAGAATCCTCAATAGAGAATCTGAGTGTGAGGCGACAAAGCTGGTTCAATTCCAGTCAGTAGTAGGGTCAGCCCGAACCTGGGACGGTATGGATCGTGGCTTCACATGTTCTTTGACAATTTGGACTAGTGATGGTGGTGGGCTTAGAGGCAGCCACCTTAATGAGTGCATCGCTGAGAATCACTACGTGAGTGCCGTTGGAATAGCGGCTATTCGGAGTGGCGCAACGGGGATTGGGTAGGCCGGACGGAACCGGATGTCTTGCATCTCGAAGAGACGGAAGATCGAAAGATCATGCCGGAGCCATCGGGGGTGCGGTAGAGTGTACTGCCCTGTTGTGTGGCGAAGGAGGTTGCGGCTCCCGGCGTCAAAAATGTTCGTGCGGACCGCGATTTTGACGTAGGCCATACTCAACCGCATGGTGGATTCTTTGGCGTAACAGCACGCCATCACAAAGTCCTTTCGAGTATCAGCCGTGGAGCTAAGATCGGGAAACCGATTGGACTGAGAAGCGGCTCAAGTCGGGTTATGAAATTGGACCCGAGACGCTCGATGCTCTTTGAAAACTGATTTTTACTGGTAGTGACACGGCATTTAACGTGTCTGCGCATGAAGTCCCAATGCGCTAAAAATCCGCAAAGTAGGGTAATTCCGAAACACGGTCAGCCGTCTGAAAACAGGCGGCACACACAGGCAAGGGTAGTAAAAGGCTACAGGGTCTCGAAGGAACCTGAATGGCTGCCACACCCCCTCCGAGACTGTGACACGGAGCAATCCGGGCGCAAGTCGTAGGGAACAAGGGTGGTGAAGCGGGGGGAAATTTGGGCAAGGCTAACGATGCCTCTTGTCGGGTGCAATAGTAAACATGGAGGTTCGTCCTCTTGGGCAAAATAAAAAAAGAGTCGATGATCTCAAAAAACATCAGTAAGACCTCTAAGTTAATGGCTTCTCAAATAAAAGGCTGTTTTTTGGAGGCGGATGAGGATGAGGGAGACAAGTGCGACGGCGAGAATCCGTCCTGCCAGTTTTTAATCTTGAGGTGACTGACACCTTATTGGTTGTCAGTAATCGCAGAGGACTGGCCGACTGTACGTCCGGAGTAACACCCGGAAGAGGCAATGTCGGGCCAGTAATGCGGCAAGGCGGTTCCAAGCCCGCCTGTGAGCAGGTCGAAGCTAAATCAGGGGGGAGATGATCCCTTCCTGAGATTAGTTAGGTAGAAGAGGTCGCTAATGGCTCACGAAATCGGGAAGGATATGCTGGTCTTTATCAATACGAACCTAAAACGAATATAGCAGAGAATCCCGATGATTGGATGGTGGGGAGGTAGTCGATTTCCCTAGAGGGGAAATCGATTGTCCCGAACCCGATGACGGAAACGGGAATGAAAAGCTCCCAAAGACTGAAAAGGTATTCCGTCAGTCGTGTTCGACCTGAAAGGGCGTCTGTGGAAATCGGACTTTGACTGGTGACGGCGACCGTAGCACTGTAAGGTAGCCAGTCGAGATAAAGGAGATCGGTGACAGGCTGGAGAGACAGTCATTTGATTTACCTGCGGGAGTGGCCGAAAGGTCTGTACGCTAGGTTTTCCACTATGACCCCGCTAACAAGCGGACGGAAGGCTCGATCTGTAACGACAAAGCTGAAACTCGGCGGCAGACGCCAGAAAGGAACGCATGAACAGGAGAATCACGTTTGCTGGGTGTACTATCGCCGTAGTTACCAGCGCCTTGTTTACCGGGTGTACTATCGCCGTAGTTACCAGCGCCTTGTTGGCCGGGTGTTCCGACCCGACGCCAGTGAGCAACGAGAAGCTGAAGGCCGAGCAGAGCGGAAGGTTCAACGTCACGTCTGCTCAGGTCATCAACGACGCTGAAGGGCATAGCCGCGACATCCTTGTGCTGCGCGACGTGGACACCGGCCGCGAGTACATCGCGGTAATGGGCGCGGGGGTCGTTGAAATGCGCATGCAAAGCAACGGGAAGACGATGTACCAGGTGGAAGAGTGACGCGGTTGTTCGCAACAAATGGAGGACAGCATGAAGATTGACCAACTGATCGAAGAACTGCGGCGCGTCCGCAAAGAACACGGGAACATCGAAGTGACCTGTACTGGTAGCACATTGCCAGATCAAGACTCGAATATGACCTGCGGCGTGCCAAACGTATTCGAGACAACCGTTGAAACTGTGCGAGTCAATGAACAGCATCCGAGACACGGAAAGGCGGTGCGGCTGTGGCTATGATTGAGAACAAGGAGGTAAGCATTGAGCGGTAGTGAATTTTTTCAACCGTCTGGTTCGGCCAGACTGTGGAAGGATCGTGACTGGAACGACTACCCGATTGGCACCAAAGCGCACGCCTTCAACGGTGGGCACTGGACGCGAATCCGAGACGGGTGGAAGTGGTTTTGCGGCGACACGTTTCCGACACCAGGCGGGAACGCCATAGGCGCGTGCATTGAGTTGCCGAACGAGAAAGGTCAGCGATGAGCGCCACCACAAAGCCACCATTTGCGAATGACGCCGTTGGCGCTCATCCGCTGGACCGCTTGGTTCGGCGATTCGTCGTCCAAGAGGCAAGACCCGACTGCCGCGATGGATGGTATGCCGACCCGGACATCCCAGAGTGCAAGGCGCTGCAAGAAGCTATTCACAAACTGAGACATGAATGTGAAACAAATCGCGGACATGGCGAAACGTATCGGCATCGGATCATCGAGCGTACTGAGCGCGTCGTGGTTTCGCCCTACGAGAGAGTTGAGGCTCCGAAATGACGAGCGAAGCGAAGAATGAAGGTAGCCCTCAAACGCCTGGTTCGGCGGTTCTGTGGGCGTGGTGGGACGCCGAGAAAAGCGAATATCGCCACCTGTACCCGTCTGAGTTGGTCGTCCGCATGTGCTCGCCAGACCACTACAAGCGTGCCGAGGCGGAAGGACGTGGCAAGGTCACGCAAGTACTCGTGACGCCGAACGACAAAACTCAGTTGCAAGCGAAGTGAGTCAACTGGAGCGCCTTGTTGGCGCTCCGCTTTGAAAGGAAACGACGATGAACAAGGAAGATGTGAAGATAAGTTTTGTATTCATCGTGCTTGCGCTGCTGGTTGTCGGGCCGTCGCTGTTGTTGCTCATGCAGCCCTATTTAGAGGCGAGGGCGTTCAACAAGTTCACCAGCGGACCGAAGGCGACCTATTGGGACGCACTGTGGTCCGAATTGCGAGTGATGCCGAAATGAGTAGCGCCGAACACCGTGCTCTCCGTTTCCGGGGAGCGAGGAGAACCGAAATGACCGCACCTGAAACGCCTGCCACTCCCCGGCATACGGAGGAGCAAATGGTTCTGCACCCATATCAACGCATGTTCTTGGCCGCGCCTCCGAACGTGCAACTACGGCTCATGTACGGTCGCAAGGCAGGCCGCCAGTCTTGGATGGAAATGCGTCGAATCTGCCAAGCGTATCTCGAAGAGTACATACAGAACACAAGGTTGAGGCTCCGAAATGAGTGAGCGAATCGAGCAGATGAAGGTAGCATCGGACGCCTTGCTGGGTGTTCCTGACCCATGCAAGACGTGTTCCGACAGGAACCAAGACCCAGACGATCCTAAAACCAACTGCTACCACTGCGGGCCTCCAGCGTGGGAATGCCATGACGTTTTCTTTGCGGACGACGATACACCCAACTTAGGGCTAAAGTAGCCAGATGCTTCTGGTACTGCTTGACGGGAGGGAGAGGTCACCAAAAATTTTTTATTGTATTCTGGAAGGAATCTGGTAATGTAATGATGACGAGTGGATAGATGGACATCGGTATTCCGCTCGATGATGCAGGTTGCCTAGCTGCTGCAAGGTAGGAGCGATGTTCAACTCGGTAATCGTCGGCGAAACTGTTGATTGTTCTGGTTGCCAACCGAGTATAAAGAAGTGACGTAACAATCTGCTGGAAGTAGGCTTAGTCCGAAACCTCTCATCGGGTGCATGAAAGCCCGACTGTTCTTTGATAATGGGGGCGTAAGGTATTCGACGTGTGGTGTTGAAACCTGATGACATGCCGAGGACTCAGGTTGGCCTCGTAAATCTTTCCTGAAAAACACTAACAGGCAAAACTGTTGGATCGGTGACTCGCTGGTTCTTCGGTCCGGCTTCGGCTGCTCCGATGCTGGCGGCTGCTTAACAGCACACCTCCAAAACGCCAGAGTCTCCACGACATCTGGATGAGGATTAAAGAATGTGGGTGACGATCTGCAAAGACAGATGATACCGGGAATGAGACGCACCGGGGTAGATAGTCAAAGACATCTCGGAAAGACGGGATAGACCAAGTCCGGGGTCGATAAGAATCGTGAAGAAGCATGTGTATGTTAGGTAGTATGTGTCATGCGGACAGGAGTTCGACTCTCCTCGCCTCCACCATTTTTCTGAAAGTCGAAAAAAGTGTTGCAAACTTTCAGAGATAGAGAGTATAGTATTCTTGTGAACTAATCAAACTCCTTCAGTGTTGAGATACTTCTATAGAAAAGACAGCGTTCTCAATGCGACTATTGGAGTTTGATTAGTTCACAAGATTTGGTTGATGCCTTCAGTTTGTGGTTGGATGGACGCTTTAGCGGCCAAGATCAGAGATTTTAATGGGAAAAAACACCACAAACGTCTATCGGTGTCGGCTTTTGATTGCGGGGTGGAGCAGCCAGGTAGCTTAGCAGGTTCATAACCTGAAGGTCGCAGGTTCAAATCCTGCCCCCGCTACCAATCAAAGCCGGACATCTATAAAAGGATGTTCGGTTTTTTGTTTTTTAGGATGGCAATGTTCTATGTGGAACATTGATAATAAGGGTGCCGTAAGGCACAGAATTGGTGGCAGAAATGTCACCTTCAAGGAGGATGATAGAAGAATGAGCACGTTCAAGACGGTAGCGAGGAAGAGGGCTGCGGCGGCACGTCTGCCGAGCAACGCAAAGACTGTTACGGTCAACCGGGCAGGTGGAGTGGCGTTTGAGGTCTCTGACCCGGCGTTGAAGCTCATCACCATGACTGGTGGTTCGTTTTTCGCAGAGCCGAAGTTCTATAATGCTGCGGTCTGTGTGCCGAAGCGTGGGACTGGTGGCAAGTTCGATAAGCTGGCCGAGAGGCTGGAGATCGTGGATGGCAAGCTGAAGGGCTTTATCACCTGTGATGAGCTCCCGGAAACTGCCCGTGAGGTGATTTCTACGGCTTTGGATGTTGCACGGGGTAAGACTCCCGAGGACATTCTGGCTATCGCCAACTGGCTTCGTAACGAGATGAACATCCGTTTGACCCCGCAGGTCTTATTGGTGTTGGCCTCTCATGTTGATGGCACGAAGCCTTTGGTACGGAAGTACGCTCCGTACATCGTGAAGCGTCCGGACGAGGTGAAGACCTGTTTGCTGGTTCATCGGTTTCTGTTCGGACTGAAGAATCTGCCGAATAGTTTGGCTACCGGTCTGTCTGATGCGGTGGGTAAGTTCGGTGAGCGTGGACTGATGAAGTATGACGACACTGGCTTCCCGACTTGGAAGGACGTGCTTTGCTGGCTTCCTCGTAAGGCTGGTTGGCCTTTGAATGGTGAGGTTGCCAAGTATTTCATCACCGGGAAGATCGATGACCCTGCAAAGACTCCGATCATCGCCGCTCGTAAGGAGTTGGCGAAGAAGACGGTGTTTGACGATGAGGCTCGTGATCTGGCGAAGAAGTCACAGGTCAATTGGGAGGTCTTGCTGTCTCAATTCGGCAAGGAGAAGAATGCGGTGTGGTCGTTCCTGATCAACAATGGTCTGGTCGGTTACATGGCTCTTCTTCGTAACCTGCGGAACATCATAGAGGCGAAGGTTTCCAAGGATGTCATTCAGAAGGTGTCGGACAAGCTCTCGAACAAGGACGAGGTTGTGAAGTCGAAGCAACTGCCGTTCAGGTTCCTGTCTGCGAAGACGGCACTGGATGGGATGTCTGGCGAATTCGATCTTGCAGACTTATCGGAGGTCGAGGCAGCTATTGAACTAGCCGCAAACGAGTCATGTTACAATATCCCGGTTATTCCGGGTGAGACCATGCTGTTTGCTGATAACTCTGGTTCAATGACGAGTAACACTCTGTCTGAGAGGTCGGCTCGTGACTGTCGTGATGCAGCGAACATGCTTGCGGGAATCGCAGCCAAGGCGTGCGAGAGGGCATATTTATTCTCTTTCGGAACGAATGTGAAGGAGGTTCGCTTCGCCAAGACGAATACCGTTATGGGCGTCTGTGAGAAGGTGAAGAAGTCTGGTAATGGGGGTGGAACGAATGGTCATTTGTGCATTGAACACCTGATCAATTCGGGTAAGACTCCGGCACGGGTAATCATCCTGACAGACTGCCAGATGTGGGTCGATTGTCAAAATGGTGGTGGTCAGCCGTTTGCAGATGCATGGGCGAAGTACAGGAAGTCAAGTAAGGCTGCGGCTGAGACTTGGCTCCACCTCGTTCACCTTAACGGGTACGGCGATGCTCCGGTTGATGCCGGGGATCATGTCAATCAAGTTGGAGGCTTCAGTGAGAAGATTTTCTCTATGATGCTTCAAGCCGAGGGCATTGGAGGAACGGTTGCTCTGCCGACAGTGGAGCAGGTTCGTGAGAAGTGGACCGTGAAGTAGTCTTTACGGGTAAAACAAAAAGGGAGTTGATACTGGAAACGGTATTGACTCCCTTTTTTCTTTATAGTAATAATTCTTTGATATTTTGTATATAGGTGTAGGATCGCACGGTCAAAAGATTGTTCAGAGAAAGGGAGGAATGATTATGGTCTACAGGAGTAATCCGACGGATAAGCAGCAGAATGAAATCGAAGTAGCAGCCAATGAGGGCGGTATTCCCGTTCTGATGGATGCCAAGACGAGGGTTATTGGAAAGGCTTTGAACACGGCGCCTTTGAAGACCAATCATGGTTCTGCGGTTGGTGGAGAGAGAAATAATGCTGGCGTTGTGATCCCGCATTCTGATCGTCCTGGAAAATTTGAAACTCCGGGTAAGGCGTAAAGGAGAATCGACATGATTATTCAGCGGAATGAAGTTAAGGTCGCTCAGGAACTGGTTGCTGTTGCGAAAGAGTTACAGGCATTGGGAATAGGGCAGGATATGGCGGCTGATCCAGATGCAGTTGGTAAGCTGGCCGATAAGCTCTTGTCTCGTCTTGGTCCTGCTAAGTCTCATCCGCTTCGGACTTACGGCATAGTAGACCTTCGTCCGACAGACACGGTTGAACAGCTCGCTCGTGCTTGGGCAACGGTGCTTCTTGCTCAATAACTAAGCAATTTTAGTCTCTAAGAGTGAGTGTAAGGCGGAGGAAGTGTTATGGCATGGAACGGAGCCGGATCAAGTTGGCAGTATTCTCGTTGGGTGCGTAATGCATCTAGGAATGCTAGGATTACCAATCCAACTGGATTGGAAGAACTTCTGTATCGAGTTTGTGTGGCATCATTCTATGATCCCATTGCAAACACGGGTACAAGACCTTGGTTAAAAGAAGAGTATTTTAAGAGGGCAACGGCAGCGGCTGTCGGAAGTGCATATCAGTGCAATTTGGCTACTGAGCCTATTTCGGTCATAGTCGAATTGGTTGATGTGATAGGACGAGACCTGAAGAGGCTTCCTGTCACTGACGCCGAGAAATCGGTTTTGGACGTTCTCGGATGGATTCAGGAGAGTACTCTTGCTATTCAGAGGCGTTTAGGAACCGGAACTAGGTTCGGCGGTGTTGGTGGTTCGATAGTCACCGTTGTATAAGGAGAAGAATTATGGCAAGTAGAGAACTTATTCAGAATTCGTGTGACGCTATCGTTCGGACCGCTACGATCACAGAGGCTGATTGTGATGCGCTGGCAGTTTCTTTGATAGCCAGAAATGCTGAATTGGCAGACCCCACAGTATACGATGCAGCATTCGTCACGCTAAATACCATCATGGTGTCTCTCGGGGCATCAACTTATGATCTTGGCAACTAGTGTGATTGCACGAGATGATCAAAGAGAAGTAAACAATCTTCCCAAGTTGCACGGAGACCAGCAACATTTTGTATTCAGACATCGTGGATCGAAAGAACCATCGGTTACTGCAGGAGAAATTGAGGTTTTGAAGTCTAAGGTTCAGAGGGCATTGGACCTGACATAAGGATTTCCGGCGACGTAAAGTCATCGGGAAACGGAGTTGGATGTTCTAACTTCGGAAGTATTAATAAGTATGGAGGATGCAATGGCTACTACAGTAGCGAATGAGAAGTGGATTCTGACAGTCAAGGAACTTCACTTTGGATACTGCAAGGAAACATTCCGAGCAGGAGCAGTCATCGAACTGGATGAGTCTAATGGCAGGCTCATTATTGACGGTCGGCGTTTCAATGATACCCGTGACTTGGATGTTCTGAAACGTCATTCTCAAAACTTCCCGAATAATCCTTGGGTGATTCCTTATTCCGAAGAGGCGAAAGCGGAAGTCGTTGAGGCAATTCGTCCCAAGCCGGTGAGTCAGCAGAAGATTCTTAAGCCTGATCAGCAGATGCAGGTTATCAAGTCCGATCAGGACCTCAATGAGGAAATTGACATCAGTGCAACGAAGGTGTCGAAAATCAACTCTCTGGCCAAGGAAGCTGCCAGAGCCAAGGTCAAGACTGACGGCATGGAAATCATCCGTGGCGATGAGTCAGTCGAAGATCGTCTGGAGAGTCTGAAGGGTAAGACGGATATTGGCTCCATCGCAGAGAGGGCTCGTCTGAAGGCGACTGGTTCGGTAAAGATGGCTGTCGTCAAAGATGATAATCTAGGTGCTGGTTTCGTCGGCAAAGCTCATATGTCTATGAATGCCGGACAACACCTTCCTTCCAGAGAAGAAGCTGATGCCAAGAAAGAAGACGCTAAGGCGTTGGCCGATACCCGAAAGAAGGAATCTGCAAAGCTCAGAGGCAGAGCCGTAGTCGAAGGGGATGACCAAGTAGGTGCTCGTGTCGTAGAAGGCGATGGCGAGGCTCCCGAGGACATTGGTGAGGCTTCTGAACAGTCCACTATGGTATCCCAGAACGAGGGTCTAAAGGCTGAAAACGAGGCTCTGAAGGCTCGTTTGGACCGTTTGGAGAAGATGTTGAGTGCTCAAACGGCTCCAAAGGTTGATGCACCACGTCGTGGTCGTCCGCCGAAGAGTTTGGGCGAGGAATGCCGGTAATCACGGGGGAGTAATTCATGCAGTTTCCATTTCAATGCAAGAAATGCGGGAAACGGTTTGATGGGGAGTACCCGATTGGTAAAGCACCACGGGTTACTCCCTGTCCTTCATGTAAAGGCACGGCAAACCGTATCTATGAAGGGCTGAGTCTCTCCGTAAAGGTAGGCGGAGATTTTATTCGTTCGTCTAAATTTGGAGAAGAGATGAAGGCTAAAAACTCGAAAGCCGCTTATAGACAAAAGGGTCGAAAGGCTCCAGTCCGCCTGGCAGCCTACGATCACGGTAACGGCGATGTTCGAGAAGTAAAATGAAGGAGAAGGCTGCATGAATGAAGTAAATAGTTCTCCTGCGACTATCAGATTGTATCGTACATCCGATCTGTATTTCGCAGCATTCCTCTGCAGCCTCGATTTCCAGTTGAAGACAACAGAAACTTCCAATACGCCGGATGGAGGCAAGAAGGTTGTCTTCGTGTTTGCTCTTCCTGACCAGGACCTTGCTAGGACAAAGGCAATGTATTTTGGAGGAACAGGAACAGTCAAGGCTCGTGTCTTCGTAGATCATTTGAGAAGCCTCAAGCAAATTTGCTACTGCTGATGTAATAAATATCTGATACTTGGCACATAAATAGAGGTGCCAGTGATAGACAGATTAGACAGCATGGCTGCGAAAGTAGCCTTTCAGTTTTTTCGCAAAAGGGCAGCAAGAAGATTTGATCTTCGATGCTGTCTTTTCTAATTTAAGGGAGAAGGATAGAGATTACAAGGATGGTCTTGAACAATCAGCCCGTGATTCTTTAAATAAAATGCTGATAAAAGACCTTATTGGTAGAGGGCATGATGTCGTATCCGTCGAAATCAGCTTAGGGAAGTATCGTGGATCAAGGTTCGTTACTTCGGCAAAGGTAGCGGTTCGGTTGAAGGACATGAAGGATGCAAAGATTTTGGTAAAGGAACTTCAACGGTATCATAGGCCGTTACTCATTGAAGTCATTTGAGGATGGAGTGGCGGTTTACAACACCAAAGCGGAGGGTAGCCGAAATGAAAGCTGACGATTGCAAGACAACCACGGGTGAGGCTTACCCTCCCGAGCCTTGTTCGGCCTCATGGCGTTTCCGTGTGGCCTGCGTAGGTTCGCACATTGCCAAGAAATACGGTCTGCTCTGCGTTGACGAAACGCACGGTGGTCACGACCAGCATTACGGTTGGCCTATGCGGTCGATAGGGCTGGAGTGGTCATGGCGGCGGAATACGTGGTTTGCAGGGTGGGTATTAAGGCCGAACACGGTGCTGAGGGGCGACGGCCCCGGAAAGGACGCATGACTACACCAAACACGGGCGCCGGGGCCGTCGTACCCTCCGGCACATTGTTGGACGATCTTGAAATCGCGCTCGACAAGATATTCTCCCGTAAACGCGAGAGACTCATCACTGGCGGTCAAGTCGTCGGCATGAAAATGTGGCGCACTGAGTTCTCCGGACAGGAATACGGCGACGTGCTCGACAAGGTGAACGCGCTGCGTGACTCCATAGCGGCCAACATCAGACGATAAGAAGGTTCAGATGGCGTATAGCAAGGCGTGGCAAATAACGCCTTTGGTTGGCGACGAGTTTCATACAGATGGGCTAATAAATCACGATGGTTATGATTCTGGAATTTCACTTCGAGAAGTGAAGTGATGGAGAGAGGAAGGATGGTCGCAATGAATAGTCGAGAGGATATGATTGCAGACAGAGTTGCTCTGGAAGTTTCAGGGAGTGGACTCCCATTGATGGAAGATGATGAGTGGAAAGCTCTGAAACATCAAAAAGACGACAATTTCCAAAAGACAGAGCGAGATAAAGTTGAGAAACGCCGTATGATTCAGAAGAGGTTGCGTAGAAGAGAGTCATCTGAAATCCTGAAAGTTGCCAAGAGTCTTCTAGCCAAGAGAGAAATCCAAGACATTTTGAGATTGGCGAAGTCGGTGTTGTCTGGAACGGACACTCGGACAATTCGTGGGACAGGCTGGACAGAGCAGGAAGCCCTGAAGAATGCCTTGGCAGAGGATGAGCGGGAGTATGGGCACGGGGAAGGCTATGGGGGTGGATCAGGATCATTGAGAGCGGTTATTCGGAAGAAAGTGATTCGGGAACCGAAGAAGGCAAAGCGGGTGACAATCGAGAAGTTTCCGATACGGAAGGGGCCTGTTGAGAAACGATTTGTCTTGGAACGTCGGTGGGGTTTTGATCGTGATATGCCGATTGACCGTGATCCGAAGTATCGAGAAAGGTATGAGACGCAGGGACAGGTTCTTGCGGCTGCAAAGGAATTGGCACTTCAGTACGGCACGGAGTTGGTGATTACGCTGGAAGCCTTCTGTGTTGGGGATACCAAGCTGGCTATTGTGAAGCCGGAAGAGGCACAGACTGGCGAGTGGATGTTCGAGTGCGATTTCAGGAGTTGATATGTCGACATTCCCCGGAACATTCATTCCAACAGGGTTAGGGACGACGGCGAAGTTTAGTCATCTCGTTGATGACTTGATGACGCCTCGTCTTATGGCTTTTCGTCAGATTCATATTGATGATGAGCCGTGCAATCTCAAGCCGGATCGGGTTACTTGGTACACCACTTTCGGGAATTGGCTTCAAGGTGCTAATCTGACACTTCGTAAGAATGGCATGATGTTGGACATGACAACTGATGTCACAGATATAAACTATACTTATGGGACATTCAAGGCGGGAACGCCGGACTTGGATGGACAGAGGGCGTCTAGAGACACGGTGGAAGCGTCATATGTTTTTGATTACTTCACTCAGCCAGTTTTTGAAGGTTTTATTACGGCGGCTGTAAGTGTCATCAATTCGACAGCAGTAGGACCAGCAACGAGTTATACAGTGGATTCAGCACCGACGAATTGGGAAGGTGTGATTGTTGACTTGGCATATGCCATGTGCATGGAGAAGCTCTTGTTGGATTATGACTTATGGAGGTATCGTTTGGTATTTGCCATAGGTCCTAATGAGATGGAGGGTGGTGGAGGGGATATTGCCAGTCAGCTTACGACGCTCAAACAAAATGCAGAACAGAGGGCAGAAAAGGCGATGGACAACCCAAAATTCAAATGCGGGAATTACCTGTCACCGCCTACATCTTTTTATTTCAATTCAATTCGTGGTCTTGGGGGTTCAAGAGGAGCACATGGAGTTCCTTTCTTGTCAGGCAGGCTAAGGGGATGGAAAAGTAATCGAATTGGTGGAGTATGAAGTGATTTATGGCGACTTGTATTGTGACAGATGTGAGGTGAGATATGGCAACTAATGCGATTCGATATAGTTTATCAACGTCTTTGTCGAATGGCTTTCTTTCTGATAACTATTCTGTTTCTTCTGGTTTGACGGCAGATCAGACGAATGCGAATATGGTTAGAAAAACACAAACTCTTTTATCTGCTTCTGCACAAGGAGATTTACTAGATATTGGTGGTGTGACAGTTCCTGGAATGGCGATATTTTCAAATCTTGAGGCTGTCGTAGGCGGTAACTTCTGTGAGATTGGAATACAAGTTTCTGGAACATTTTATCCGTTCTTGAAGTTGCTTGGAGGACAGCAAAGTGGTCCTATGTTTCTTGGAGCTACGACAATTTATGGGCGGGCTAATACTGGAAATGTGAAGTTGTTTTATATCATATACGACAGGTAAGGAAATCAAATGGATTTTGGAAGAGAGGTAGAGGAGATCGGCAATCTGATGATGTCGGCTGCTTTGATTCAAGAGATTCGCCGTGAGGTTGCCACGGTGATGCGTGATGGTTTTATCGTATCTGATGGGATACATCATCCTCTTGGAGGAGGCTATGATGTAGTCGTGCGTTGTGGATCAGAAGATCGTCTAGATGTATTTCGCAGGATAAGAGGGAAGATACAGGACGTGCAAGTGGAGAAGATTGCAGACGGTGTGCTTGGGATCAAGTCGGCTCGAAGGATGAGAGGAAGGCTATGAGATTCTCATTTAAAGCATTGGTCATAACCTCAGTATTGGCTTTTGTGTGGCCTGTATTGGCCGCTGATGTGACGAACAGTTTTGGAACCGTATTGGCTCGAAAAGTGTTGATTGGAACCGTCTCTAATCATTTTGAGGTAACTCAATCAATTACCAATGGTCTTGCCTCGACAAATTATGTGATTGAGGCTACCAATCCAATCCCTAGCTGGATAACCTCTGCGATTAACGCCGCGACGAACGGAATCCCGCACGGCTCGCTGTCTGGCATAGAAGGCGCGGGGACGCTGCACGTTTCGGCGGCAGAGACGAGCAAGGTTGCGACCGCATGGCAGAATCCATCAAGCGCAACCAACTGGACGTGGACCAAGACAGATACGGAAGTGACGCTGACAGGATATACCGGTCCGAATGAGGTGGTGATTCCTGATATGTTGGATGGGTTGCCGGTGACTGGGTTCGGGAATATATTTGAACTCAACGCTGTAATCACGCGTGTAACTGGTGGTGGGAATATCAGGTCAATCTCATTCAGAGCATTTACTTGGTGTTCTGAGTTATTGTGGATTGCGCTCCCCAATGTTACGACAATTGGAGACCAAGCATTTCAAAGCTGCATAAAGCTGGCGGATGCAAAATTCCCTAACGTCACGACCATTGGAGGCTATGCGTTTGGCTATTGCGGGGATGTAAGATTTGACCCTATGCCTAATGTCACTTCGGTTGGGACGTATGCGTTCTATCAGTGCCAGGACATGGGATCAATGTACTTCTCAGGGAACGCACCAACAGAAGCACTTAATGTTTTCGATTTAGCTAATCCCAGCATTACCAACTACGTCACCAACCCGACCGCCACTGGATGGGGTGCGACGTGGAACGGCAGACCGGTTGTGCGGTTGCCTGTCTACGCCAACCAATTTATCGGGGGAGGCGCAGGAGTGTCCAACGTGCCTATTGCTGGCGTGACCGGGCTGGCCGACGCGCTGGCGGGCAAGGTGTCCACCAACAACTTCCTCGGTTTGGTCAACGGGCTGTCTGTGCGCGATCCGGTCTTGTCGCTGGCGGTTGATGCAACAGGCCCGTATGCGACCGTTACGCCGTCGCCAGCCGGCCAGATTGAATACTGGTTCGGTCAATCAATTGTGCAGTACGGCACCAGCGTGGTGGTGCGGCTGACGGCGGGGACTACGAACACTCCTGCGCTCAACTATGTGTGCGCCTTGCCGAACGGGACGATTACGAATTACACGAGCTATCCGTACTTGACCAGCGGCACGGCGGCGGATGCGCGCGCAATGATGTTCGAGATTTTCCTGATGGACACCAACAGCATCGTGGCTGGCAATGGCTACGCGATTAGGAGCTGGACGGAGAATGTGGAGAACCGGCGCGGGCTGGGGCGCGTGTCGTGGATCGGGGAGCGGGTGCGACGGCTTCCGGCGATATGGGAGAGCGGCGTCCAGGCTTCTGTCTCGACGACCAACTCCAGCGTGACGGACGCTTACCTCACGACGACCGATGGCGTGGGTTGGCAAATGCACAGCCACACGATTCCAGCCAACACGAATCGGACAATGATGTGGGTGCTCAACTCGGCGTCGGGGTTCCGGGCAATCACGAATCTGAACGCTCTGACGGCACTGCCGAGCGGCGCGGCGATGTTCGGGTCGGTCGGGGATTGTCACGCGATCAATGTGTTTGCCTTTGTGGAGAGCGGAATCACGCCGAAATCGACGCGCCTGATGCTCAATCTTTCGAGCGCGAGTTACACGGCTGGTCCTGCTTCGACTCGGCTGGCCAACTGTATCGCGGACGCCAGCAGTTACGATAACACAGGCGTACCGGTTTACATGCAAGGGATGACAATCCGCATTGCCCGCATCGTGGTGCGGAGTGATGCGGCCGGCCGGACGTACTGGATTTATGACCGGCGCGGGCAGCCGTTGGGGACGGCGGGCGGCGGGGCGAGCGGTAGCGGGGAGAGCGATCCGATATTTGCGGCATGGCTTGCGAGCGCGGCGGAATCCATGCCGACGACCGAGCGCGTGTACACGCCGACGATCACGCAGGCGACGGCGGCGGGGATCACGAACACGATTGCGGTTGTGCCGACCAACAGAATCTATCGGCTGACCGTGACCAATTTGACCAGCGTGCTGGCCTTCGACCTGTCCGGGCTCAACATCGGCACGCAGGTAGCGGATTGGTCAACCATGATTACGGTCGCTCATACGAACGTGAGTTTCGCGTACCCGGCGACGAATGCGACGTTGCGTTACTTGTCCACGCCGACGGTCTCGACGACGCGCTCTAACCAACTGCTGCGGGCGAATTGGCAGGCATACATCTGCAGCTTGGGCAAGACGAACATCATCTGCAATCAATGGGACTCGTTCTAACATGAGAACACTCACACTGACACTTTGCGCGATGTCGCTGGCGGCGGCGGCGGTCTGGGCGGGGATCCCGAGCAGGATTGACCCGCTTGGGAAGCTGGGTGGCGACACCCATTTCACAATCACCTTTGTTTCCGGTACTCCGCCAACGACGCTCTCGCTGGGCGTCGGCGAGGCATACGCGGGACCGGCCACACCGTCGCAGGCTCTATACGACGCGGGCAATGGCGTGTGGACGGCGTACACGAGCAACACGATTACGATGCGCGGGCGTTACATCAAGTTCCGTGGCGACTGGAGAAATGCAAGCGGTGCATATCAAAACATGTTCCACACCTCGCTCACGAGTCCGACCTACACATGCGAGTTTTCGGGGACTCTCGACTACGCGGCTACGGCGGTGAATGCGTACAGAGCGATTTTTTCCAGCAACCCGCGGGTTACTGCTATGCGGACAAATCCGTTTCGGAAAATTACCGGAACGCCGACGGCAGGTATGTTTTTAGCATCCTTCATCAACATGTCTGGCTTGGTCGGGCCACTGCCTGACGGATTCATGGATACTTCGGCACTAACCGGGCCACCAGGGTCAGGCATGTTAGCTTACACCTGCTACGGCATGGTAAACGTGACAGGCCCACTGCCCGCCGGATTTATGGACACGTCGAGGCTAACCGGGCCGACAGCGGCGAACATGTTTAACAACGCCTGCAACAATATGTCCAACGTGACCGGCCCACTGCCTGACGGATTTTTGAGCGCCATCAATATGACCGGACCGCTAGCGGTGGGTGCGTACTACTACGCCTGCAACGGAATGGCAAAAATAACGTCAGGAGATTTCCAGATTCCCACGAACATCTCAATGACTGGCGGAAACATCGTTGGATCGTTGGACAGTGCATGGAGAAACATGCCACTGTGGGGCGGTCAGGTTTTTTGGGGCACGAATGTGATCCATACTGTGCTGACGCCAACGAATGATATCAATACGTTTGCCTCATCAACGAACGTGCCGGGATACGCCACGATGAGTGCGAACTGGAAGTAAATGGAGGACTCAATAATGTACAGACTGAACGCAGACGGGACAATCACGGACTCGGCCAGCATACCGGAGAATCAATGCGAGTATGGTGGGTTGGTGCGCGGGAACTTCTCCGCATTCATGGCGAGGCAACCGGTGGCGGAGCGGCAGGCCGAGGGATGGTACGAGTACCTCATCGAGGGCGACGTTGACCAGCCGACCGTTGACCCGATCACGGACGCGCTCATCGTGCCGCGCCCGGTTCCTGCCGCGCCCATGGTGGAGGCCGATCCGCTTATTCCATATGCCGATATGATTTCCAAATTCTCTGCTTTATGGGCAAGTCTTAATATTGGACCAGTGCCTTCTGATTGGTCTACGGCGATGGGGTTAGTGTCAGAACAACCAATTGAGATACAAGTAAAATTATTAACGTATCGTGTTGCACTATCTCCTGTCTGGGATGTATTGTTAGAAAGGACTAATCAATGAGTGAATCAATATCTCTAACTACAAATGAGGAGTATTACTCTGGAACTTGGCAGGACATTCAGGATGTTCTCAGGGTTCTGAACATTGGCGAAGGTAAGATGGCTCAGGTCACTCAATCGATGGTGAGTCGATATCAAGAGATGGTCGACAGGGACATAGATGCGTTACTCTCCGATGTTTACGCCGTACCAATAAGGGCGTATAATCAGGTGATTCAAGGAGGAAGTGGCTCTGGAACAACATCAGTTCCTGGATGGATGAATACTGGATCAGTAGCTATTCTGGCAGGAGAATCATCAGTTACTGTTTCTGGAAAGGCATGGATTAGTATTCCAACATCTATTGTCGTTTCAGTTGTGAAAGATACTGGAATTTTCAATCTCTATGCGACAGTCGACAATAGTTCGATTACGACAGATGGATTTACTGCGAATTTATCTGCTGAGGCTGATGCCGGATACTTTCTTTCGTATGTGGCTTCAAGGGAAGCAAGTACTCAGACCGTTGTTACTGGAGTGACAATCAAGGTGTTTCCAGGTGATGTTCGTAGGGCAGCTAGGTATTGGACTGCTGGACAGCTATTGATTAATGAGTTCCAACAACTTGAATCTAATATTACGGAGCAGGCTACACAGATGGTATCAGATGCCAGAATGCAGGTATATGCAATGAGTCGTCCGAATCATCGTATTCCTGGGCAGCGTCGTAAGAGCAATTTGAGTCGAACAATGCCTGCTAACTTACAACCGTCTGCATTCCCTGAGAGACCTTCGTGAGGGTTATATGAATAGGATAGCCTCTGAATTGATATTTCTTGCTTCGGAACTTCTTCCTCGAATTACGGCTACATTCACTAGGACGCCGAAGATCGAGGATCGGGATTTGTCCAGCATTCAGATGGATATTCAGAGATTCGTCGGAACACTGAGAAAGAACGAGGATTTGGAGTGCTTTGTCACTCGTAGGGATGATGGCAAGGTGATGGAGATAACCGTTGGTTTTACGGATCACGAGTCCATGAAGGGTATCATTGATGGTATGGCAACGATGCTTAAAAAACTCGGTAAAAGGTCTGGTGTCGATGTCAAGGTGACTGTAAAAAACTGAAGAAAAATCTTTAGAGATTTAAGAGGTGTATTATCTATACGAACCCTTCAAATTTGATTACCACGCTGATCAATCTGTTAGATCGAAATTCTTTACAGATCAATCGGGTAGTTCAGTATTATCAGGGCAGTAGTAGGAAGCTCATGGTGCTGCCGGGGATGCGCAGGGTCATACCTGCCGATGCCTACCCGGTATTGGAGATAGAACCGGGGGATGTGCCTAACCAATGGGCTACTACGAGGTCGCAGAGGCCAAGGTATCAGTTTAGATGCACTCTGAGTGCGAAGATTGATAAGGAACAATTTGGAGTTGAGTATATCTGCACCTTGGGATCAGCAATTGTCGAAATTATGACAAGTCCTGAAAATCTTCAATTGCCTGTTGTGAATGAAACAAAATGGGATTTGACAGGTGGGTTGTGCCAGACTTTCATCTTGGATAGTTTGGTAGACAGTGCGAATTATTCGGCTGACAAACAGGGTTCTATCAGAAAAGCGGAGTTCGACTGGTTTGCGGTGATTCATGAGCCTTATCCAGAAGCAAAATGGAGAGTCAATAGTTCTAGCACGCCAACTGTGATAAGACCGATAGTGCTTTCTTCATAATTATTTGATATTTGACCTATAGATAGGAGTTTGGAAGAGAGACTATCCCTATGAAGACGAACGGAGAAATACTAACTGGGTTGATGGATAAAGCCGTGGCTGATGGTGAGATTCCGTATCAGTCTAATCGTGCTGCTGTTGTGGCTTTCGACATCAGAGAAGACCCTAAAGATGGACAGATTGAGTTGATGTCGATGTTTGAAGGTATCGATGTTTTCCTATCGGATTTAGAGCAAATCAGAGATGGCTTGGCAGTTGTTGCAAGGAAGGCTAGGTCCTATGTTCGATAGAACTGGAAAAGTAGGTCCTGCGTTCGTTAAGGTTGGAACGATAAGGGATATGAAAGCTGTTGCTGATAAACTCGGTATGGTTCGGGTAGCCATTCAGCAGATCAAGGAATCTGAAGAGGCGATGATGGATAAAGACATTAGCGACCGGGACTGGAGGGAGGCCGTTTTTCTGACCGTGAAGGCGGCTGAAAAGGGCAAAGATTGGTGTGAGGATACGATTGAGCTTTTGAATAAGATCAAGCGGAATTCAGAAGCCTATCTAAGGAGTTTGTAGATGGCATTGGTGGATACAGCGACATTGATTGCAGTAGCAGATCGAGCTGCCTATCAATATGGTCAGCTTCAGGATGCTTGTGCTGTTGTTCAGGCTGTAGGGAATGGGTATTACTTCGACCTAGTTTCCGTAACAGAAGATGCAGATGTTGAAATTCCCTGTAACTCTGTTTATTATGATGTTGACCATGATCTTCAGGTTGATTTCATGGTCAAGAATGGGACGAGGCTCGCAGGCGTTATAGGCGGAATGGAAGCCCACTTTAGTCGTGATAATGGATCAGGAGTGCCATTGCAGGTGGGTGGATGGGATGGGTATCTCACATCCAAGGACCAGCGGGTAAGCTATTACTTCGCCAAGTTATTTTTTGCAACACATGGGTTCTATATGTTGGCTAATAATGTCTTTTCGGAAAGCGAGGATCAATTTGCAAGATTGCAGGTTACAACTGGACCCGGCTTGACATACACAGACGGTGTGAATTATGGGACTGGTTCTGCGGCTAATCCGGCAAATGGGACATTCTATGCAGCAACTCAATTAAAGGTGGTTGTGACGACAATGGGTGAGGCACAATTGGACGTGAGGCTGTCTGTGAAGGACCAAAACAATAATTTGACGACTATTGATGTGACGATACCCGGTGGTTCACTGCCAGGGGCAGAAATATCAATTGGAACAACGACTGATCGGTTTCTTGACGTTACTGCAGCTATTTTCAATCCAGAAGGCTCTGCCGGGACTGTAGGAGATGATATAAAAGTGGTGAATCTTAAAGAGCGGCAGATTGCTCTTTAAACTGTCATTTATTTTTTATATTTTCATCTATGTATAGAGTGGTAGGAGTTAGGCTGGAAAGAAAAGAGTTTTTACTAAAGAGGGAAGAAGGAGGATAGCTATATGGGTATGGGATATCAAGGATTTGTAAAATTTTACAGGACTGGTCCGTCGTCAGACCCAATCGTTGTGTTGGCAACCAGTGCAACTGTCAATCTTGTTCTGGAGCCGATCACCTCACAGGCTGTGTGGGGTGCTGGCTGGTATAATGCAGCCGAAGCTCACTATGCAGATAATGCCGTTCGTTATGAAGGCAATATCGATCTAGAGCTTCAGATGGGTGCATCCGGTGGGTTCTGGAACTTCTTGCATCAATTCATTGTGACGGCAAGAGCATATCCTCGATCACTGGAAATCAGTCCTGACGGGTCACATGTATACAAGTACCTGACAACTGGCACTTATAATACGAACTATGATACGCAGGGTGCGTGGTGCCGTTCTGCGAACTTCTCCACATCAGAAGGTTCGTTTGTGACATGTTCTCTCGGTGTCGTGTCCATTTTCAGGACGGAGAAAGACCCTATAGGTGGAACGAACTATTCAGCATTCAGTTACATTAAGCAGGTCAAGGGCGTGATTGCTTCGGACTGTTCGGTGTTGGCGTTGACGAATCCGTTGAATCCGTCGGGTAATAACGTTAATCCGATCCCATACTGGCGGACGAATGCCCAGTTGGGTGTTGGAACGTATCCTGGTCCGTTTGGAACGGTGACGTTGCCTCAAGCTGGAACGGAGACTGTGGATTGGAGTATTGATATTACCAACAACGAGAAGATTCTGTATACCTGCTCTGGCAGTCGTCTACCTCGTGCAGTGTTGATGGGTCCGATGGCTGTTAGCGGAAATGTGACGCTCTATCATCCGAATGGCGTGTTCGATCCGATTCTTGGTCCCGCAGGAACTGGAACTTTGACTTCGCCATATGCCAGGGCAGAGAATACGTGGTTCCAAGTTGCGATCAATTATGGAACTGAAAATGTCAATACCTATATCGAGCTTCCGGCGGTGGTTATCGAGTCGGATGATTACAGCATACAGGGTGCGGAGAACATCACGAATCGTGCATTCGCGCTCAAGGGAATGGGTGGTCGTTGCAGTAGTATTACGACAACTTTGCCTCCTTGCATCATCTCTGACTATGCTGGTACGTTGCCGCCACCTCCCTGATCAGTGATTAGATCAGTGGGTTAAGATGGTTGGTGTTCCCTTACGAAAAGTTGGGATGAATCGATGCTAGGCTACGAGGGATATGTAAAGATTGGTAGTGTTTACGCTCTCGGGACAGGAACATCTGTTCCGAGGGCACGCACTCGGATAGACTCTCAGGGAGCTTATGGTGGTCAGCAAAAAACACCTGTAGCTAGTATTGGAATAGGAGCGCCGAGAGTTTATGGATGGCCGACATTCGATGGGTCAATCAATTTCGAGATAACCAAGGACATCTTTGCCGTTCTAAAGGCTTGGATTTATGACCGTGATGGTCAAAAAGATATACTGTTCTCTACGAGGAAGGATAATGAGCAGAAGTATGTTGATACGTTTTGGAATTCGATTTCGATTTCGGCACCTGAAGGTGGATTGTTAGATGGTTCATTAGGTTTTGTGGCGATTGATCAGGATACTTATGCCTATGGGACTCAGGGGATGCAGGGGTATACTGAAAACGAAGCAGGAGAAGGGTTGTTGTGTCCATTAGCGACGGGAATGCCACCTCCGTTGAATGCGAGTGGAAATAATTGCAATCCAATTCCTTTCTGGAATTCAAAGGTTTTGTTTGGTACAGATGCACTTGACTTGCTTTCATGGAGTTTGGATTTCTCACAGGATGTGGTGAAGTTTCAGGCGTGTAATTATACAATTGGACCACAGGCACCAGCATATGTCGGTGTTGGTCCGATGACAGTTTCATTAAGCGTGGCGTGGATGTGGATTACGAGCAACGCACCAGCTACTTATCCGGGAGATAGTGTGGCTGCTGCGACGGTGCAAATTGCTGATACAAGTATTGGGTTGAAGAAGTTGGAGTTGCAAACCAGTTCGGATGACGTTCAATCTTCGGACTCGACAACTCCGGTTCAATTGGAGTATGCTGTTTATGAGCTAGATTCTCCATAAAGCGGAACTTAGGTTTTAACGAGTGGAAGCTCGGTATTATGATGAAATTACGATGTCAGATGAGGGCAGATGCACAGGCATCAAATTGATGCCTTATTGTGTACTGCTCTTCTTTGTTTTCTAGGAGATAGATCATGGCAATCGTGCAAGCAAAATCGCAAGAGCCTCGTGTTGATGAGAGGCTGATGAAGCCGGGAAAGTTTGAGATCACTAATGATACGACTTTCACCGTGTGGATTCATGTCAAGGAGAGAGATGGCCGGTGGATTATTATGAGTGGTCCGGCCAAGGGCGTTGAATCCAACAATGTTGTTTTCCGCATGTGGACTTATGAAGAGATGATTGAGATGCGGAAGATGGCGACGACATACGATTCTCAGAAGCGGATTCATATGATTGACAACGATGCGTTGAACAGATTGAAGATACAGAGGCTCATGGTGTCATGGACGTTTGACAAGGACAATCCAAGGTTGAAGATTCAGCATGTAAACGGGGTGATGACGGATGAGGGATGGAATGCTTTTATCAGACTTCAACCGAATATCGGTTCTTACGTCATTGATGAGATGAACAAAGTTTATGAATTCAACGGCTGAAAATGCTGCTCGCCAGAAATGTGCGGAGTTGTTTGATCCTGAACGTGTTACGGTTCGGGTTAAGACTTCACGCCGTTTTGGATTCTGTTTGCCGGACAAGGACGGAGACGAAGAGCATACTGCTATTTTTGCAACAATGACGTTTGGCGACAATTATGCCATCGATCAGGCGACTTTATACGAGGTAGAAGTAGGAGAGCAATTAGGAAGTGGGAAGAAGATCACAACTCAAGTGTCTGATATTAATGAGTTCAAGAGGTTGATTGTCAAAAAGAATCTCTTGTCGTGGAGCTTGGACATTCCGATAGAGCGGGATCAATCAGGGTGGATGACATCGGATAGTTACTCTCGTGTATCCAGTGTTCCAGCACCGCTTCTTGAGGCTTTTGTAAGTGGTTTTGAGGAATCCATGGAAGTGTCTAACGAAGAAGAAGAGAAGATTTCAAGACAGTGTGCGATATTATTTTCTAAGTCAGGACATGGAGTAACGGACGCTTGTGAGGCAATAAGTCGTTTCTGCACTCTGGGTAACTTCTCTGAGAAGTTTGGAATCAATAGGGATTCGCTGCCAAAGATGCCTTACAAGGAGTTCCTGTTGTTGAAGATTGTGATCGCAAAGGAAAGCGATGCCTTGAGAGCTCAACAGCCAAAGAGTCATAGCGGAGCAGTGGGACAAAATGGAAGATCGAGACCGAGTCGTAGTGTGAGGATACCGCTTCCAGGATCGGGTGGTGCATAATGGTTCCAACAAAGAAAAGATTGGGTTATGGTGGATCGGCAACTGTTGATGGTCATCAGGTGTTGATTACATCTGGATCATTTTCAGAAGCCACATCAATCTCATACTTGAATATGATTTCAACCCCACCTAGTTCTGCAATGGCAGGGAGGGTAAAACATGCTGATGGAACGAGGGAATACACAGGATCATTGGCATTTGACATATACGATGATACCATGAGTTTGTTCGTTACTCCGGCGGGGCTATTAGAACGATATTATTCATTTGATGTGGGTATTCACGATGGAGAGCAGAACTGGAAGATGAAGGGTTGTAAATTGACTTCATTGATCATATCAGGTGCGGCAGACGGATTATTGAATGCCCAATTGTCATTTATTGCGAAGGCAGGAGAAGCTATTGAGTCAGTCACAAATGCGTTTATAAGGGATACTGCGATTCCTTTTGGGTATTGGTATTCCGGAACAGGAACATCAGACGATATTGTGAATTGGAGTCTCACTATGAATCAGGAGGCTCAACTGATTTATAAGAACGAGAATTTAGTTGATCCAGCTTACATCAAGGTTGGATTGGTGAATTATGTTTTATCGGTAACATCATACAAGGCTTTGACTGCGCCAGCGACGATTAATATCGCAACAAAAAGTTTCACGTTGACAGGAGAGACAACGGGAAGGGGGTTCGCCTATGGCGGACTCACAAACCTCGGAACGTATAATTATACGTTCGAGACAAGTTCAAACACAAACTCAAACTCTCTCGTGATTGCGGTTTCACCGTAAATTACGATTGGGAGAAAGGGAAATATGAATACAGAAGCAGCAGCAGTTGAGAATGAAGCAGTTGAGACTCAGCCAGTTGAGGGACAAACTCAGAATATTGCCGTCAGAGCAGACCCGGATGAGGAGAAGCGTAGTGGGGTAATGGAATTGGCTCAGAATCCAGAGGCGATTGCTGCCGAGACGGTAAAAGTCGTGAAGGAGAAGCCGGCTGCTAAGCCGTCGTTCTTCATCAAGAAGGCCGCTCGACATATTATCAAGCTGGATGTTTTGACGAGCAAGGAGGATGGTCGGGTTCTCAGCGTGTCAAAAACTGGATTGGGAATTGACTTCATAAAAGACTTCCCGTTCATGGTCCATACCGAACTTACATTCGAGTTCTCGGTGCCTAATTATGAGGACATGAGCACATACAGGCAGCGTAGTTCTGTTTATCGCCGTGAAGCTCAACAGGTGATCGTTGACAAACTTCAGCTTCGGAACTTCATGTTGGTATGGCATCTGAAAGATTGGAATCTGACGGATGAGAATGGCAGTAAGGTTGATCTGATACTTGATCCAAATGGATCGTTGTCAGAAGAATCTCTGGCTATGGTTTATGCAATATCGCCAACGCTTTTGGATGTCGTAATGACAATTTTTGAGAAGGAAGTGCTTCTCAGCTAAGTTGGTAGGAGGCAACAATGCCCTTTAACACAGAAGACCTTGCCGATAAATTCGGATCAAGTGCTGAGGATATTCGGAAGAATCTCGATGGACTGATCGAGAAAGCCGAAGACGCCGATAAGGCATTTGAGAGCCTGACTAAGCGGCAGGAATATGCCGTCAAGATTCAGGACAAGTTCGCAACGGCTATGACAGCATCGTCGAAGTCGATGCTGTCATTTGGGCGTTCAGGAAATACGGCGGTAAGGGGCTTGAAGGCTGTGGGTGCGATCTCAAAGACAGTGGCATCGTCCTTGGGGTCCATCGGTGTAGGGGCTGGTGCTGCCGCTGGCGGATTCAAGGCATTATCATCTGAGGCGTCTTCCTTCACTTCTGACTTATCAAGAACAGAGAAAAGCGTTGCCGGATTTATTTCAAGCATCGGAGGGTTGGAGAAAAAGTTAAAGGGTATCAAGTCTGCCTCTATTCCAGTTGAAATGGTAGTTGGAAGTCTTTCGGCATTGGATGATATTGAGAAGAGGCTCAAGGCATTGTCAAAGAATGTGAAGGTTAAGATATCAACTGTTTCAGCAGGTGCGGCAAGTCAGCCTTCACCAAGTGTGGCACCGGCATCTGCTGGAGTAACTCAAAAGGCGGCTAAGGCGGCTAAGGCGGCTGCGGATAAACAGCAGGCATTACAACAACAGAGGTATGCCCTAGAAAGAGAATTAGAAAAAAAGTCTTCGTATAGCAATCCAGGATCGGATGAAATTCAGACTGCTAAAAAGAAAAACCAGGAGATTGGAAAGGCGGCAGAGTCTGCCAAGTATCGACAAGTTTCTGAATTCGTAAAAGGAATGGATGATGCTGCTGAGGCTGCATTCCTGTTAGATAAAAAGATAATGGGACTGGATAAGGCTGTTGAAAAACTCATTTCTAACAATCAAGAATTAGGACAAGAAGTCGTTCTCGCAATGGATAAAGCTGGGGAAGCTGTTGAGGAATTGTATTCCCCGTTGAATCAACTTCGGGAAAAGGGCGAGATGACTGTCAAGTCATTCAAGGATTTATTCAAAAAGGATATAGCCGGTGGTGCAGTCAAAGAATTGGAAGATTTTGCCGGTGGTGCCGGTAAGAGTGCAACAGGGATGACTGCTGCTGGTTTGGCTGTAGCTTATCTAACAACTAAGGTAGGTGATTTAGCTAGAAAGTTTGCAGATGCGGCTGTTGGATTGGCTAAGTATAAGACAGAGACGGCAGCTCTTGAACGTACGATCATTGGGATAAGCAAAGGTGGGTTGGATCAGATGCGTAAGCAACTTGATCTGACAAGAGCGGAAGCAGCGGGATTTTTTGAAGTTGTCAAGAAGGGTGCCAATGAGCTTGGTATGACTCAAGACAAGATCATGGAAGTTGCCAAGGCTTTGTCAGACACTTTTGGTGGAACACAGACGGAAAGACTTAAGCAGTATATTGATCTATTGGAGTCTATACCAACGATTGAGTCTGATCTCAAAGTGACGGCAAACATGGACGATCAAGCAGCGGCCATTTTTGCATTGGCTGAAGCAGGCAAGATGGAAGTGGTCATGGACCTTCAGGGGGCTGGACTTCTGGGTGGTCAGAAGGAGAAGAAGCCTGGTGCTGATATGGCGAATGCAGCGGCCAAGACGGCACGTGTGACAGAAGAAATTAACGATTTCCTACTGAACAAGTTGTTTCCGACTTTCGGACAGTATTTATCGGAGATTGTGTCTGGGCTCACACAAGTTGTTGCAGTAGCAGCAGCTACATTTTCGGCGTTTACTGCACTTGCTTTCCTCACTCGGGCTGCGACGGTATCCAATGTTACGACTCGGTGGGAAGCAACGAAGGTACTAGTTACAGCCATTGCGGCATCCGGAGGACTTGGAGGAGGTGGTAAGCTACCACGATTGCCGGGCGGAGGTGGATTTTGGAAAAACATGTTTGGTCCACTTGTCAAAATGTCCAAACCATTGTTGAAACTCGCGAAGGGACTCAGTGTCGTCTCTATCGCGACACTTGCGGCGGAATATGGTTTCGGGAAACTTGAAGATCAACTGAATAAGACTGGAAATTCTTTCGGAGCAGCCGGAGCCAGTATTGGCAAGAGTGCCGCATCAATCGCAGGGTTTGCAGCAACAGGATTTATGATTGGTGCGGCATTTGGGGGTGTATTAGCTCCGATTGGTGCCGTAGCTGGGGCTCTGATTGGATTAGCTCTCGAATTTGATAATCTTAGCGAATCTGTTCCTACGCTTATAGAACGTTTTACTAAGGGTCCAAGGACGCCATGGGGCGAGGCGATAGCCAGAGATACAAATGAAAATATTTCAGCACATCAACAATCAAATAAGAAGTTGATGAAGTCTGGATTGGAATTGCAACGGACATTCAAGAAAATTGAAGCTGCGGCAAACAGTGATAAAAACAAGTTCTATGAAATGCAGAAGGAATTGGCTGGTTTGAAGATTGGAAATCTTAAGGACATCGGCGGAACTGCAGAAGGATTCAATTCCGCTGTTCAGGGGATGAGGGATGCGACTCGTAAACAATATGAGATGCAACTTGTAGATTTTAAAAAGCAGCGTGATGAGATCATGTCGAATGGAAAGCTCGACGCAGATGCAAGAGCCGCAGCCTTACAGAGATTGAATAAATATGAGTTGACGGCTACCAAGAATCTCGTTGATGGGCTGAATCAGGCTGTTGAGGCTTTGTTTAATACGCCGGGGATCATTCAGGCTGGATTGAAAAAGGAGATGGCCGGGAAGATGTTGGATTTTGCCGATATGGGAGGTATGTCTGGAGAGGAAATGAAAAAACTTCAGAAAGAACAGGAAAAAGAGAGACGAAATCAATCTAAGGGTGTCATCGAAGCTGCAACCAGCTCTGTTGTAGATATTGCCGCTATGTTTGAGGTGTTAAAAGAGAAAAAGAAGCAGGCTGAAGACGATATTTCCAGAACAGTAGAGGCTGCAAAAGGTTTGAGAAACAATCCTTCTGAAGAGGAAAAGACGGCTGAAGACAATCTAAGGTCAGCAAGAAACGAAAGGGAATATGTACAAAAACAATATGAGGCATCTGGTGGATTTGTGAGTGGGGCTCAAAAAAAAGAAGCTGAGCTTGCCGAGATAAAGGCTAAGAATGAGTATGATCGTCTTCGTGAAAGGCGGATGCTGAAGGTTAAAATTGGAGGAAGGCTTTTTCGAAGCCAGAGGGATACGAAAGAAAGCAAGTCTGCTCTTGATGAAAATAAGACAGATCTGGAGACAACATCGAGTGCTATAGAAGCAGCTCAAAAAACCGTTACTGATAATATGGGAGTGAATACAGCATTAATGGCAAAGGAACTTGATGAAGCTCGAAAGAATGCGTTGAATAGGTTGAAGGTTGCTAAAGATAATGAGCGTGATGCGGTTAAAGATGGAAAAGGTCTAAAGATTGATCCTGCAAAAAAAGAATTGGAAGCCGCTCAAGGTGAAGTGGATGAAATTAATGAACAGATGGATGAATTGAGGAAAAGCTTGTCTGCTAAAATTAGTAGTATGGATAAAACTCTAACTCAGAAGGAAATTGCCAGGATGGTCAATATTATGACGGACTCAGAAGTCTCATTGGAAGATATGAATGAGGAACTTCTCCGGCATGCTGATTTTTGGAGTAAATATGAAGATGGAGTAAAAAAGAATACTGAGGCTATGGGGCAATTAGATGTGTTAAAAGAGCAGAAGGATTTACTTCAGAAGGAAAGAGCTCAATTAGAAGCCGTTGTTTCTTCTGAGAATGGAATCAATGCGGCGCAGGAGACGATAAATAATTCCGTTAAACGTATCAATGATTTGACCCGAGAAGAAATAGAGTTTCAGAATTCAAAACTAACCGTTCTTGATGAGGAGATGAGGAACGCTCAAAGAAATGCAGATCAGTATGGTCGGATTGCCAAGGAGGAAGGTTTAGTTGGGGATGGAATCAAGGCTCAAAGTGATGCTGTTAAAGCACAGGTGGCTCTGGTCAGGGAGGGGGTCTCACATTATGAGGAGTTGGCGAAATCATTCGAAGATGGAAGTAAGGCATTAGAGGCATCTCTGCCAGATTTAGTGAGAACCCGTAAAAAAGCACAGGAAGAATTAAATGCGCTTCCTGCTAATGCGAGTCAAGAAGATAGGCTTTCAAAACAGGGTGCTCTGGATGTCGCCAGAGCACGAGAAAATGACGCTCGGTCTCAAATTTCGAATCAGAAAAGGTTGGCTATTGAGGCTAGACAGTCAGCACTAGAATTGGAGGAGTCGCTCGGTAAGGCAGGAGATGGGATTAAAAATGCTCTTGATTCGTTTAATGCATCTTTGACTGGAATTCGTTTGAAAAATTTTGAAGACTATGCTGCTGTATTGGCAAATACGGCGGAGTATTATGGAGATGTGTCAGAAGCGGCAACAAAGAGTTTTGAAATAGTCAAGGCCACAGCAGAGGAAAGATATGCATTAGAAAGGCAAGCAATATCTGAAGGTCTAGAAGCAGATAGAGAGAAAAATATCGAGAAATTGTCTAGATACATGGGGAGTGAAGACGTTGCTGGTAAATCAGAAGAAGAAAAACAGGCATTGAAGGAGAAAAAGAAGGCTGATTTAGAAGCAGCGACACTATCTAAGTATCAATTGGATTTAGCCACAGTAGAACTCAATCGAATGAAGGAAGTTGTTGAGGGTGCAAAGAGGTCTGCTGATCTTAGATCATCCGAGGTTGATATTCAACAGGGATTGGTTGATGATGCCGCTTCATTCGCTTCTGAATTCGGTGGATCGTTTGCATCAATCCATGCTCTGCAACAGATGAATGTAGGATTGGCTCAGCAACAACTTGATATTGCTAAGCAATTCAGAGATCGGGTTCAGGAGACATATGAAGCTGCTGCCGGTGATGCTGAAAGGCAGGCTGCGGCTGGAATGGCATTGATGAAGGCAAATGCCGACGTGGCAACCAAGACCCTATCGTTGCGTCGTAAAGAACTGGGTGTCCAGAAGGACATCATGGATCGGTTATTGGGAAGAGTCTTTGGTGAGTTGAATGCCAACTTCGGAGCAAGAAGAGGCATGGGCTCCGATGTGGGCATCATGGGTGTCAAGGCAACTCGCATGAAGTCGGCTGCTGGTATCTATGTCAATGACGTTCCGGGTGGTAAGCCTGGAACCATAGCTGAACGTCAGGCAAAGAGGATGACTGGTGGTTTCACAGGTGGTGTATGGGGAGAAGGAGTTGGCACAGGTGGACCTCTGGATGAGTTGGCTAAACAGGGTGGTCCGATGGCTGAGGTAGCCAAGGCTCTTAGCAAGGGTCCTACGAGAGAGCAACAGGATGTCTTGGCTAACGCCATGTCTGGCACAGAGGCTAATACGGCGGGCATCCTTGCCGCTGTTACTGGTAGACCCTTAGGAGGAACAGGGGGCGGTCGTGCTGCCACAGCAACAGGCGCCGGTGGAGCTGTCACAGCAACAGGGGGTCGTGCCGCCACAGCAGCAACAGGGGGTAGTGCTGTCAAAACAGGGGGTAGTGCTGCCACAGCAGCAACAGGGGGTAGTGCTGTCAAAACAGGGGGTAGTGCTGCCACAGCTAAGACGGTGAATAATCAGACTAGTGTGGCAAAAGGTTTGAATCAGGCTACTGGTAGTGCGGCATCTAAATTCAAAGGACTGTCAGGAAATTACAATATCAGTAAGATGGCAGGATTGAAGACGGGAATCAGGGAGATGGGAGGATTGAAGACGGGAATCAGGGAGATGGGAGGATTGAAGACGGGAATCAGGGAGATGAGAGGATGGAAGACGGGAGGCTTGGATACTGGTGGATTCCGTCTGCGTGGAACAAAGGCGTCTAGCTTGGTTCCCCTTCGAACACGCAAGGCTACTGGTGGTATCCAGACACAAGGCGGTGGGTCGAAGGGAAGAAGTGTGTCGAGTGTCGGTTTGTCAACTTCGTCGAGGAATTCGGAACTGGCAAATAATGCAGCTAGAGCAGCCGTGGTCCCACAGTCCGTCGAACGAGCTATGAGTGTGGCTGGCGCAGGGACTGCGCCAAAAGAAGGGTCTGGATCAGGCGGGATGGAGATCAAGGGAGAGATGCTGGTCAAGTTCGACAATAAGGCATTTCGTGAAGTCATGGCACCTGTCGTTGTGAGGATTATGGGAGAGCCCGATGGCTCTAGAGTAATTCGTAGCACTGTATATGGGAATTGATAAATGAGTAATCCAGTAGTTACATTTACAAATTCAATTAATGAGCCTTCTGACCCATCTACCGTCCGAAAGACGTATACGATGAAGTCGTTCGATAGTATCGATTTCTTCTTGTATAACGAAAATCAAAGTTCGGATAATTTTGATCCATCTGATATGGGGCAAGAATTTTATATATGGAGTCGTGTGGAAGATGAAATCGCTAAGCCAGCTTTCGTTACAACAGACAGTTGGAAAAGTATGAAGGCAGCACCTTCTGGGCTTATTACTCCAAATAATTCTGCTATGCCCAAACTCATAGGACCATCAACACTTTTAGTGGATAACGGGGTGAAATCCCCAAAGGGTGTGTTTGAGGCAATGACGTGGAATGATGTTACGTCTGCATGGTATGATGGATTGAATTGGGTTCTGGACAAACTTAATTCGACTGTAATTGGAGCCGCATCTACGGAATGGTATAAGTATGGTCAAGTCGGATCACACTTTGGCTCTCAATATGTATTTATCAAGGCCAAGGATGATAGTCGTGGCGATAATACGATGGAGTTGTCATTAAAGTCTCCTGATAATCCAGTTACGGGAGATTGGGATAGCTCTCAGTTGGTGGTTGGTGGGGCATTTTCACTGATGTTGAATATTCTTGGAACTACTCCTGGAAAGGCACAGTCAAATGGAACAGATGGTATCAACCAGAATCAATGGAGTTTGGTTATCACATTTGGTCAAGTAACAATGACGATCACCAATGCAAGCACTATGAATGTTCATATTGCAGGAGATGGGGATGGGAATGATACCTTAGTCAATCTGGCCGAAGGAGCGGCAAAGGAAGGTCCTCCTCAAATGGCTCACATTACGGACAAGCCTCCTCTTCTCATCAATGTGTATCCGTGCTGGAACGGGATCATTGTCTCAAGTGGACAGCAGGATAGCCCTAATACGGTAAGATCGGCTGGAACATTTTGTCGTAAGATCAAGTCTGCATCGATTCAAGTATCTCCTTATTCGACATGGTTCGACCCAACAAGTCCGAAGGATGTGGAAGTCAAGACGGATGGTGGAGCTACCGTTGTTGATTTTGGAACAACAATGAACGTTGTTGCCAAGAATTGTAGGTTCGAGATCGCATACTTACCGAGATTCTTTATCAAGTCTATGGCGTTAGATGGTTGGTTGTTACTTGGAACGGATACAACAGAGATTACATACGACTATCATGTTTATACGATTTATACGAAGAACGATGATAGTGATTGGGCTATTGCACTTCCATCCCCTGTCAACTCTGGACATGCTGGAACGTTGGACGATATGTCGTATTTCTATATTCCATGGACGATGTCAACAGATTCTCAAACTCATAAGCGTTATTCTGGAGAGTTGTTTGCATATATTCTTGAATCAAAAGAAACTAGGTCATATAGCATCAAGAATGGCAATGGCCATTTCGATATAACTTGGACTGGAGGTAGTCCTGGTGAGTCAGGAGCAACTGATTGGAAGAAGTTCATCAAGAGTGTTACGGTAACTATAGACAAGGATGGATCAAACGGGTCTATGGTTGTTGACAAGTATGGAGTTGCCGGACAGGAAGCTATTGCCAATCAGAGTATTGGGGCAGTCGTCCTGGAGGTTAATGGAGGAGTTGGTACGGTTGGTGGTAAGATTTTCTATGGATTGGGAATGGGAATCGCCAACTCCGAGTTATCCGGAGATTCGACATGGACAGTTCCTTTGATTGGACTAGAGAAGAAGCTTGACGATATTGCGCTCATCAACGCTCCATTTATGGATGGCGAAACTCTTTCAACGGCAGTGGATTATCTTTGTCGTTATGCAGGCATCACATATAATATGGGATCAGCAGATTCGGGAGTTGCTCTTTCAGCAACAGAAGAGGTCAATTCTGCACGGTTTGATTGGAAGTCTGGAACAACCGTTAAGACGGCTCTTGATGATGTTGTTGATGATGTGAAACATACCTATGTTGTCAGGGACGGCAAAATTTTCTTTTATGAGTTGGGGTTAGATGGTCTTCCGGTCTCATTGGGTCCAGATAGGTCTATTGGATACGATATGACGAATATGATGATGACCGACAAGACCCCAGACTTCGACAATCTAAGAAACTTTGTCGTGGCGATGGCTCTCCAGAATGTGCCTGAAGGTCAGGGAACGCAGACTAAAGCATCGACTTTTCCGATAATTGAGTCGAGGACTAAGCGTACAACCCCTGATATTCCTTGGGCGAAGTGTCTCGTAAAAGGATATCCTGGGGTATTGACTACTGATCAGTTATCTGCTATTGCTGACAACTTGGATAAGATCAGTTCCTCTTATGACTTAACAGGAAGGTTGTCAATTCCTGGCAATGCAGACATTAAGCCATTCGATAAATGGGGAACAGACTACATCATCAAGTCTGTGACTCATAATGTTGATTTAGAAGCAAAAACATGGACGACGGATTTAGAATTCATGAGAAGGGGTGTATAATGAAGAAGTCACTTCAGTGGTTCACTCGAAATTCTCAACAAGTAGTTATGGCAAAGGTTTCTTCTATTCCTACTATAGCAAGGACTGGACCGTCGAATAGAAATTCTTCTGTCGATGTCGTGACGAAGAAGCCGGGAGAAAATATATTCATTGTTGGTGAGTCTGAGGTTGGTGGAGAAGATCGTGTTGGAGGGAATCAATGAATAAGAATCAGTATAAGCAACGAACGAAGCAATTTGGTATTCCAGTGCCGGGATGGAAAGATGGCATCTGGCCAGAATTGGAGCTTCTGAAGTGGCAGATGGTCGAAAATATGCTCATGGCAGCGATGCGTGGTAATGTCAATGCCGTATTTAGGGAAGGCAATATCCAGATCAAGAAGGATAGTGATGGAACGTATTCCGTGTTGCTTACATCGACTGGCAATGAGCCGTCTGTTCAGGGAACGGTTGGAGGAGCTTACTTCGATCCGAGTCGGTCTATAATCTGGTCTGGATTAGAGGCTGGGAGTTCATACTATTTGTATGTCAAGGGTTCAGAGAATACATTTCAAGATGAAACGGCTGTCGTTCCTGTTTCATCCACAACTCGAATAACTATGAAATATGTGACATTGATAGCAAAAGCAGATTTGACTGGTGATAAGTATGAGATTGATAGGAACCCTCCAGGAAAGCTGAATGCTCGTGATCTGGCACAACATGTCTTGGATTTCGATAATCCACATGGCGATAAATTGACTCAAGATGAGATTCTCGTCCGGAATCATCTGGCAATCGGTGACGAGAATGATGCAGATATAGATATTGATGTGAATGGTAAGGAGTATCATTTCTCGGCATCCAGATTGGTTTCAGTTCTATCTACTAGATCAGAAGTGGTAGATTTCGCTTCTGGCGGACTGGCTGGAACGGTGATTTCTATTACTGGAAAAGTTTTGTTTGCAAATACTGTCAGAACTGGCAATGGAGGGACTGTAGGTGAGGTGTCTATTGGGTTTTACGGGATAGACCAGACAGTAGAATCTCCAAACCAAATCGTCGTCAGGAATGAAGGCGATATTGGAATTTCGATGAGAGCAATAATAATTTGTGAGTGATTATGTCTACATGGACAAAAGAAAAGAAAGAGTTGTTCTATCATATCGCTCGACAGGCGGAGATAGTAGTCGTCAAGGATAAAGATGTTGTTGCATTTGTATCCGAAGCTATTGGATTGACAGGCACTCAGGGTACGCAAGGACTCGAAATTTATAGAGGGAATCCGGATGAGACTGGGTCGCAGGGATATCTGATGTGGTCTGAAGACGATCCAGCGCCTATTTTACCTTCTGAGAGAGTGCTTTTGTGGGCTCGAATATCGGGTTCTGATTTGGTCTCCGGATTTAGATGGGTACCGTATACTATTTCATCTGACCCTGATGAAACAGCAGTTAAACCTCTTCGAGAGTGTTATTCCCCTCGGGTTACTTATGATAGAACTAGTAACATGCTGCACTTATGGTTCTGGACGAATGTGAGTTGGAATTATACCGGAACGGAATATAATGAGGCAAATATTGTTCCAATTGGATATAAGGATTATAATGGTCTAATCAATACGGCTGAAGATAAGATGACGTGTAAGAGAGTCTTGTGTTATGCAGTAGGCCAATTTGGACATTACTGGATCAATGGAGGATTGTTGGAAGGCTATCAAGGAGCCTTGGGACTTCAGGGCGTTCAGCAAGCGCAATATGACATGATTCCCGTTTTCACTAGGCCGGTGATTATTACTAATTATCCTGTCACTGGATTGTCGGATGCTCCAGGATTAATAACGGATGGTTGGTATGATGCATTACAAGGGTTTCAAGGTGTGCAAGCGGATAATATCTCGATCAACAAGAATACTACCGACAAGCTACAGATATATGGCTGGGAAACTGGCTTACCGTTAGCAGCCAAATCAATCGCTCAAATCCTAATGGGGTTATAGAATGGCATTTAAGCTAATAACCCGTGTAGTCAAAAGTGGGGTAGTCTCGCTTGAGTATCTGCCATTAGCCCCTCTTACTGCTGGTTCCGCACACCCGCATTTGATGCCTGCGGTTGGTCCGTTATTTAAACATGGACATACATCTGCCATTGACCCTGCCATTCTTGTTCCAGAGCAATATGTGGAAGACCACGTTCACGATCTCGCAGGGTTCAAAAAACATACTCATCAGGTTGTTTTTGGTGATCATGTTGCCCATTCGCACGATAGCTCAGCCACAACGCATAAACACGAAGTTAGGTATGAGAGTAAGATTTACAAGTATTCTGTAACCCATATCACTGGTACAGATGAGCCAGTAGTTACCGAAGATGTTGGTGCGTCCGCTGCGTTTTACGTGCCTAAAGCAGACGGTGCATTATCAGCCGACACAACTTCTGAAACCATTGATGTTGCGTTGCGTGAGTGTCGAGACTTTGCCAACCCTACAGTTGCTGAAAGTGAGCTAGACGGCGAGCAAACTGTAGATGGGACTACAGGCCCCTCTACAGCCCCTATTTACGCTAGGTATGAGATAGGTGATGCAGAGGTTAGTGCTGTTGGCACAGGGGGGCAATCTACCTCTTCTGATATGCACAAAGGGGTTATTGGAGCCTCACCGACAGTCAAGGTAACTACTGATGGGGAAAATAATAAGCTAGTTCAAGTGGATAGTGAGGGTAAGGTTGCCAGGTATTATGTCACTGGAGCCTATGATCCTGGGATAAATGCTTTATATACCAGATATCTCGATACTAATATGTATGATGACCCAACGCATTCAAAAAGTATTGTAGTCTACCCTCATGTTATTAACATTTCGACCATTGTTAATGAGGGAGCTGATACAAGCTACCTAAATGTATACTACAAAACCAGTTTAGATGATGTAGCTGGTGGTTATTCAAATTATCAGCATAACGATATTTTGACCGTAACAAACTCCACGATTAATCCTCCGTCTGTGAACCTTGCTGGCAATTATGTAGTTACTGATGGCCATCTTGTTGAGTATGATACTTGGGCAGAAGGCGAGCTAGAAACTAAAATACAGTTCGAGGATGGTACTGGTTTCGTGCTATCTCAGTATGATTATGGCACTGAAACTTATATTCCAAAATTCAAAAAAGTAACTACTGAATTTTGGAACGCTACTGGAGAATATGTCGGTGTGGCTCCTGTTACTGGTTCTGTTATTGTTACCAGCACACCTATCACTGGTAATGTAAAGGCCAAATATGAGACGCCACCTACCATAAAATATTCACAAGTTCAAGCGTTTAATCCTCTTCCGCACGAACACGATTTAACTGCTACACCAACTTTCTCCGACTTAACGCACGATCATATAGGAACTGCTGACTACATACATTCACATGGTGCATCTGTGCCAACCCATACGCACGAGTTTACCACTACTGTAGTTACTGACCACACACATAATGTAGAGATAACAGACCATTCGCACGAGCCTGTCCTTGCGGGTATATGGGATCACATTGATGTTTTGAGCAATGTTACGTTTGTCCGGGAGGATGAATTATCGCCTTGGGTTCTGGATAGCGTGGATACGGTTTCAGTACCATATCCAAGACCTACTGTTGGAGCGGAGGTAGCCGATGTTGAGTGGCCAGTTGGCAAGGCCGAGGACGTTGTGCTAGTAGTTGAATCCAGCGCACCACTCATTACTGCGGTAAACTTGACTTCCGCATTAGCGGTAGGAACTGGGGCGAATAGGTTTGTTACAGGTATATATACCATACCTGATATTCCCTACGAGTCAGACGCTTATGTGGCTGGTAGCCCGGAAGTAGCTTGGCAGGCTGTGGATAAAACTGTAGCTGCGACGCATATTGGGGTTATTGGCGCAGTAGCAGGAACCGACGAGCAAAAGTCATTGGTAAGTCCGTATGACGAATTACACCAATTTTTGGCTAGAGAAGATGATGGGGTTCTAGTCAGGGTTAAGTGTGGTAAATTGCCGTCTGGAGTAGCACATAGCCATACATACACAAACATAATCTACAATCTGCCTGATCATGGCCACGCCCTACGAGTTCATGGGCATACTGTAGACGATTGGTATCTGCCATATAACCATACGCACGAACTGATATATGGTTATCCGCATACACATCCTGACTTAACGGGTTTTGATACCTCAACACATACACACGGCAAAATTAGCTGTGATGATGGGAAACATACCCATGATGTTAATTTTAAGTTCTTAACAGCATGGCCTTATGCAAGCGGGATTAAAAATGTGGTTGGTGACACATTTAATCTAATATGGTCAACCCACAATGTTTTATGCCCAGACCTGGCAAGCACTGATTTAACTGTTGAAACTGGTGTTGCCATAGTAGAAGAGGCGGACAGGTTTATTGGGCACGTTATAGTGAGTGGAACTATCAACCCTGATATGACAGGTAGTTACCAGACACAAGGTGACTCGTTACAGTATTGGCACGATGGATATTTAACTCCCCCAACTGCGTATTATATGCTAGTTGGTGTACCTGACGTTAGGTGGGGGCTACTATCTCCGCCTGATAGGGTTTTTGAAAAAGCATGGGATGCCGGCAATCCAGTTGGCACATACACTCCAACTGAAGGGACGGGAACTCCAGTTGTTAGTCTATACGACGGTATGTCCATTGTCAGCGTATCTAACTCTAACGTGGCGTCTATTAACCCGTATTTTGCTACAGCTACATTAAGCGGGTACACAACAGTATCCGACGATCCATTGTACTCTGGTTCTGCTGACCCGCACCCAGTTGAAGCCATAATGTATGCAGAAGGCGGGGCTGTGTCAGTAACTATGTCCGGGGTAGTTGCTGATAAAATGCATTCAGGGGTTTAGTTTACTATGAAATGAGTTTTGGAGTTCGACGTGTATAATTGTTTAAAGCATGGTGAGTGTTCATTGAAGTTGAAAGTTCGGGATATGAGTATTTGTTCTTGTAGTGATTACAAAGAAGTGGTGAAGTCTTTAAGCGTGAGGATTATTTATGCCAATTGTGCTTTATGATGCGAGTCAGTTACATCCGGACGACCTGAATGGGATACTGGAGTCCGAGACGCAGTTATGCGGTATTGTGAACAATTATCCCGTAAGGAGATCAGCCGTGCCTTTTGAACCGATGGACATTTATGCAAATGACGACAGGACACTCAGAGTCTATGTCAAGACACCCGATCTGAATATCGTGAATCTGACCGGGGCACAGGGGCTTCTAACCGTCAAAACGGACAAGGATGCCACATCTGCAGTCATCACTAAAACGACCGCTTCCGAAACACAAGGAGAGATTGGATCAGCAGATCAGGGAGAGATGTTTTTCTATCTCGTGCCTACTGATACGGCATCGTTACCCATTCGCCAATATGTCTATGATGTTAAGGTGACATTATCTACTGGTAAAAAATATACCGTATTGGAGGGTGTCATCAACTTGATCGCTCCAGTCGGATTACATGGTGTCATCAATGAAGCCGGATAATCCTGCAAGCTCGGATCAATTCTGAGTATAATAGGGGAGCAGCGCAGGAGGTCTTGTGGCTTTTTTGAGTGTTGATTCAACAAATTCTTTGGTCGTATATGACGCTTACAATCATAGAGCCGTCATTGGCGATCTTGGTGGATACTGGGATGCCGATAAAAAGGCATGGGTAATCGTATTCACAATTGCCAATCTAGAAGGACTCTTGGATGCCATTCCTGATATTTCTGTGTCTGAAGACCTGTCGAATAAGGTCAAGGAGCAGATGGAGAAGGAGGCTAAGCTCGAAAAACTAAGGGCTATGTCGAAGCAGGATGTTCCAGTGAGTCTTCGCATTCCTGGTATGAAGTTGCCATTGTATAACTATCAGAGGCTTGGGGTTATGTATGCGGCAACGAATCGGGTTGGACTGCTTCTAGCGGACGAAATGGGACTTGGCAAAGCCGAAGTTGTTGATAATCAAGTATTTACAACTACAGGACGCCGCAGGATAGGGAGCTTGAAGATTGGAGATAATGTAATAGGGAAAGACGGAAAACCCCATTGTGTTGTTGGCGTTTATCCACAGGGGATGCAAGATATTTATCGGGTTTGGTTCAATGATGGGTTTTACCTAGATGTTGGACCAGAACACCTGTGGGAAGTAAGGTCAAACAACCAACACAACAAAAAAAGAACATCGAAGGGTGTTGTGTTATCGATGAGTCAACTTCTTGACAAGAATGGAGTTTCAAATAGGGTTGGCGAGGGACACAACAGAGATAAGGTATATGAGTTCAAGACATATTACAAGAAGTCTAACGGCGACAACAGTTGGGTAATACCAATGGTTGATGTTATTGATTTTGAAAAAAAAGAAGTTTTGATGGACTCGTATCTTCTGGGAGTGTGGCTTGGAGATGGGCATATCTGTAAGAACGGGCATGTAATATTGAGAATGCTAAAGACGGACTTGGAAGATATGCCTATTGGCGGGAAGACCCTATCCGGTAAGCGACCACATGTGCAATCTGTTTCGTTTGACATGTATAAAAAAGAGTTGGTCAATCTTGGTTTAAACGGAAAGAGAGCTTGGGAAAAGTTCATACCTGTCGACTATAAATACAATTCTGAAGAAGTAAGACTTGGAATCATTCAGGGGTTGATGGATACAAATGGTCATGCGGCAGATGGTGAGACCGAGTTTTCGACCAGTTCCAAGCAGTTGTGTGACGATGTGGTTGAGATTGTTCAAACGCTTGGCGGTATTGCAAGAGTGAGGACGAAAATACCGACATATTGGCATAAGGGAGTAAAGAAGACGGGAAGGACATCGTATAGGGTCAACATCAAGTTGCCTTCTGGTGTTGTTCCGTTTCGTCTATCTAGAAAGATTGCGGACTATGACATGTGCCGTAAGTATGCCCCTGAGCGATATATTTGTAATATTGAAAAACTCGCAGAAAAGAAAGAAACGGTTTGCATCTCAGTCGATGCGCCTGATAATCTTTATGTCACGGAACATTGTATTGTCACTCATAATACCCTCCAGGCTATCGGAACATCTCTATTCCTGAAGGCTTATGCTGGAGCCACAAAGGCACTCATTGTCACTCCGGCTTCACTCAAATTCAACTGGCCGTTGGAGATAGAAAAGTTTACGGATGAGAAGTATGTAGTAATTGATGGAACACCCGAGGAGCGTGTCGCTCAATGGCTTCGTGAGGATGTGTTCTTTTACGTGGTCAACTTCGAGTTGTTGTTGGAGGACTTGTTCGGAGGTAGAAAGTTTAGAGAAAAGAAGGGTGAGTCAGACGAGGATAAGGAGAAAAGGCTTGCTAGGCATGAGAAGATTTCTGTTAAGGCTAAACAGAGGAGAGGAATACTAGACAGAGTTCGTAATAGAGTATGGGATATTATTGCAGTTGATGAGGCGCAGGCGATCCGACATCATTCTTCGAGCAGGACTAGGAATTTGAAGGAGTTGAAGGCCAAGTGTAGGATGGCTCTTACGGGAACTCCGATGGATGGAAGGCTTGAGGAGTTGCACAGTCTGATGCAGTTCGTGGCTCCTGGATTGCTCATGTCAAAGACTAGGTTCTTTCAACGGTATGTCGAGACCGACTTCTGGGGCAGGGTTACGGGATACAAGTGCATCGGCGAAGTATCACAGAAGATTCAGCCGTTCTTTCTTAGAAGGCTCAAGAAAGATGTGTTGAAGGATTTGCCTGACAAGGTTTATCACAACCGTATTGTTTCGATGGATGCCAGTGAGCATAAAATTTATAAGTCTATTGCAGAGCAGGGGCATGAGGCGACAGAAGACGCTCTTGCCGTTGTTGCATTGATCAGGTGTAAACAGTTCTGCAATTTGCCTAAGATGGTTGATCCTTCATGTACGACGAGTTCCAAGCTGGATGAATTCAAAGATGTAGTCGACGAGGTTGTGCTTCAAAATGGACACAAGGCATTGATATTCAGCCAGTATAAGGAGATGCTGGATGTCATTGTGTCGGAATTGGAAAAGATGGGTATCAAGTATCTCAGAATTGACGGGGATACGCCTACAATACAGCGTGCTTCTATGCAGAAGCAGTTTAATGAGGATAAAGCTATTGACGTGATGGTTGGAACTGAGGCAATGTCTACTGGATTGAACTTCCAGTCTGCGGATTATGTCATCAACTATGATGATAACTGGTCTCCATCTATTATGGCTCAGCGTGAAGACAGAGCGCATCGGAATGGGCAGAGGAATGTGGTGACTATCGTGAACTTTATATGCCAAGACACAATCGAAGAGAGAATTCGTGGAGTAATCTATGCAAAGAGTCGAATGTCATCACAAGTTCTTGGTGACGAGACTGAAGAACATATCCTGAAAAGATTGGGTCCTAAAGATTTGGCCAAACTATTGTGAGGTAATCAATGTCGAGTTTTCATGATACGGTAGACCTGGAACGGGCATTTCTTAAAGCTGTTACGAGCAGCATCATCATGGCTCGTTCTTATATTCATCAAGGTCGTGAGGAAATGTTTACCTCCGATCCCCGGAAGTTCATCTTTGTTTTAGCAACGATGTCTTTAAATGATGCCAATTCTCTTTTGACTCGGCAGGTCTATGAATACGAGGTGAGATCAAGAGCAATTGACGAGGCAGATTTCATTGGTGAGTGGAACATGATAGATGGTGTGTCGTCAGCCGATTCGCCAGAAGCTCTCTTGGCAAAGATTCGGGATGCTGATACGGGTCGTAAAGCATTGAGGTTGTCAGAAGACGCCATTGATATGTTGTCGAAGGGCAGGATCAAAGAAGCTGTAGCATTTTTGAAGCGAGAAGCGATGATGATCGGTGGTAGTGATAAGGGGGATCGCCCTATGCTGCCACTATCAGACATGACACTTAGAATAAATCTGTATAAGGATCGTCTGGAGCATCCTGAAAAATATCAAGGACTGAAGATTGGATTTCCGACATTTGACAAATTTACTGGAGGATTGTTCCCCGGTGAGTTGACATTGATTGCGGGCGTTACGGGTCTTGGTAAGTCGACGCTTTGTCGTGCTATCGCCAGAAATATTGTTACTCTAAATGGTGCAAAAAATGTACTTCATGTTGCCAACGAGGAATATCTAGAGCAGGTTCAATATAAGTATGATGCTTTGTTTATGGGTTTTTCATATTCCGACTTCAAGCAGGCGAGACTTAGTGAAGATGCGTTGGATCGTTGGCAGAAATTCATGCAGAAGGAAATGAAGGAATCTGGAGCCGGACAGATTTTTGTCAAGGAAGTTCCGGCATTTACGGATGTGTCTTTGGTCGAACAGCAATTCCGTATTCTGGAGAATCGTGGAATACCTATTCATGCTATCGTTATTGACCATCTCCCGCATGTGAAGCCGATAGAAGAGGCATGGGGTGAGAATGATGAGAGATTCAAGGCTGCCGTAGATTGTAAAGAGTTGGCTCGTGCGTTGAGAGTCCCTGTTGTAACTCCGACGCAGGCAGCCACAGAGGTTGAAAAGAAGCAGACGGCTGGTAAAAGAGCAGGCAAACTGGATGTGTATGGCTCCAAGGGGCAGGTTCATGTCGCCAATACCTTTCTCATTATCACATATAGGGGCACGGACGATACTCAACAGGATTTGGAAGATTATCTTCGTGATGTCTATTGGTTGTGTGATGCTAAGAAAAATCGTGATGGACCACCGTTTTACTTTATGGCTAAACATAGGGTCAGGGATGGCTTTGTGGAGGAAATCGTAGACCCTAGTAAGAAACCTCATAAAGAAGCCGCAGACGGGGTAAATTCAGCATTAGCGGAGGCAGAGGGCAATGATAAGGCTCCTACGGCTACTGCCTTGCCAGCGGCTTCTAATGCCCCTTCTAATCTCAATACGGGGCTACGAGACGCTCAGATGGCTTTTGTGGAGGCTATAGAGGGCAATCTTGAGGGAGAGGATGAGGTTCCAGCAGTTTCCGGTTTAGAGTCTCAGGGTATCGATTCGATCTTGTCAGAGGCGGCTGGAGAGGTGATGGGAGATATAAATCCTCCGATTCAAGAACCCGATGCTCCAAAATCAATGAGAGATAAAATTCGTGCCGCAAAGATTCCAATTCCGGGAGTATAATAGGCAAAGAAGGAATGCTATTGGGGCAATCCGGTAACAATTAGGAGAATGGGCATGACACAGGCAGTTGAACACGCATTGATTCGGCATCAGGAGATCGGAACGTCATTTGAAGGAGTTTATTATGTCGAGAGTGCGTTCGTTAAGCAGACGGTTCAGAAGAAGGATTTCACGGACCTCATGTTGCGGGACAGGTCTGGGGCACGGAATGTCAAATATTGGGGTCGGGTCGACGGAGTGGGAAAGGGTGATTACGTCTTCATCGCCGCCAACGTCGAAGAATACCAGAGCCATCCCAGTATCATCGCAAAGAATATCGAGAAAGCGGATGTGCCGGAAGACTTGTCTCCGTTTATTCCCGTTTATGATGAGAATGGAGCGAGTGATAACGCTTCCCGCTTTGACTCGATCCGGGCAGAACTCGCTGATATCGAGACAGTTACTGGCAATCAAACAGCAGGATTGATTGTTGATGAGGTTTACAAAAACTCAACATTTTTCTCCAAATTTATCGTATCACCGGGGAGTGGGCGTTCGCATTACGGTCGTCAAGGCGGATTGCTGGCGAATACCGTTCGTGTGGCTGCGGCAAGTCTTTTAGGAGCAGATTCCTATGGACTGGATGAGCAGGAGAAGGCAGTACTTCTGGCTTCGGCATTGCTCTCCCGGATCGGTGCAATTGAGGCGTTTGAGTTTCAGGATTGTATGCCCGTTGTGACGAAGAAGGGAATGCTTCTCGGGATCAACAATCTGACCATGAGCCGTATTTCGTCAGCTCTCAAGCGTGTCGTGTCTACTCTGAGCAAGGAAGGTAAGGCGGTAGACAATGAAATTGTGATTCGGATTCTTCATGCGGTCACATCCCATGACGGGGTTTGCGTGAAGCCGATGACGAAAGAGGCGATGGTCCTGAATGCGGCTTTCAAGACTGATGCCGAGATCGTGGATGCGATGGACTTCATTGCCGCCGACTTGAACAAGACGGAAGAGTTCACTGCATGGGACCCGTCAATGGGTCGCAAGTATTACACTGGCAGCGTAAAGAGTGTTGAGTGATTTGGAGACCGAGAGCAGCGAGGGCTGAGCGGCATTAAGACGTAGCTAGAGGTCAACGCCTCTACTGACGGGTTTCAAGCCCGAAGGTATGCGTAATTTGAGCCGAGTATTCCGGCTTCGCAGGCGGGAGAATAATCGGCGTCGGCGTCATCTGGCATCAGAGCGACATGGCATCTCTCGGTTCTTCATTGATTCGGATAATATGGAAGCAGGGATCAGAGAGCGAGACCGTTACAAGGATATTTCTTGGTTGATGCCCAGCATCGACTTGGAAAAGGTCTTTGAACAGCTTGGCATCTTGGTTGATCATAAGAGTGGCTGCCAGATAAGGGCGTTTTGTCCTGACCATCATCTATTCACTGGCAGGAAACCGTCAGATCCTAATTGGACGATCAATACAGAAACAGGAGAGACGTTCTGTTTCACAGAGGCGAGAGGAAGCAATCTCGTCTTTACTGTTTGTCGTCTTCTCAAGAAAGAGCCGGATGAGGTTGCTAGGTTTCTGACGGGCAAGGACACGACCGAGTTCGCTGAAATGAGGATGGCTGCTGCCAAGTTGAAGGTTGCGAAGATATTCAAGACGAAAGAGGATGAGAGCAAGGAATTGATGCCAATCAAGGGTTTGGATGCGATAGTCAAAGATATTGCAAGTCCAAAGATGTCTGAAATGGCATATCAGTTTTTTATCCATCCACCCGGCAAAAAGTATCCTACAAATATCAATCGTGAGACGGTAGATCGGTATCGCGTATTCGAGAGGACATGGGGGTTCTACGCCAATCGTATTGTCATTCCATATTTTATGCGGAAAGAGATTGTTGGGTTCTGTGCGATAGACCTACTTGGCAAGGAGGCATGGAAAAAGGCTCATCCCGTGTTAGACGAAAAACAATATAGAAAGGTGAGATACCCGGAGAATTTTCAGTCCACGGAGTGTCTGTTTGGGTTCGATGATTGCCAGAAGGGTGCTGAATTCGTTATCGTGACAGAGGGGGCCAGAGAGGTGATGAAGCTCACTCAGGAGGGCTTTCCTGCTGTAGCTATTTTAGGATCATACATCAGCAAGACACATCGATTGTTGTTGGCTGAGTTGTGTCCTAAACGGATCATCCTGATGTTCGATGGAGATGATGCTGGCGTGGCGATTACGACTCGTGCCGCAGATGCCTTGACAGGTGGAGGGGTTTATTCAAAGTCGACGGTTCAGAAGTGTTTTTTACCTAAAGGAAGGGACCCCAAGACCTTGGATAGGAACGACTTGAATCATCTTATTGAAAAGGGAAAGATTTGAGTTGTTGATTTGACGAACATCTGATATTTTGTATCTTGTTTTAAGGCCGTATTGGCTAATGTGTCGATATTCGACGAAAAAACTAGGAGGCATATGAACGGGCAAATTGGGCTGTCTTCGTCTATTTCTAATTCTTCCGAGCGGGTTTCCGTTCGTGATCAAATCAAGCGGATAAAGTCTGAAATTTTCCAATCTGCGAAAGCTGTTTCAGTCTTTGTTCCTCCTCCTCCTCCTTCTGAATCGGAAAAGAAAATATCGATTCAAGAACTTTTGGCGCAGATTAAAAAGTCGTATCTAGACGATTTGGCGGCAGGAGTTGGATTACTTCCTATCGTTGATGATTCAAATCATGGTGTCGAACTGACAAGAGACCAGATTGCCGTTGCTGTCGCATTGGATATGTCTGGCAAAAAGCCGTTGTCTATGAAAGATCGTCTTCGGTATAACACGATGCTATATGATTCGATTCGTAATCTTGTTTATCTTCGGGCATCTCGTTATTCTGTCACATGTCCAGAGGAATCCGTTGATGATCTGGCTCAAGAGTGTATGTTTCAGATTCTTAAGAAGCTCCATGGTTTCAATCCGAAACGTGGAGCTTTTTCAACATGGTCGTGGTACGTTTGTACGGGAACGATGAATCGGAAATATCGGAATGGTCAGAAGAGTAGAAAAGCCATCGTGTCTGCTGGTCATTTCGTAGACGAAGATGGGAACAGCATGTTGGAGAATCTCCCTGAGAGCCCACTTGAAGGAGTGCAAAGTCATGAGTGTCAAGGAATCATGGCGAATGAGATCATGGATTCAGTAAGGGAATTGGCAGGGAACTATCCTGAACAAAAACAGCTAATTTTTGAGATATTTGGCAATCCTGATTCTGAACAGTTTGTCATGCCGAGTAATATTAACGTGTCGGAATCTGCCAAGGCCATAGGAATGAAGTATAGTCGGGCACACTCTTTTTTCAAAACGGTTATCCGTCCGTTCTTTCAGAAGCAGTTGGCGGGGTGTTGAATGTCAAATACATTATGGGCAAAACATCATTATGCCAAATGTTTCGGGTTTTGGGTTGTATCTGAATTGGAGTGTGTCAAGTGTGCTCTATCCGAAAGTTGTGAAAAAAGGACTAAAGCTAAAGTAGAAGAAGTTGATCGCTCTAAGGATTCGGATGTAGATACAGAGGCAGATGGGAATGTAGAATCAGAAGAGGTTCCAGTACTTTCTCCTTTAAACTATCTAATTCAAAGTCTTGCTGGTAAGTTTGATCAGGAAACAGATGAGAAGGAGAATGCTATTCTTCATAAGTTTCGTAATAATGGAAGAACAGTGATTGCTGTTGCCATAGGAGCTTATGGGAAAATCAAGATCGTTTCTGTAGTCAAGAATACGTCTAAAGTATTCGACAAATTAGAAAGCATTGATGAGGTTGAGTCAGTGCTAAAGGAGATGTTGTGAGGACGATTGAATATCCTTGGTATCACCCACCATTTTCTGAATATAATGCAGCACAGGCAACAGCGATACCATTTCTTGATAAGGATGTGAATCTTGTCATTTCTTTTGCTACGGCAGCAGGAAAGACTGTGCTTGCGGAATGTGCGATGGCTTTTCATTTAGCGAATCGTGAAGATTGCAGGGTTGCATATGTTTGTCCGTTCAAGAGTTTGGCTTCTGAGAAACTCAAGGCGTGGACGGAAGAGCAGCAACTTGGAAAGTATGGATTGGCACTCTGGTCCAGTGATAGCAAGGATGATGGTAGGGATGGAAGACTGACCGTTTCGACATTGGAGTCGTTTGACATGAAGACTCGGTCGAAGGCATGGAAGGACTGGATGGAAAGTTTTGATTGTGTCGTTTTTGATGAGTCGCATATTGTTGGGGATGATGTAAGAGGTGGTGCAATGGAGGCAGCAGTGATGCGGCTAACCGATTTAAATCCCAGAGCAAGGATCGTGTTTTTGTCGGCGACGATGGGTAATTCCGGGGATTTGGCAAAATGGGTAAAGTCTCTCAATGGTAAACCTACAAAGTGTATTACGAGTTCATGGAGACCGACCAAGGTAAAAATGGAGTATCATCTGGTAGATGGTCACGATGAAAAGACAAGCAAGGCGGTAGAACTGGCAACTCAATCAGCTTCTCGTAAGACATTGGTGTTTGTTCATTCAAAGGTGACAGGAAGCAAGATTGTAAAGAGTTTACGGTCAACGGGAGTACGTGCTGTATTTCATAATGCTTCTTTGTCTTCTGCGAAGAGGAGAAAGATTGAGGAAGCATTCAATAGTCCAACATCTGGACTCAATGTTTGTGTGAGTACATCGACATTGGGTGCTGGGGTCAATATGGGAGGGTGATGTGGAAAAGACAATTCAACTTGAAGCATTGAAGGTAGAGTGTTTGGCGTGTCGTCGTTGCAAAATCGGCGGGCAGATGATTTCTGGAAAGTTTCTTGGAAATGTCTTTTCCAACATGAATTGTACTGCGGAGTACATGGTTGTTGGTCAGAATCCCGGATCGGAAGAGACTGAGAAGTGTGAGCCATTTGTCGGAATTTCCGGGAAGATGTTTGACCAGTTAGTTGAAGAGGTCATGGAGATGAAACGATCCATGTTCTACATCTCCAATACGGTTCGTTGCTATACTCCCGGAAATCGAAAACCAACAATGGAAGAGGTGTCAAACTGTCGGTATTTCATGGACTTGGAGATTCAAGCACTTCGACCAAAGGTGATTATCACGCTTGGTGGTCCGGCATTTGAGCAGGTTACGGGCATTCATGGCATTATGAAGCATCATGGAAAGCCTGAATTCTCTCCTCGGTACAAGGTTCCTGTATTTCCATTACTGCACCCGAGTCCGATAAATTTGAATGACCCGGCGAAGATGGAGTTATTTGTGGCTGACCTTGTATTGCTGGAGGAGTTTATCAAGAATGGATGTGTTCTGTGAGACGCGTGGACCCATGGTCAATCTACAGAGATGTTGATGAGTTCCTGACGGACATGAGAGAAGGAACATTGAAGGAGGGGTTCACATTATCACAGTTAGCGTGGGATGGATTGATGGAAAAGGTGAATGCTGACTCTGTGTTCGCTGACGAGATTGTTGCCAATGGGGTCTTATTACTCATGGCTACGCATTCAAAGTCCGAGATTGACGGGTTGATGTCATTAGCAGAGGTGTGTTACGGGCAGGAAGGACAGGTGGATGCTTGAAAATGACTTTGCCGAACATTGTTCATTGGTGGAGATTTACCCGAATCAGATTATGGATGAAATCGTTGGGATATTGGAAACAGTATTGGGGGATTGTGTGGAAGTCTAGGTTACACCAGAAAGCGTGTATAATGGGTGCAAAAGATGTTGTGCCGGTGAAGGTTGGTCTTGGGCTTATTTCTCCTTATGCTGGACTCGTTGAGGTTCGAGAGTTTGAGGATTTGCAACAAAGATGGAAAGAATGGGAAAGGGAGAGATTGTTTATCGGTGCGGCACAAGACCACCCGGATGGAATCTTAGCCGAGAGTGGTGAGGACATGGTTTGCATGACGAGTGAGGAGTTTGAACACTGGTATGGCTGACGTTGTTATAGTGGTAGGCACGAAGCGGGGGAAGGAGAATGTATCCCCGATAGAGATCAAGCAGATGGTGGGTCGGGCTGGTCGCAAGCATGGTTGTGAGACAGCCTTAGCTCATGTTCTGGTCGAGGATGATCGTATAGACGAGGTTCAGGAGGGGTTGGATCATGGCACTAATATGGATGTTCATTCCTCGTTCAGTGATACTGACAGATTGATCTTTCATTTGATGCCGGAAATAGCGGCGGAACGTGTTGTAAACGTAGATACGGCTACAAAGTGGTATTCTAGGAGTCTAGCGTCTTTTCAGGGGCGGAATGTTGACTTCCACAAGGTCTTTGACAAGATGTTTGAGATGGGGGCGATAAAGCTTGAACCATCGGATAATGTTCGTCCAACGAGGGCTGGAAAGATTGCGGCTGATCTCTATTTTCATCCCGGAGACGTACAGGCGTGGTTGAATAACTTTACTCGGATTTTCGAGATGGGTTTGGAAAATGACAATGCGGCGATGGCATGGGCATTGGGAACTAGGATTCATACGAAGTGTCATGGAGACTTTGCAGATCATCGATTTGTAATCAATGAGTGCAAGAGTGCTCTTCCGTTAGGGTTGGAAATGGAGCCGGGAACAGTGACTCAAGTAGTATTGTGGTGGTGTTCGATGGGTGGTCCTCCTGTTGGTAAAATGAAAAATCAGATGCTCGAATTGAGGGAAGACATTGGAAGGATCAAGAGGGCATTGGCAAGACTGGATAAAGAAGTCGCTGGTTGGAATAGAATCGGATTTTTTGATGATGTCGAGTTGATGGTTCGTAAGGGGATCAATACAACACTGCTAGATTTATGTAAACTTCCAGGAATTACGAAAGGAAGAGCGGATTTCTTGTATAATGTAGGTGTGAGGGACATTCATGGGATTGCAGAGGCTCTTCCTAATATCGAGGATGATATTGACGAGCCATTCAAGGCGGCATTGAAGGAGATTGTTAGTGGTATTCGGAAGTAGAGCCGTTGAAGCGTGTATCCGGGATTGGTCTTCAGGGACGGTTGATGAAGGCAATATCCGCAACTTGCTCAAATGCAGGGACGTGAACGTTACTGGGATGGAAGAGTACTTGAGTAAATCTCATCCGTCGGAAGTACGTTGGGCTGCTGCACGGGTATTGATGGAAAAGGGACAGGCGAAGGAAGTCGTTGCTGCGGCGATGCTTTCACAGGATCGGGAATCTATACTGTCCTTGTTGAGTCTACTGGGAAAGAACAAAGTCGGTATCGATGCTTTGGAAAGTCTTATTTCTTCCGAGGATACAATGGTTAGGGATGCGGCGATAGAAATGTTTAGAAGGGCTGGCAAGGTGGATGTCATCTTCCCATTGATTTTTGATAGTGATGATGGAGTCGTGAAAAGGATTAAACGGTACATCAATGAAGCGGGATAATGTAGATAGACATGCGGTTCCAGAAAATCGGCTTGAACGGTTCATGGGGATTGTATACTCTTTAGTGGAGCCATTCGGGGTGGAAGAAGTTCCCGAAGTCTTTCATTATGTAGAGTTACTAGGACAAGCCATTGAAAGGCACATTGTGGAATCCAGACTTGTTGGTTCTCCACAAGGTCGTCTTGCTTCAGACCGTAGAAAGTTTATTTCAATTTTTAAGAACCGTTATTTATCTGTGACTGATATAGAATATTCTCGTGTCATAACAGGAGTTGATGGCAGGCTCATCAATCAATTGAATAAGGTGTTGACAGACAATGGGTTTGAAGTGGACGAGTATCTGACATGGTTATTTGATACTTTTCTGGCAGAGAATCAGAAGTTCAATCCTCCAACAATTAAGCTTTCTTGCGGTAATTTTGTTGTAGAGAAGTTCCTCTATGAGCATAAGGATAAGATAAAGCAGCGTCGGGAGGACAAGATTAGGAAGAAGGAGTCTCTTGATCTGATTTCAAGAGCAAGAGTCTTAATTCGTTCTGGAGACGAGGCAATAAAAATAAAAGTTGTAGAAGTGCTTAAAGGTTATCGAGATGGGGGTATAATGTTGGAGAAGATGAGATCGGAAATTGAAGGAATGGAAAAGGCACTGCGAAATTCGCAACTGGCAAAAGGGCAAAAACAAGGAGGAAACGATGGGATTGTTTGAAAATATGAAGTCTTCTATTGACGGTCTAGGACAGATCGAATTGTCCGGTATCAAGTTGGAGTCTGCGGATTCCAGACTTTTGGACGTTGGAACGCTTGACTTGGATAAGCATGTTGCGATGCAGCCTTCGGCAATCGCTTATTTCGGAGCTATGAAGAAAGAGGCGGCTCGTCGGTTAGACATGTTAAAGAGGAATAAGGATCGTTGGGAGAAGAAGTGTTGGGCACTTGCAAAGGCAGCAGTTCTTTCAGGAACAACCGTTTCGTGGAAACCAACACTCGCTGACATCGAAGCTCGTTTCATTACAGATAACGAGAGAGATATTGAAGCATGGGATACGCAGATGGAAAGGGCACAGGAAGAGTTGGACACATTGGACGCTTGGTATGAAGGATGGCGTCAAAAGTCTTTCGCCCTGCAACAACACGTTGCAATCGAAGAAGATGAGAGGTTCAATGGTTCAAGTTCAATGAAAGGAGGTGACGGGGGAATAGAACAGCGGCATTCGGGCGGAATCGCAGAAAAACCACTTTCGAGTGACAAACTTCGTGAAGTCCGGGATATAATGAAAAGGAAGAGATTGGGATGACTTCATTCAGGCCGTGTGGTTTGGAAAGTCAGACGTATAACAGAGTAGGCCTGGGGCAACAAGGCAACTAGGCAAACAAGGCAACAAAGGCAAGAGGAGATCAGTATGAGCGTGTTAGACAGGTTGACGAAAGCACAAGCGTCTCGTCCGCAGGGCGGGACCTTTCAAAAGGTCAAGGGTATCTTCCATAACTGGAAGGTAGGAGTAAATCGGATTCGTCTGGTTGGTGACTATACGGAGGTGAGAACACATTTCATCGCTCCGTCGCAAAAGTCGCAAAAGAGGAAGGATCGTGGTTTGTGCATGGCAACGGCATTCCAAGGTAACGATAAGATTCCACAAGTCATCAACTGCCCCGATTGGGATATCGCCCTAGAGCGTCCCAAGAAGGAAAAGAGTTGCCCTATCTGCAAGTTGAATGCGGTTGCTAAAGCGGTTCTCGCAGAAAAGCCGAGTGCCGAAGAGAAGGAGTTCTTCGAGAATCTGCGGGCTGCTTCTCGGGCGACGAATACACTCAAGTGGAATATCATTGATCGTGACGACCCGTTTGTCGAAGTGGATAACGACGGTAAGACTGAGAGGGTTCTGGGATTCAAGATTGCTTCTGTTGGAGCGGAAGCCTTCAAAGATATCACCGGAATCTACATGCAGCTCGGGTATGACATCAATGAACCTGACAAGGGAATCGACATCGAGGTCACTCGGGATGATAAGGGTGCTCGCACGACTTACTCTGCTCGTCCGGTTATTGAGGGCACATCTCTCAAGGTGACGCCGCTCACAAAGGAAGAGAGAGCATTGGCACTCCATGATCTCAAGGTTCGTTGTGGACGGCAGACTGAAATCGACAAGATCGTGAATGCTCTTCACGACGATCTTCGTCAGATCATTTCCGTTGACGTGACGGAAGAAGAACCTGATGTTGATGCTGCGGTTGAGGAAGCTGTGGCTGAAGTTTCAACGCCTGATCCTGCACCTCGTCCGACGACTCAGGCTCCTAAGACTGCGGCTCCGACGGCTCGTCCTGCGGCTCCTGCGGCTCCTGCGGCTCCGACGGCTCGTCCTGCGGCTCCGACAGCGAGTAAGGTGCCTGCGTCAGTGTTGGATAGACTCCAGAAGAAGCCTACCGTGGCTAATGCCGTGGTCGAAACTCCTGAGGATGAAGCACTTCTGGAAGCCATTGAGGGGGACGGCGACGGACTTCTCGGTGGCGATTCGATAAAAAAAAATTAACCTCGGTTGAGGATGGTGCGGCTCCGGTTAAAACGGTGTCCGCACCAGTTTCTGATAAGGCTGCGGTTAAGACTCAAGTCGAATCTCCAATCAGTGTCAGTCCATCCGATTATGTCTGTTTCGGGACTATCGACAAGAGTCACCCGGAGTGTCAGAAGTGTCAGAACAACACACTGTGTGAAGAAGCGACGAAGTAAAATTGCGGGAGGCGGTTGGGCAACCGACCGTCTCCCGTTCTTGGGAGGATTTTATGGCTAAAAGAGAAGTGAAAGAATTTGTAGATGAGCGGTCTGAAAGGATTGGCAAAATCTGCAAGATAATCAATGCTGGTACGTTCGGCGGAGAGAACAAAGATGCCGTAACATGGCTTGGTTCTCGCGAAGCAGTGTCAATTGAACGTTTCCCATCTGGTGATCCCAGTTTGGATGAGGCTCTTGGTGGTGGTTGGCCTAAAGGCCGATTCATAGAAATATACGGCTCCGAGTCCGGTGGTAAAACGACATTGGCTCTACACGCTATAGTCGAGCATCAGAAGAAGTATCCCGATGAGGATTGTGCTCTGATCGATACTGAGTATACATTTGACGAGCTATATGCTTCGGCAGTTGGCGTCAATACGAAGTATCTGATTGTGCATCAACCCGATTCTGGCGAACAGGCATTGAACATCCTCAAGTTGTTGATGCAGAATGGAGTGAAGTGTATTGTCGTTGACTCTGTGGCTGCTCTGACAACGAAGGCGGAACTTGAAGGTGACATTGGCGATATGCATGTTGGTCAGCAAGCTCGTTTGATGAGTGGTGCCCTGCGTCAGTTGGGTGCTGTGGCTGGAAATACGAATTCCACGGTGTTCTGGACAAACCAGATGCGAGACAAGATCGGCGTGACGTGGGGTGAGAAGACCACAACGCCTGCTGGTCGAGCTCTTCGCTTCTATGCCTCGATTCGTGCCCATATCTGTGCCATTGGAAAGATCAAGGAGAAGATTAACGGCGAGGATGTGGTCGTTTCATCGAGAAATAAAGTGGATGTGAAGAAAAACAAGACAGCGCCGCCTTTCAGGGTCGCTGAGTTCTGTATCTCGTTCGGACATGGTATCGATAAGGTCGCCGGGATACTGGATATGGCAATGGCTATGAAGGTCGTTACCAAGAAGGGTTCGTGGTTCAGTTGTGGAACAGAACAGCTTGCTCAGGGTCGTATTCAAGTGCTAGACTTGATGCGCAAGAATGATGTTCTCACTCAGGGAATCCTCGAAAAGATTGAAGCGGCTAAGGCGGCTGGCGTCGTTCCAGAAGAAGAGCCTGATGTCGAGAAGGCAGTGAATAAGGGAGAAGACCCTGACGCTATCGACGGAGCTGAGGAAGGGGCGGAAGTTCAAGATGTCTAGCTCTAGGATTCAATTGTTTAGCGTATAAAACATTGGAATGTAAGGAGAGAGATGAGCAATCCCAAGCTGCTACTGATTGATGGCAATAACATGAGTCATCGTGTCTTCTGGACGCATCAGGAGCTTCAATATAAGGGTAGGTATACGGGAGTCTTGTTCGGGTTCTTCAAGCAATTGATTTACCTTCGCAAGAAGTTCCCGGATCACTACATGATTATTGCTTGGGATCGTGGATATGCTCGTCGTAAAGCCGAGTCACAAGCCGGTGTTGCGGCGGGCATTATCCCTTCTGCTTACAAGGAACAACGGGAGACGGCTAGAGCAGAGGCTGATCCTAAGAAGTTAGAAGAACTAGAGTCTTTGAAGACTCAGATGGATCAACTTCGACATGAAGTACTTCCGTTGGTTCGATGCACTCAAGCGATTATAGATGGCACCGAGGCTGATGACATTATCTATTCGTATTGTCAATATGCTCATAAGTGGGGTGGGCAAGCTATTGTTGTTTCTTCGGACAAGGACTTCTATCAGGTGCTGGGGATAGGACCAGAAATCTCTATTTATGACGCCATGAAGGATGAGTCATGGACAGCGGAAAGAGTTCGGATGGAGTTTGCATTTGACCCTGGGCTATGGGTTGATTTTGGGGCATTGCAGGGCGACAAGGGAGACAATATTTGGGGAGTCGACGGATGGGGTCCAAAAACTGCCGGAGACTATGTTCGTCAATATGGGAACATTGAGTCTATATTAGCCGGAGTTCGTGAGAAGCCCAAAAAGTCAAAGAAGGAGCAGCAACTTCTGGATAGTATTCCAAGGATCAATCTAGCATTTTCTCTAAAAAAGATGGATGGGGTTCCTCACGTTCCTATGCCTCGTTGTGGCAATAAAGACTCGAAGACACTTCTTGATAAATTCTTGGAACTTGGATTTATAAGTTTGGTAAAGGAAGTCAAGCTGCTGACATGAGTACGGGGAAATACATAGCCCTTCGTACAAAGGCAATGGTCTTGAAGGACGTTGGTGGATATGAAATTGCCAAGGCAGAGTTAAACCCGGTATTTTTTGAGGAGTTTGTAGGTAATGTTCTTGAAAATGACTATCTTCCTACTGTAATATGGGAACCGTTTGCAGGACATACTGGTAAAAGTCGAACACAGGATTTTGCACAGGGGATATCTTTAAAGTTGGTATCTTTCGATATTGAACCTTCAGACGATAGAGTTGTGATGGCGGACTCTACTGTGACAGGACCTGGGGAAATGGTTGGAGGGGTGTTCTTTCATCCTCCGTATTTTGGGACTATGCCATTATCTCATGATGGTCGGGACATATCTCTGATCGGTAAATGGGATGAGTATGTTGTAGCATTGTCGAAGACGGTTAGGATAGCGAGTTTGGTGACGGCGGAAGGCGGGCTTGTGTGTGCGGTTGGGCGCGATTATCGGCATGGAGGCAAGCGCATACGACTCGACTATGAATATTTGAAGATGTTCGAGAAAGAGTATTTCGAGGTAGAATCAGTTATGGAGAGTGAGCCGGATGTGGCTATTGTGTTTAGGAAAGTAGGTTGTTAATGAGTATGCGATTGGGAATTTGTGGCAGTGCAGGAACAATGAAAAGCACCTTGGCAGAAGGAGTGGCTACCGCCTTGGGTATTCCAAACCTAAAGTCTCGGGAGATTACCGAGGACATTCTTCGTAGGGATGGATATAATTATGGTTCAGGGATTCAGATTGAGAGGTTCTTGGCTAACACCGGGCGACAGAATGAGATTCTGAGGCGAACAATAGAACAGCAATCCGTTCCAGATTTCGTGACGGATCGGACGGTGATTGATCTGACTGCCTATGCTGTGTGTGAGATGCATCATTCGGATGCTTCGGCACTAAGAAGGATCGTTGATACATGTCGGAAGAATGTTTCGGTATACACCCATCTTTTCTTCTGTCCGTGGGTGGATGCTTCGGTTTCTGCCACAGGGAAAAGAACACTGAATCCTTGGTATCAATACCTTATCCATCTGACTGAGCGTGGGATTTTGGATGAATGGGGATGTAAGTATCATATTCTCGTTGCCGAAGGTCGGGAGAAGAGGCTAGAGGAGATCATATCATTCTTTAAGACTGATGTGCCTAAAGAACCATAATTCTTTAATAAGTGATCCTATTGTAGGAGGAGAAACTTATGAGCTATAGGAAGAATGTGACTGACAAGCAACAGGGTGATGTCGAGGCAGCTACCGCCGATTCGGCAAATCGTTTTGCTTGGTTTGATGGAAAGGCGATTCAGACTGGGGCGACAAAATCCATTCCAGCACTAGACCTTCAGGGACAAGGAAATACGGGCGGGATTTCGACAAGCTCGAAGAGAGCAATTCCCGGAAGTGGTGCTGTAATCGGTTCTCATAATGATAATCCATCTCGGTTTGATAGCCCCGGGAAAGTGTAAAAATTTTTTCACAATTTGTCATGCCGTGAGTATAATAAGGCATGACAAAGTTTTTATTTTTTACCGATTTGCATACGGCTGGTGAAAACCCACGCCATCGAATAGATAACTTCCCGAAAACCATCGTAGAAAAGTTACGGGAAGTATATTCCATCGCCAAGAAGGAAAACTGCGATTTCGTAGCCTTCGGGGGTGATTGGAACAACTACTATCGCCTCTTCAATTACGATGTTCTATCGGATCAGATGGACATCGTCTGTGGTGCAGGTTTGCAGACATATTTAGTCGTAGGAGAACATGACATCTATGGACACAATATGGACACATACAAGTCGTCCACATTGGCATTTTTTATTCGTAGATGCGGAAGGATGACGGTGTTATGGGAGCCGACAGAGGTTGCTGGTGTGGTGCTGCATGGAAAGCATGAGCCAGATAAGATGCCTGAAATGTTGGCTAGACCTAAAGACATTTCAAAGACAAACATCATGGTTTGTCACGAGCTGATAACATGCAATGATGCTCCATTTGAAATGATAAAGACGGATACTCTTAGGAATACTGGATTCGATCTGATAGTGTCAGGGGACTTGCATGATGGGTATCCGACTCATCAGGTTGACGGGACGTGGTTTTGCAATCCTGGAAGCCTGGTTCGTCGTGCCACATCAGATGCTTGGAGACATCCGCAAGTTGCCATCGTGACAATCGAGAAGGGTAAAGACCCCAATATCGAGCTTCGGAGATTGTCGTGTGCGAAGGATGGTTCCGAAGTATTTGGAGAGAGTATCGCCGAAGTAGCCAAGTCTGGAGATATTGACGCTTCCGTGTTTGCCAAAGAACTTCTTCAGTTTGAGGCAGAGTCAACGGACGTATATGAACTTGTGCAAAAGGTTGGACGCAAGGCAGGACTTCGAGAGGAAGTCTTGAAGTATCTAGCATCAAAACAGATTCCTTTCGACTAATGGAGGCCGGGGACTATGAATGACAAAAGAGAGAGAAGTGTTATTAGCCCAAGGTCGACGCATGAAGATGAATTCCGTGGTTTTGGCGATGACCTGCTTCATAAAGAAGAGTCGGAACAGGATGATGCAATCAAAGTCACCGAGAAGGGTCAACGAGTTAAAAAGACATTGAGACAGAAAGCTCTCAGGGTCATGCTTAAGCGTGCAGGGATTAAGAATATTCCGACTATTGAGCAGATTTTTGAAGGTAAGACTGGACCTAAAATCTCAATCACTGAGATCGGATTCATTTCCCATGATAAACAGTCCGATCCTCTTCTTGCCGAACTGAGTCAGGAGTTCAATGAAAGGAATAGGCTAAATCGGGACGAGATTCTCAAGAGTCGGATATTGGCTGTTGGATCGGAGATATTCAAGGCTGGAAGGATGTTGACTCCTATTCATGTTTTCCATGATGCCAGCACTGGTGGTATCGAATGTATCAGTGGGCGTCATCGTTTGGCATTTATTGCCATAGTTTATGGTTCTGGCGTCAAGGTTCCGGTATATATTGAGAATTTGACTCTGATGGCTGCTAGGGAGGCCGTGGCGGTAGCCAATGACTCTAGACCGATCAAAGCCTTGGAGAGGGCGTCCTATGCCATCCTTAGGGCTGCTGGCGGGGATACTGAGTCTAATAGAGATAGGATATACGAAAAGATGTCCTCTCATAAACCCGACATAGGCAAGTATTGTGTTCATGCCGTCATTGACAAGGGACATCCGGCAAAACTGACTTTCAAGCTATCTGAGCTGTCTTCTCGTCGAGACGGAGGGATAACGACAGTCAGTAACATCGAGGAATTCTGGTGCGAGGCTCTACTGAGAAAGAAGGGTATGACACGCAAAGAGTTCGAGGTTGGACTATTGCAATCGGTGAAGTTTCTAAATGCCTTCGTGGAGGCAATTCAGAAATTGCCAGGATTCGATTCAGATCAGCATTTGACTGCGAACATGATGTCCGCCATTGGGCGTTACTATAATGATCGTGCCGGTATGATGGCAGATGTCGAGCCATTAGCTTCCAGAGTTGTGAAAATTGGACAGACGACAAGAAAATCTTTCCCAGAGTTATATGAGGCAGTAGTTGGGAAAGAAAATATTTTCCAGAGTGATACGAGACGGTAGGATGGATCACTCATGAAGAGATTTGGATACGATAAGGATACGGGATCGCTATTCTCTTGGGATCAAGATTTTCTGTTCGAGGGGAGTGGGAAGGTCGTACCAGAGGGAGCCTTTGTATCTGAAGATCGAATAAGGGATGAGATGACTGGATGCGCATTCATGTCCGGATGGACTGGCAAATGTATTGTCATCTCTTCGGATGGAGAGACTGATCATGCCAGTCTACTTGGATTTGTTTTTAAGGAAGGGTATCTTTTCAAAGGATTGGATGTAGATCAGGAAGAATTGAAGAAGATGTCCGTTGGAATTCCTATTTGTGTTTGTGGCAGTGTAGTTCTTTCTGCCGAAAAGATAGCTAGTTTGTGTGCCTTGTATCCCAATTCGAGGATGTATGTTTGTCCTTTGGTGTATGGGTTGTCAGCATTAGGCGTCTTGGTTCGTAACGCCGATAAGACATTTTCGCCACGGAGGATGCAAATTACTTGCGAAAACAAGGAGCCAATTGATGCCGAATTCAAGGAGTTCGACACAAAGTTGGATGGTGATGGTTTGGGCAGGATGGCTGACTTGGTGACTCATGGATTGTTGGTCGTGAATGAGATGAAGACTGTGCAGGGAGTTTCACCTTTCTTTGGGAAGACGTTGCACAGGGATTGGATGCCAGGAAGTCAGGTCATCGTTCGTCGGGCGGAGATAGACTCTCTCTTTCCGCAGGTTCCGATTTCTGCAAAAGACTATGCGGCAACATCTGTTTTTGTGAAAATGAAGACAACGGATCAATTTAGGGATGCGGCAGGGTATAATGAACCGTTCGTGGATGTAGTGGTTTCGACAGACTATCTTCCTGAATTAAGTACATTCATGCGGTTTTACAAGACATTCTCAGGGAGAGGGTTTGTTTTCGTTTCAGAGCAGAATCTGGTTCGACACAAAGAGATCGTTCCGGTGTTTAGAGCCAACAAGGCTTACCGGGTTCTAAGGGGAAAGTATGAAAACTGTAAGGCTTTCGGGAAATGAGGAGATTGTTATGCACAATAAGGCGATATGGAAAGAGGAGCAATGAGCAATCTTTCTGACTTCTATGTTGAAAATAAGACTCCTAATTCGGACAAGATTCAACTTGAGAAGAACATCCTCTTCGTAGTTCCTGAGAAAGGACACGACATATCGGGAGTTCTTGCTGAGTTTGGATTGTCTCGTTTCGAGATTGCACTGACATGGCCGAAATCTTCAGTATCGATACTCGATGAGATTGAGGCTGTTGGGGCAAAAGTGGTTTTACAGTTGGACTGTCAGTTGTCCATGAAGTATCCCGTTATCAACAGTCAGAAGCTTGAAACACTCGAACCGTTCAAGGCTCGTGTATCCAAGGAGATTGCCGATCAGTTCGTTGGACTTCATCATCACGACGAGTTCAGTATCAAGGATGGACTCGGTACTGTTTCAAGTCTTGTTAAGTTATTGAAAGCTCAGAGACGTTCATTCTGTTGTATCACCAATCATGGTAGTGTTGGCGGATGGATCAAGCAATATAATGCTTGCAAGAAAGCCGGAATCAAGGCCATTTTCGCCATGGAGGCATATACCTCAAACTATCGTGGAGCCGATCCAGAGATAAAGAAGGCTCATCGTTCGGCTAATCATCTTGTTCTCCTTGCCAATACAGAAGAAGGGTTTTTCAACATCATTCGTATTCATAATGATGCTCAGCTCAATGGTTTCTACTACACTCCAAGGGTCAATCGGGAGGCTTTGGAGAAGTGGGGCAAGGGAATTATCGCCACATCAGCTTGCATGGCGGGAGAGCTGTCTAGGCTTCTCATGGATGGCAAAGAGGCAGAAGCCAAGGAGATGTGGGAGTTTCATTCGAGGGTCTTCGACGCTTTCTATGTTGAGATTCAGATTATCGAAATGGAAGAACAGAGAGAGGCAAATCGTCGGTTGATTAAGTTTGCTCGGAATGTTGGAGCACCCATTGTAGTCACATTGGACTCTCACTATTTAGACCCGGAATATTCATCAACTCATGATGTTCTGATGTGTCTTCGTCAGAAGAAAACGCTCGTAGACAAGCGTGAGAAAGATGATGTCTGGAGTTTCGATGTCAAAAATCTTTTCTATCGAGATGCAGATTCCGTGAGAGACGTATTTGAGAATGGTTGGACAGATGACAATGGAGAGTATCACTATCCTTTCAAGGATGGTGTATTTACAGAGGAAGTTTTTGCTGAGGCGATGGAGAATACATTGAAGATCGCTAGGGGAACAAAAGAGATTACATTGGACTCAAAGATCAAGCTCCCCCAGCTTTATGATAATGGAAAGGAAGTTCTTCGCAAGAAGGTCAATGCCGGTTTTACAGCTCGCGGGTATATGAAGAAACCAAACCGGGATGAATATGTAAGTAGGCTCAAGTACGAGTTTGACATCATTACAAAAACTGGATGGTGCGATTATTTTCTAACGATGGAGAGGATTGTGGCAGATGCAAGAAAAGAATTCGGAGAATGGGCGTGGGGATATGGCAGGGGATCATCGGCATCTTCGTTGGTCGTAAATTGTCTCGGTATTACCGATATTGATCCAATAGAGTACGGCCTTATTTTTGAAAGATTCCTAGATTATTCCAGACCAGACCCTCCAGACATAGATGTGGATGCAGATCCACGTATTCGCGATTGGATTAAAAGGCACATCGTGGAAGTTTTTGGAGAGAATAAAGTCTGCTCGATTGGCACTTATGCGACATACAAGACTCGTGCCGTCATCTTGGACGTTGCAAGGGCACTTGGAGAAAATCTAGCAGAAGTTAGTGCCGTGACTAAAAGAATTGAACCGCTGAGAGCATTTGAGGATGGGGCCGGAGAAGAGTTCAAAGTGGATCAGATGGACTTCGATGTCCTTTGCGAGCACTATCCAGAGTTGAAGGCTTACTTTGATCAGCACCCGGAAGTTAGAACACATTCAGAGATACTTAGAAATCAAGTCAAGAATATGGGGACTCATGCTGGTGGTGTCATCGTGTCAGACCTTGACCTTAAGGATCGAATTCCCGTATGTCGAGATAAGAGTGGTCAGATTGTTTCAACATGGGGGGAATCCGGCAATGTCCAGGAATTGAGTGCCGTTGGTCTTGTAAAACTAGATTTGCTCGGATTGAAGACGTTGTCTGTCATTTCTGACTGCGTCAAGATGATTGAGAACACAACCGGGCAACATATAGCCAGGGCCGACATTCCCATTAGTGATCGCGAATCGATATTGAAGGGATCAAAAAAGGATTTGGTCGGTATATTTCAGTTTGAAAATCCTGTTACAAAACCGATTGCTGATGCGGTTGGTATGGAATCGTTGATGGACGTTGCCGTCGTAACATCTTTGATTCGCCCAGGGCCAATGGATGCAATGATCGATGGTGTCAGGATGCCGATGGAGTACGCACGTCGTAAGCACGGAGGAGAGTATAAATCCCCGGAGTTTATTAAGACGGCACTGTCTAATACTCATTCACTATTGGTTTTCCAAGAAGACACGATGAATCTAGCTCGCGTGTTGGCCGGATACTCGCCGTTAGAAGCAAATCGGCTTAGAAAATCAGTCGGAAAAAAGATTCGAGAATTGATGATTTCGATGCGTGATAGCTTTATTAACGGGGCAAAACCGAGAATAGATTCTGGAGAAATCACACTAGTAGAAGTCGAGGATATGTGGAGCCAGATTGAGAAGTTTTCTGGGTACGGGTTTGCAAAACCACACGCCGTTGCCTATGGAGCCATTACGACGGTTGAATTGTGGTTGAAGTACAACTTCCCCATTCAGTTCTGTACTGCTCTTCTCAACAATACGAAGCTAGGAAAGAAAAAGCACGGGTCAGATAATGTTCTCGTGGACTACATCAATTATGCTCGCAGGCGTGAAATTCCAGTTCTTGTTCCTGACATCAATATGAGTAGAGACGAATTCAGTATTGAAGGTGACTCGATTCGTTTTGCATTAGGACATGTAAAGGGTGTTGCCACGGCAGCAAAACTTATTGAAGCCTTTCAGCCTTTCACTGGTATGAAGGACTTCTATGACCGGGTTAAGGTAGTTGATGACGAAGATGATGATACGGTCACGGAAGTGGCCGATGGTGAGGCCGGAGTAAAAGAGGATACAGAGACAGAGCCGACTATTAAAACACCGAAGAAGGTCGCTGTTCGGCGTCCTAATCGTAGGGTGGTAGAGACTCTGATTGCGGCTGGCGCTTTTGATAGATTCGGCACTCGAAACGAGATGTCGATGGAATACTGGCGTCTTTGCAGGAAGCCGACAAAGAAGGATCGTCTGGCTCTAAAGGTCTTGGAAGCAGAAGAGGCCGTTAAAGAGGCTGCGTTGGCCCTAGTGACGGCACAACAGAGTGGTGTCGAAAAGGACATCAAGAAGGCGACAAAGGCACTCTCCAAGGCAGAGGAGAGAGTGGTTAAGACTAAGCAAGCGATCATTGACGACGACAAGGTTGACAAGGTGATTGCCGATAGTCAAAAAGATGAAGGCGCAGCGGAAGAGGTAATTAAGAAGGCGAGTAAGGATTTGCCTCCAGAAGACAAGACTGTTGAGGAATGGCAAGAAGCAGAAGCCGAAGTTCTTGGTCTATGCCTGTCTCGTCCGATGCTTTACAAGGAGTATGAGGACCGGATTCAGAAAGAGGGCTGGCATCTGATTTCTGAAATAGACCCATCACAAAAGAGGGTGATGGTGTTTGGAGAGATCATGGAGGTAAGGCAGCAAATCTCAAAGGCTGGGAACTCCATGCACGTCGTTCAGTTGTCTGATGGTCTGGATACGATGAATTTCTTCGTCTTTCAGGGCGGATGGGATTTTTTCAAGGATAACTTCCGCACAGGGTATATTGGGGCAGTGCCACTGGCTAAATTTGACGATGATGGAAACTCTGACAATTCAAAGAAGCAAACTAGGTTCTTTGATGACCGTGGCAAGTGTATAATACTCAAGAAGGGTTAAAACAAAAGGGAGGAAGGCATGATCGAGAAGGGAACAGTGTTGCGTTGTAAGACGA